ATCACGCCGAATCGCTCGAAGCGAACGGTTGTGGTATCGGCGACTGACGAAACGGCTCTGGCCCGAGTCGAGATTACTGTCAACGGAACCACGACAGTGTATCTCATGAACAGCATGACATGGAGCACGACGGTGCTGCTTCCAAACTCGAAGAATGTGACGCTGACTGTGCGCGCGGTCGATACCTCCGGCAACACAGGTACCGCATCACAGACGTGGAGGAAGTAATATGACGACTCCAATGCTCGACGCGGTGATTGTGCTTGGTCTCGTGTTCGGCGGACTTGGCGGGCTCCTGGCTCTGTTCAAGGCTGTCAACAACGCCTGGAGAAACCGAGTGTATGAGCGACGCTTCAGGTTGTTCCGTGAGCGCATCATGGCGGACGCCAAAGCGCGCCGTTCGATGCCTGACGGAAACCGAGATGATGGCCCGCCGACGCTAGTCCTATCACCGCTCGACTCGGTGGTGTTTGTCGAGGCTGTACTGAAAGCACAGCGTGAGCGAGACGAAGTGAAGTTGGCGTTTATCGAGTCTGTGTTGGAAGAGAAGTTCGAAGGGAAAGGTGGCGCGAGCGGTGGTGCCGGGGCGAGTGGCGAGTGGGAGTCCCCTGCGAGGGAGCCCCGTGAGCCAGTCGTCGAAGCCGGGACAATCGACACCGCTCGCGCCGCTGTAGTGGACGAGTGGCGTAGTCTAGCCGAGGCACGTGAGATGACGGAGATCGACTTCCCACCAGCCTCTGTGGTCGAATATACGCCGACTCCGGAGATGTCAGACCCGGTACGGGAAGAGGCGACACCCGCGCCCGAGACAACGACGAACGAGCCATGAACTACCAGGCACTCGTGGGGTATGGGCGCGCGGTGGTCAAACGCGACAAGGTCACGGTACACATGGCGTGGTGCAGCGAGGGCGACAAGTGCAAGAGCGAATGGCATCGAAGGGAGCCGAAAGATGAAGTTCATAGCAAAGTCCGAGACGATGTACCGCCGAGGGCCTGAGATGGAGCGCACAATGGAAGAGCGCGCGATTGCGCTTGCCGTCAAGGCGCACACCGGCCAGACGCGCAAGGATGGCTCGTCCTACATCCTGCACCCGCTGCGTGTCATGCACGCGTTTGCTCGGGTGGTCGGGCACGAGGGTCAGGTGCTTCGCACTGCTGCCGTGCTGCACGACGTGTGCGAAGATTGCGGCGTGAGCAACGACTCTATCGTTGCTGCGTTCGGCTCCGACGTGGGTAAGGTCGTGGACCGTCTCACTCGGCGTCCAGGGGAACTGTATGCCGACTATGTGGTACGTGCTGCGGCCGACAACAGTGCTCGTCTGATCAAGATTGCGGACGTGGAAGACAACCTGTACGACGTGGACGCGATACCGTTTCCGAGTGAAGCGAAGGGTCTGCGCCGAAGGTACGAGTGGACGCTAAGTGTGATTCGGTGAAGAAACGGAAGGCTGCCAAGCCTGCACCGAAGCCAAGAAAGAAGCGTCCACGCGGTCCTGACATCGTTCTGACACCGCGAAATCGCGGTAACGTGGCTCGTATCCTCGAAGATCACGCGCTGCACGTGGACTCAGTGGCGGCCGAGTTTCGGAGAAAGAGCTATCACGGTTGATCCTACTAAGTAGGAGGGACACTCTATGGAGACAGAATGCAAAGGCGACAAGCACGTGATCCTGAAGGACGGGACCTGTGCGTGTGAGAGTGCGTGGGCCAAGAGTCCAGCAGGTAAGGCTGCGGTAGAGGCGGCCGAGTATGTTCTGGTACAGGACAAGGGAGACAGCATCGGGGATGCTGTGGACTATTTCAATCGACCTGTCGGTGCGCGTCTCGCCGATCTAGCGGCCGATCTAGCGGAAGACAGCACGGAAGGACAGCCATGAGCCGACAAGACGTTCCGCCCGAGATGGAGTTCGACGGGGAAGAGGGCCTGTTCGACGTAGATATCACCGAGCAAGGTCCGCGTTCTCGTCCGCGCCGACCCGAGTCGGCCTGGGAGAAACAGGCTGCGACCTGGCACGGCACCACGCACTTCTTCGAGTGCTGCGGTACCACGTTTGGTGCCATGAACGCTGACACCTTGGCGGCCATGAGGCGGCTCCACGAGGCGAGTCAGTATCACCGCAACCAAAAGCCTACCGGCGCCGTGTTGGCACTCGGTCAGGACGTGTAGAGTGGCTGACGAGCGGTCGGACAGTTCGTCAGCGGTTCTCGCCCCTTACTTTGTTGTCGAGACGCCGACCGAAGGTGGGCCTGGCGTCTACACGGACGACAAGCACAACCGCACCGCTGTGCGCACGATGTTCGCGGTCATTGAGCTACAGAATGTCGAGAAGGCGACGCAGCAGTGGAAAACGCTCGGGTCACGTGGGCAGATGGTCCAGCTACTCGCCATCGCCATGATGAACAACCCGGGCCTGTTCGAGGCAATCGGAGCCATGATGAACCTGCTTCAGAACGACATCGAACGAACACAGAGAGGAGGCTAACCATGCCAAACCCTGAAGAGAAGTTCGGAGAGCAGCGGCCACAGAGGCGCGACGCGGACGGCAACAACTTTTTCCAGCTTGAGCTACACCCGATGAAGTTCGAGGTGTGTGAGTGCCGCAAGCAAAGCGACGGCCATATCACACTGTCGGGCTCGATCGAGCAGGACATGCCGAGCGTGTCGAACCCGATGGAACTGATGCAACTGATGATGACCGGGCAACCGATACCGACTGAGAAGAAATGGGTGCCGATCATGCGGGTGCTGTCCAGCTACAATTGAAACCTCCAACCGTGGTAAAATGAAAGAGTGGGGGGACACGGGCATGAGCAGGCGTGCTGGAGGGCGGGATACGTGGCTGTACTCGAACACTCGCAGCGGTAAGAAGGTCCAGAAGCAAGCGGCCGAAGCCGAAGGTCGTCTCGAACCGGGAGCAAGCGAGTATATGACTCGCATGCTCACCGCGCCCGTCCCGAAGATCATCCACCTGGGCAACGAAGTCAGCAAGAGCGAAGGCGGCCAGGTGTCCGTCATCCGCAAGTTCGTCCCCGACTACCCCGCGTCGCATCAGATCAAGGACCCGTTCGAGGGCCTGTACTCTCAAGGCATTGCGCTCGAACCCCCGCTCCCGCCTGAACGACTCCTGAACCTCACCGAAGAGAACACACTGCACTCTGGCTGTCTCATGGCGAAAGCCTATGACGCGTGCGGACGTGGTTGGGATTTCGAGCCGGTCGAGGGTCAGAAGGGCGACAAGGCTCTCATGGAGTCGGAGATGCCCGACAAGTTCCGCAAGGGCATGGAACTGATGACGCCGGACCTGACGTTCGGTGAGCTACTGTACCAGGCAGCGTGGGAGCAACAGGCAATCGGTTGGGCTGTATGGGAAGTTGTGCGCATGGCTGAAGCCTGGGCTCCGCGCGCTTACGCGCCAATCGGTGCCATCTATCCGATCCCATCGTTCACCATGCGCGCCACGATTGACCCGCGTCGGTGGGTGCAGATTCGCGCCGGCCGTATCCGCTTCTTCAAGAAGTTCGGTGCGAAATGCGAAGTGGACGCTGAGACGGGGCAGGTGTACAACTGGCAGGACTCGAAGCAGATGGCTGCGATCACCGACCCGGAACGCCTGGCATCCGAAGTGATCATCTTCAAGGAATACAGCCCGCGCTCGCTGTGGTACGGCATCCCGAAATGGATCAGTGCTGTGCCGACGATCGCCGAGTTGACGGCCATTCGAGAGTTCAACGTGTCGTGGTTCGCCAGTGGCGGTCAGACGGACTACATCATTCACTTCAAGGGTGAGTCACTGGAAGTCGCTGAGGCGATGAAGGACGGCGTGCTTGAGCAGATGCGCGAGAATCAGGGGCGCGGGCACACGAACCTTATCGTTGCAGGCTCGGCTGAGACGGAGATGAACGTCGAGAAGTTGGGCGAGCTACTTCGCGAAGGGCACTTTCGGTTCCGGCGTTCCGACCTGGCGAAGGAAGTTCTGATCGCGCACAACGTGCCGCCTTACCGCATCGGTTGGGCTGAGACGGGGGCGGGCTCCGGGCTCGCTGGCAACCCCGCGACCGAGATGCTTGGCGCGTACAAGTACGGTGCTATCGAGCCGATCCAAACCATCATCGAGGATCGACTGCGCGCTACGTTGTTCGATCCTGACATGGGCATCAATACTGGCATGTTCCGTTTGCGCTTGAAAGACCTGGAACTGGACGACATGACGCAGGAGTTGGAGCGCGTGACAAAGCTGGTTGACTCCGCGATCATGACGCCGAATCAGGCGCGAGAGGAGTTGGGCCTGGACCCGGTCGAGACGGTTAAGAAGAAGACGCCGATGCCGGGCGCGAAACCGGGCGACAAGCAGCCTGTGAACGCGCCACAAGTTGATCCGACGACTGGTGAGCCTGTGGAGGGGCAGCCGCAGTACGAAACGAAGGCGTTCGACAAGGACGGCAACCCGGTCCCGCCTGCGCCGCCCGCTGAAGGTGAGGAGCCGGCCGAGGATACGCGTCCAGGTGGCGACAGCGAAGGTGGCAACCTGAATGGGCCTCCAGGCTCAGAGGGGGAAGACGTGGGCCAAGTCGAAGCGATGAACACGTACTACTATCAGGGTGTGCCGCTTTCGGCGAAGCCGCCTGCGCCTGCCCCGCAGATCGGTCCAGATGGTAAGCCTATGCCCCCGTTCGGTGGGAAGAAGCCGCCGTTCGGTGGTCCTCCCGAGAGTCCGGACGGTGCGCCGTTGCCGGACGAGTCACAGAAGTCTGTGGACAAAGCATTCGAGTTTGTGAATGAGTTTGGAAGAACACTTCGCGAGTCGCTGAAGGGTGATTCGCAAAAGTCTGTCGTCGGGGACGAATCCGGTGCGAAGGAGAAGACTCCCTCCGAGCACCGGCCCTCCCGTCGTCCTCGGCGACAGTTCAAATCAGAGGAGAAGTGAAATGGATAGTCAACGCGGCCCAAGATGGATGATCGTGGAAAAACATCACGTGATCGCGGCGCTCGCGCTCGTGTTCGCACTCGCTGGCGGTGGTTACGCAGGAGAGCCGTTGCCTGTCATCCCCGAATCGAAGCCGTCACGTGACGAGATCGTCACAGGCTGCGATGACGGGCGTCACGTGTACGCGCACGCGTGGCACAAGCAGAAGGTACTGATCTTCGGCACTGTCTATGAAGACGGCAAACATGACCCGCCCGATGTTGTGCTCACGTGGACGGGCAAGAACACGATTGACAAGCTGTGGCATCGCGGCATTCAGGTGCCCGATGCGACCGAGTGGCTTCGAGCCACAGACCTGTGCGATGGAACGGCAAAGCCATGAGCGCTCTGGAAATTGACCTGGTCCTGAAGTGGTTCCCACTACTCGGCGTGCCGATCCTTGCTATGATCGGCTGGCTTATACGCCGAGCTATCATTCGGTGGGATAAGTCGCAGGACAAAACCGCTACTGCAATTGAGAAACTGGCTGAGCAAATTGCGACCTTGGCTTCGACCTTGGCGACTACAGCCACCGAAGTCCGACTCCGCGCGCAGATGGGTGACGAACGCTCACAAGTGACCGTCGATCGTTTCGTGGCACTTGAGCTACGCGTGAGTCATCTCGAACACCCGCTCTAAAGCGCACCCGATAAATTCACTCGCTTCATTGATCCTACTAAGTAGGAGGAACGCATGCCCAAAGTCACGGCAACGGCGGAACTACCACGCAATTCCGAAGGCAAAGTCCTGTGGTCGAGGGTGCCCGGCTTCCCTCGGTGGTTCAAGCAGATGGCCCCGAAGTGCACACAGTCTGAACTGGCCCTGGCGATACGTGGCAAGTACAGCACGGACATCAGTACCCCCGCGCTCGAATCCCTGCGCCGCACCTATCGAGCGAATCAGAACGCGGACACCTTGGCACGTGGCAAGGCAGCCTTGCAACCTCCGAAACCAGAGGCACTGCCCGAGACGCCGACCGAGAAGTACGACCGTGAGGCTGCGCAGGCGACCATCCGCAAGCTGAGTGCTCGGCAGACCGCGTGGGAAGTCATTGGTGAGAAGTTGCTCGTCGGTGCTCGCGCTCTGGACCGACAACTACCCGCAATCAAACCGCCCGTTATCAAGCTGCCCGGCAAGATGCACGAGGAGGAAGCCGTCCTCGTGATCAGTGACGTGCAGGCTGGCCTGACCACGAGTTCCCGTGAGACGGGCGGGCTCGGCGACTTCAACACCGCGATTCTGGCACAGCAGATCGACTACCTTGGCGACGCTGTCGAAAGTGTCATGAAGTACCACGTCAACGTCAAGAACCTGAACGTGTGGTTCAACGGTGACATCGTCGAGGGTGAGACGATTTTTCGTGGACAGCAGCGCGAGATCGACATGAACCTGATCGAGCAAATCCTGTTCTGCGTGGACAAATTCGAGGGCCTACTCACGCGCATGTCGGCGCGCTTCGAGAACGTGCGGGCGACCGGCACAGTTGGGAACCACGGTCGGCTTGGCATGAAGGGCGAACACTCGCCGATGTCCAACTTCGACTACCTCACGTACAAGTGGCTTCAGGAGCGCACGCGCCCACTGAACAATGTCACGTGGACCATTCCTGAGACATGGTGGTTGATCAACGACGTGATGGGTTGGCGTTTCCTTCAGGTGCACGGCGATGACACCGGGTCGAGTACGTGGGGAATCCCTTTCTACGGCATGGGTAGACATTCGTCGCGCTACCAGGAGATGCTACGACAGGCACGAGTTCCTCCGTTCGACTACATGGTCCTCGGGCACCACAGCGTCGAAGCACAGTTCCAGAACATAATCGCGGCTGGCTCATGGCCGGGCGGAACCGAGTTCAGCATCAAGGGAATGCAAGCGGCGGGTACGCCGACTGCTCCGTTCTTCGCAGTGGACAAGCGGTTTGGCAAGACGTGGCGGCGAGACATTCAGCTTCGCCCCCCGGTGGCGCGATGAACTGCCCATACTGCAAGGAAGTCACGGTGCCGACACCGCTCGGGATGCTGTGCGTGGCGAAGACGAACGAGAAGGGCCGCATGTGCGGCACGACCCTTGGCGACTCAGAGCAGGTGCGAAAGGAAGTGAAGGTGTGATGGCAAAGATTGACATGAAGTTGTCACAGGCACTTGGGTACGTGCGGCTTGGACTTATCTCAGCACGCGAGTATCCAGAGAAGCTGGAAGTGGCACTCGGTCTGCTCGACGAGATCATCCCTCAAGTGCTGGCAATCGAAGTGCCGGGTGGGATACTCGGCGATAAAGTAGAAGAAGGTGCCGTGAGTCCAGCGCAAGGGGAAGCTGCATCATGAAGATGACAAGCGGGAAGCGTAAGCAGGAGCGGCAAGGTCGCTCGCTGGATCGGCTGCTTGTGATGGCCCCGCCGAATCGTATCGGCGAGATCGAAGACGACAAGGCGCGACACACGGCACTCGCTCAGTGGGAAGAGCGCGCGAAGGTCGAAATCGAAACCCTCAAGAAGCGAACAGGGAGGTTCTGATGCGCGTATATCTCTGTGGCCCTATTAACGGCTGCACCGACACCGAGGCGAAGGACTGGCGCGAGGCAGCGAAGAAGGACCATCCAGAGCACACGTACATCGACCCCATGCGTAACGACTACCGTGGGCGCGAGAACGAGCCTGGTATCGACGCTCTGATCGTCGAGGCTGATAAGCAGGACATCATCGACTCCGAAGTCGTGCTTGTGAACTACGACAAGCCGAGCGTCGGCACGAGCATGGAAGTGCTCTTCGCATGGGAACAAGCCCGCGACATAGTTGTCGTTGCCAAGGAAGGCACTATCATTTCCCCGTGGCTCAAGTACCACGCGGACACCATCGTCCCGACGTTTGCCCGCGCGTTCGCGTACATCAACGAGCTATCAAAAGAAGAAAGCGCGATACTGGACCCGTTCGAGCGTCTCGATATTCTGTTCGACGAGATGGACAAATCCTGGGAGCGCATTTTCGGACGAGGGAGAAAGTTTGATTCATGATCAAGCACACACTGCCCGCAACACTGTTCGTTCGTATGGACAACGATACCGGCGAGGAAAGCGTTTTACTCGCCGAGGAGAGCATGGCAAAGGTTCTGCCAGACGACGACATGGTCACAGTTGTCGGCGTATACGGGCTGATCAAGGTGATGCGTGTTCAGCGAGAAGCCAAGGTGCTCGCGGAGGAGTCTGTTCGAGTACCAGGCGAGCGCACATGAAGGTACGCCGGCTAACGGCCCAACAGGCTGTCAAGCTGCTTTCCGAATTCTACAACACCTGCCCCGATGAAATGGAGAAAGCCTTCGGCTGGTCGCACGAGCCGGAGACACTCGGGCGTAACGAGACGGTCTACGAAGTCAGCGATGACATAGACGGTGCCGACGCTGACGGCAAGGTCGAGCGTCGCCGTGTGGTTGTGGGCTTCGGCATCATCGAAATGAACCTCAAAGACGCCCGCGACACCGAGGCGTTCCTGAGTGCGGGTGTGTTCCCTATGTACCGGCGCATGGGGTACTGGCATAAAATCACAGCCTGGACAGTGGCGAAGTCGAAAGAGTTGGGAGCCGACTTCGCGTCTCGTATCGTCAACAAGGACAACGAAGAGCACTACAATCGGTCTATGCGCGAGGCGCACACTGAGGGCTCAGGTTGGGTGTACGCTGGTGATAATTGGTGGCCAGGAAAAGGACACGGCTATTTCGTGTGGCCGTTCGACGAGAAAGAGCACGCTGAAGCCAAGAAGAACGGGCACCATGAGAGTTGACGCTGAGAGGAAGCTGGACTTCGACGACGTGCTGATTCGCCCCAAGCGCTCGAAGTTGAAGTCTCGGGCGCAGATCGACCTTGAGCGAACCTTCAGAATGCTGCACTCCGACAGGACAATCAGAGGGGTGCCGATCATCGCAGCCAACATGGACACGGTTGGCACGCCCCGCATGGCGCAAGCACTGGCGAAGCACCGGATGTTCACGGCGTTGCACAAATTTGTTACGATCGACGAATGCAAGAACGTCCCGAATGCGTTTGCCTTCGTCACGCTCGGGCTCGGGGAGTGTGAGGTAGACGAGTCAATGGACAAAATCTGCCTCGACGTGGCGAACGGGTACATCGAAGACTTCGTGGACTTCATCGACACCATTCGTGGCATTTACCCCGGCAAGGTCATCATGGCTGGCAACGTGGCGACCCCCGACATGACCGAGGCACTGATTCTCGCGGGCGCGGACATCGTAAAGGTCGGCATCGGGCCAGGATCGGCCTGCACCACGCGACAGGTCACAGGTGTCGGCTACCCGCAACTATCCGCCGTCATCGAGTGCGCCGACGCCGCGCACGGGCTCGGGGGCCTTATCTGCTCTGACGGTGGCTGTCGAACCCCTGGCGACGTGACGAAAGCCTTCGCTGCCGGCGCCGACTTCGTTATGCTCGGTGGTATGCTCGCTGGTCACGCTGAGTGCTTTCCTGATGGCACGCCCGTGGTGCCGCCCTTAGTCAGGTACTACGGCATGGCGTCTAAGGTCGCGATGGACAAGCACGCTGGCGGCGTGGCTCCCTACAGGGCGGCTGAGGGTCGAGTCGTCGAGATCGACTACCGAGGCAGCGTGGACGACACCGTGCAGGAAATCCTCGGCGGGCTCAGGTCAGCGTGCACATACGTGGGAGCCTCGAAGCTGAAAGAGTTGTCGAAACGCACGACGTTTGTGATTGTGCGATGATGGTACAGTGCGCTTTGGTATGGTTCACCCTGTCCGACAACTTGTACGTTCTGTTCGGGCTCGTCTTTGCGTTCGGTATCCTGGCTGGCCTGGGCACCGCCCCGTACCTCTCCAATAGGTTGCGCAGGTTCCTGGGCTTCTGATCTACCAGTCGTGGTAAAATAAAAGAGTGGGGGTGTGCACACCCCGAAGAATTCCTGTTCGACAACTTTTCAGGGGGAAACCAAATGAGCAAGGGCAATACGTTCGAGTCAGACATCCTCAAGCTGTTCTTCAATGCCACCGCTATCGCGGACTTGGCTCAGGACGACACGACGGGTCCAGCAACCACGATCACCGTCGCGTTGCACACGGCGGACCCGGGTGAGGCGGGCGACCAGACGACGAACGAGACGGCCTACACCGGCTATACGCGAATCGCTGTCGCGCGGACAACGGGTGGTTGGTCGGTGACAGGTACCGCTCCTACGGTCGTGAGCCCGGTTGCGAACATCGACTTCCCCGAGTGCACGGCGGCGCCAGGTGGAGCAATCACGCACTTTAGCGTCGGTTCGGGCGTCGCGAACAAGCTGATGTACAAAGGTACGGTGACCCCCAACATCACAATGGCGGTCGGCGTCATCCCAAGGCTCAAGACCACGAGCACCATTTCCGAGGACTAATCCCACTAGCATTTCCAAAGTGGAGGCTGTGTTGCAGTGCCGCGAAAACCCGCGAAGGCTCAGAGTAGCGGTACTGCAACAGTCATCGGGCACGGTGGAAATGCAAAGGACTCTATGGCCCTCGAACACGCGCACGGTACGATCCGATGGCTAGCCGCTGACGCTGTTAGCACGGTCTACACTGTTAGCGGTCTATCCTTTCAGCCCAAGGCTCTAAGGTTCTACTGGCAGGGTTTAGGTAACGCCACCGACCAAGCCTCTCAGACAATCCATTCTCGACGCGGAGTTGGATTTTGCACAAGCACTTCCTTGCGCCGCGCAGTTGGGTCTCAAGATCAAGACGCCGCTGGCACGATGGTGTGTACGTCTGGTCTGCGAAACGATTGTGTAGCTTTTAGTCTCACAAGCACTCCCGCCGCTGACGGCCTTCTAGACATCAATGCAATCAACAGCGATGGATTCAGTCTGATAGTTGACGACCAAGGTGTCGTTGACCTTGCGATCCATTGGGAAGCATGGGGCGGTACTGACATCACAGTCGCCACTGTTATCGACATCGCTGAGCCCGCCGCCACGGGTGATGTCGATTACACGGTCACGGGGTTTACTTCAGGCGCGACGAATCAGGTTGTCATGTTCGCTGGAGTACAATCTACCGCTGCCGCGAATACAGCCACACGCGCGGATAGCGGCCTCTGCGTAGGCTTCGCGGCTGGAATCAACGCTGCTGACAACGTCCACGTTGAAGGTAATAACGACGATGCCTCGACGACAGCCGATACGGACGGATACTGCAAGACCGGCGAATGTCTCGGCATGATCGCGGTGGCGGGAGGCAATCCGACTGCGCGAGCGCAGCTTACTCTATTCGGGACCGACAACTTCAGGTTGAACTGGATCGCCCGCGCTACGACGAGTCGCCGCTATATTGCTCTGGCAATCAAAGGTGGCGGCTGGAAATCGGGGGCGTTGACAATCGACGGCAGCACATTGAACGCCACGGCAACAGTTAGCAGTTTGCCTTTCGCACCCAAGGGTCTATCGCTCATGGGCCGCATGTCGATAGAACAAACAGCCGCGACATCGGTGATCGAAGATCGTATGTCTCTTGGCTCGGGCTCGTCAATATCCTCGCGGCGTTGTCAGGGCACGTGGTCGGAAGATAACAGCATCACGGGCTCGTCGGTTTGCGAAATTGACTTAGTGCTTGAATACGATCAGGTTCTCGCTTATCCTACAAACGCTGGAGCGGTGACCGCTGCTAAAGACATTGACTTGATGAACGGAAGCAGTTTCCGTTTGATCGTCGATGCGACCGGCGGTGTGGCAAGCGAGTGGATTGGTTATCTCACGTTTGGAGACGAGCCCGCAGATATTCAGGAAGGAGACGGGAATTCGGCTGGTGCCGCAGCTTCATCTGTTGTCGGTGCGGCTCTCACTCTAGCAGACGGCGACTCTGATGGTGTAGCAATACCGAGCGGCGCGGGTGTTACATTAACTCAAACCACCGCCTCGTCAAGTGGTGCAGCGACCGCGTCAGCCAATAGTGCTATAGTTATAGCTGGAGACGCTTCTTCTACTGGAACGTCCACAGCCAACGCCCCCGCTAACTCTGTAGCAACAAGCAGCGCAAGTGCAGCGGGTATTGCGGTAGCGGATGCACCCTCAAGTGCCATCGCTCAGGTTGTGGTGTCAAGTGACGGTGTAGCAACAGGATCGGGTGTCGGCGTGTCGTTCGCTCAGACTACGGCCGCATCGGCTGGTGTAGCAGTGGGCAACGGCTCGGCGGCTGCTATCGTCACGACAAACGGTAGTTCGGCTGGTGTAGCGGTCGGTGCTGATGTAGGAGCAGCGATTGCCACCACTGTGTATTCGAGTACAGGTGTGGCGACAGTCCTCGGTGAAGGTGCTAATGGTGCCGAGACCGGGTCTGACTTTGACGCTGACGGTGTTGCGATCGTGTTGGGTGTTGGGGCCAGCATGACTCAAGCTAACGGGTCGAGCACTGGAACCTCGACAGTAGATGGCCTAACGTCGAGTGTCTTCAACGGTGTCGCGAACAGCGCAGGCGTTGCGACTGTTCTTGGTGAGGGTGCTAACGCCGCCGCTGGTGGGATTGTCGAGGCGGTTGCGAACGCGAGCGGAGTCGCGACTGTCAACGGCATTAGCGACGCTGAGCCAAGCGAGCCGATCGGTCCGACGATCGGTGTGTTCGAGCAGCGAAGCACTTTGGTTGTTCGACCGAGCACCAGATTCACAGTGAAATTCAATACTGGTCGGCGTCAAACAGTGAAGCTAGGATAAGGGGAAGATCAATGATACAGTTCTACGCGGCTGAAGTTGGAATCGACCTGGTCTTCCTTCTGACAGACTCGAATGGTAAGCCTATTCTCGATATGCCAACCGCCAATTGGCCAAAGCTATTCGTGGAGGGACTTGCTGCGAGTCCGATCACACTGCTCGCGACCACGACACCGGGAGAGTATCATCACCTTATCCCCGCTGCGCAGTGGCCTGTGTCGGTCGGCGAAGTCATTCACTACTACGAAGCCTACATTGAATTCAAGAGTTCGGGAAAGACCATCCTGGCCGACGAATTCAAAATCGCAGTCATCAAGGCTCCGACTGTCAGTCTAGCCTAAAGGAGACTTATCATGGGTTTTCCGATCATTCAAAGTGTCACTCCGTACTCGTTTCCTGAAAGGTCGAAGTCCCACCCCGTCACGCTGCCTCCTGTGGACGCGGGAGACTTACTCGTTGCGTTCTTCGTCAACCACGGCGACACGGAACTAACCAATCCGTTCGGTGGCGGTCCATGGGTGGTCCTGTCGATCAACAACGGGCGGAACGTAAGATTCGGTGCGTACTGGAAGAAGGCACTCGCCGAGGACGCGGGAGCAGTGGTTGACTTCTCGACGTACGCCGCTGCCAAGGCTGCGGCACAGGTATACCGCGTGAAGGGGTGGCGCGATAGCGGGGTCATCTTCAAGGATGTCAACATCACGCACAATCAGTCAATTCCGACTGTCACGCCTGACCCCGGCCCGCTGTATCTGTGGAGTTGGGGTTTGGAGGATACACTCTGGATCGCGGCGTACGGAGCAGACGGAGACGAGGAAGTTATGGAGTACCCTGTCGATGACGACGGAGTCGCTTACGAGGATGGCCTCTACGTGGAGAGCGATCACTCGCAAACGTCGTGTTCGATGGCAACGGCTCACAGGAATCGTGTGGTGCTTGTGGAAGACCCGGGCGGGACTTTTCCGGTGGTTCCTCCAGTTCACCCCTTCAAGACGACGGGCGCGCAGGCGTGGGTCGCGTTTACTATGGGAATCCGACCGACAATCATCTAAATGCAAACAGCAGTCGGCAGTTTTGCGATTGGGGTAGGAGGCGTTGGCACAACCGTCACGGTTAGTGGTCTGCCATTTCAACCCAAGGCTGTCATCTTCTCGTGGTCTGGCCGCACGGCGGTAGGCCAGGCCGAGGCGGATCACAAGATGGGCGCGGGCTTCATGGTGAACGCCACCGAGCGAGGCGGCTCGGCGACGGCCAGCATCAACGGGTTCGACATCACAGGCGCCAAGAATCGCTCGTTCTCCGACGCGTGTATCAAGATCATCGAGGCGTTCACTAACACAGTCGAAGGCGCAGCCGATTTCGACGCGTTCCTGTCTGATGGTTTCCGCGTCATAATCGACGATCAGTTCCCCGTGAGTTTCCTGATTAACTACATCGCGATCGGCGGCGCCGACCTGACGAACGTCAAGGCAATCACGATAACGCCTCCGGACGTTGACGGCGATCAGGACACGACGACCGTTGGATTCAAGCCCGACTGCGCGATGTTTTTCGGAGGGGCGGAAGTGACGACCAGTGGAAGCGGCTTGGGTTTTGGCGTGGCTGCACAGGACCCACCCGTGAACGCCGTCTTGGTGGGCAACGCGCGTGACGGTTTCACGACGACGGAGACGAAGTCTTACTGCCGGTTGGGCGACGAGTGCACAGCGGGGCGCCCAAACCCGGCAACGTTTGACATGCTGCGTCGGGGCAAGGTGACGAGTTGGCTGAGCAACGGCTTCCGCATGGCCTGGCTGGACACGTCTGTTCTTCAGCCAAATATTCAAGTTCTCTGCCTGAAGGGCGGCACGTACGCGGTCGGCGACCTGCTGACGCGGACGGACGGGACGCCGTTCAGCGAGATGGGCCTGCCGTTCGAGCCGCGAGGGCTGATCTTCGCGTCGCACAACAAGGCGCAGAGCGCGGCTGATACCGCTCAGGCTCTCGACGAGCGGTCCATTGGATTCGTTGCAAGTGCCACGCAGAGAAACTACGTCGGCGTACTTGACAAGGATGCGATTCAGGTTGACCCAGGCCCCGGGGTGACCGAGGTTGGTGTAGCACATAATACAAACGAGTGTTATGTCAATCAGAGCACCGCCGCGACCATCATCATCGAAGGATTGATGGATCTAACGTCGATGAACGCCGATGGTTTCACAGTCGTTATGAACGATCCGGACCCGGTGTCGTCCTTTGTGTGGTATCTTGCGATGGGTGACGGAGTTGTGGACGTAGGGGGGGGGGTTTCATCCAAACCAAAACAAAAACCGTCATCAGGTGCTTTGTGGGCTGCTATTCGTGAGCAACTTCGCAGTGAACCAAAGAAGTATAAAAGACCTATGATTTTATGATTCCAAGCACCTACTGCGTAAGTAAACGCCACAAAGTGCTTTGGGCGACCATGAACTTCCTGGCCGAGCGGGACAGGTGCGGCATCCGCACAAAGAAGTGGGATCGCCCTGTGATCAAGGAAACGGTGGACCGCCGCAAGCTGATCCTTGAACACAACGCAGCCGACGTGTTCGCGGACGTATTCGATCGCCAGCGGAACGCCGTGCTTGACGTGTACCCATCGAAGCGGCGCATGAGCGAGGCCCTGCAAGAGACGCGCGAAGCCTTAGAGCAGGCGTACTGGAAAGTGTACCTCGACACCGCGTCAAGCTACGGTCCGTGGGCGGCTCGGCACCTGGACGCGACGATGAAGGCTCCCGATCCGTTCCGTGATCCGATGGTGAACTGGCTTCGTGGCAACGCAGCGAGTCGCGTGGCAGACATCAACAAGACGACACGTGATCGGTTGCAGGTTATCCTGGCCGAGGCGACCGAAGAGGGCGATAGCCTGCAAGAGACTGCGAGCCGGATCGACGATCTGTTCCTCGACGAGATCATTCCCAACCGAAGCATGGTGATCGCGCGGACCGAAGTCGGTAATGCGGCTAACTTCGCGGCGCACGAAGCGGCACAGGCGACGGGCGTGCCGATGGAAAAGACCTGGAACACACTCGGCGATCCGTTCGTGCGCGATATTCACGCGGACGCAGACGGGCAGACAGTCGAGATCAATCAGGACTTCACCGTGGGTGGCGAGTTCCTGGGCTGGCCAGGAGACATCAGTAAGGGAGCGAGTGCTGGCAACGTCATAAACTGCCGGTGCTTCTTGACGTACGACGTATGATCTACAATCGTACCCCGGACTACGTGATCAAGACCGCGCTCGACAAGAGCGACGGAATCATGGTGGCACTCAAGGTGCCCACCGACGCTGCCCGTCTGCTCGCGCTCGAAGGTGGACAGCCGCCAGAGGACTTGCACCTGACACTCGCTTACCTTGGCAAGCGTGACGAGTTCACGCCTGAGCAATTGGGTACGCTACACGACATTGTCGGAGCCATAGCGCGCACAAGTCAGCCTGTCGAGACGCAAGTTCGCGGGTATGACGTGTTCCCCGACACCGACGACGGTCCGTGCCTATACGCGACGGTGGACACGACGCAATCGCTCCTGGACCTGCAAGAGACGGTCGTCGAGGCTGTGTCGTCCTATGGCATGCCGCCACAGGGCAAAGGACAAAGCAACGGGCGGTGGATTCCCCATATCACTCTGGCGTACCGGGAGAGTGCTTCCCCGCCTGACGTGCCGCCTGTATCTGACCTGACTTTCGATTGGCTTCGCGTCGCGCTAGGCAGCACCGAGGCACTGATGCGTCTGAAGAAGTTCGAGGGCGCCATTGCGGCGCAGCCGGAACTGAAGCGGCCAGAGGACACGAAGGAAGAGAACTTCCTGAAGGGCGCAACGACCACGAGCACCATGGACAGCGGCGGGCGCATCGCACCGGGCCAGGGCAGGTTCCGCCGCATCAAGGACAGCGGCGGGCTCACGGCACCCACGGACGGTGGTGAAGTTAACCCGTTACACTTGGTGCCGCGCCGGCCGAAGCGCACGGGTGAGGGCACCGAGGCGTACACGGCATCGAACGAGATATACACACCGACGCCCGGCCTCATGAAAACCATCACGAAGGTAGGCAAGGCGGTCGCGATCGACTTCGATGGTACGATAACGCTCGACGAGAAGGGCACCGAGAATCCGAAGATGCGGCGGCTGGTAGACATGCTCCTAAGCAACGGGGTCCGTGTGGTGATCTTCACCGCGCGCCCCGGCGCCGAAGTTCACGCGTGGCTGCGCGAGCATGCCTGGCCGTCGCTCGAAGTGACAGATCGCAAGTCACCTGATTTCGCTGTGTACCTGGACGATCGAGCCGTGGGTTTCTCCCCGGACAAGGTTGGACAAGGGCTTGCGCAGGAGTTGGCCGAATTCAAGACATGGTGGGAAAAGAGTGCGAGCGACATGGGTGCACAGCCAGAGACGCGCGATCGTCTGGCGAAGCTGCCGGCCGTGGCGATCACGAACGCCGAAAATAACACCGCTGAATGGAACGAAGCCATGCACCCGCGTACGGCTGCGGGTACCGCTGAGGGCGGTCAGTTTGCGGCTGCGGGCGGTGGCAATGCTGCTACACCGGCTGATGCGCCGAAGGGCGATGCCGACCAGGAACACCGCGCACAGCGGGCGCGTGAGTGGAACAAGCAACATCCTGACGATCAGGTGCCGATACCTGGCGACAAGCCGAAGACTCCTACTGAAGATCAGGCAAGACAAGCGGCGCAGCATCAGTGGCGCGAGGGTAACCCCGAGCGAGCAGCCGCCGCTGATCGGTGGAACGCTGAGCATCCGGGTGAAGAGCCCGCGAAGCCGGGCGGCACGGCCAGGACTGACCGTACCGACGAAGCTGCGGCGTGGGTCTTGGCACATCAAGGAGTACCGGGAGCATTTGCTGACGATTGGGCGAAGCCCGCACAGGTAGGCGACACGTTGCCGGGCGGTGGACGTGTGCAGCCGGGCGACTTGGGCACAGAAGAGAACAAGCCACTGGCCCCTGGTTTGCCAACCGATCAGTTGGGCAAGGAACCGCGCGTGGGGATGCCGGGCGGCGGTACGACGCCGACACCGGAGTCTGTGCCTGGCACCCCGCCGACGCCTGAGTCGTGGGGTGATCTGAACGCCGATCAGCAGGACAAAGCGCTCGTCGCCTGGAAGAATGCAGCGCGTGATGACTTCATGCAGATGGAACGAGAGGGTTGGGAGGAAGACGAATCCAACTTCGAGCACGTGCCGAAGGACTTGCAGGGCAATCCGGAGTGGAACGAACAAGCGCTCAAGGACATCAACAACGGGTTCTATCCGGGCGATCCTGTCGAGGGTCTTGACGACCAGGGCGGCGGAACACCGGCCGCACATGCTGAGCAAGAGCGACGCATTGCTGAGTGGCGTGATAGCTTCGCGATTGACGACTCGATCAAGGCAGGCGCGTTCTCTGTGGATACTGGTGCGGTGGGCGCACTCGAAGTCAATACCGACTTGCTTGTGTTCAAGGACAATCCGTACACCGAAGACTCGGGACAGCAGATGCTCCCCGGCATCGACCGTGAGATGATGTACAAAGAGTTCAACAAGCAGAAGTGGGCCACAGTCAAGTCTGATTTCGAGGAGAGGTATAAGGAAGCGTTCGACACGGAAGTCGAGAAGCGCGTTGACATGATCAAGGAGAATCCGCCCACGTTTGACGTGAACGAGCGGATGGGTGACTATTGGGACGAGATGGACGACAAAGAGAAGTTCAAGCAGGCGCAGGAGCATCTGCCTAGTAGCGATCTGCGTGGTGGTGGTACAAGCAGTGAAGGTAGTCAGGGCGAGGGCGAAAAGGGAACAGTTGGACCAGACAAAGAATACGACACGAAAGAACAGAAAACAATTCAGAGTAAGAAACCAACAACTAAGAAAAATCTCGGTGGTGGTGTCAGCGAATCAAAGGTAGTCACAATGGCTGACGGTTCAAAGTACGTGTGGAAACCTTCTACTGGAGAGGCCAATGTCCGTGACGGTATCAATGCTGGTGTACAGTACCAGCGAGAAGTTGCGGCTTACGATATCGGACGCATCGTCGGGATGAAAAACTTTATGCCAGTTGCGTCCATCTTCAAGTATGAAGGCAATTACGGTACAATGATGGAGATGATTCCGGACGCCGACAACGACGGTAAGAGCGGGGATGATGACTTCGCTGATAGTGCTTTGCGAGGTACATTCTTTGATTTCATTATCGGCAACACTGACCGCCACGGTGGAAACTGGATGTCCGACGACGATGGCAAATTGTGGTTGATTGATAACGGGTTGTCTTTCTCTGAAGACAAAGCCGAAACAGCACGTTTCGGTATGTGGAGTAAAGTCGATCACGGTGCAGGCGAAGATGATGAAATTCCCGAATCAATAAAGAAGCCGTGGAAGGGGAAATGGTCGAAGATCAAGGAAGCAATGGAGCGGCGCAAGATCAGTACAAAAGCAATGAGGTACGTCGAAGAGCGTTATAAAAAAGCCATAGAAGATGGCGTGACGTGGAAAGACTTGGGCGTGGAGGGGGCATTTTGAAAGTTACCGTAATCGGCTACTCGGGCAACGATCACATTGTTATTGGTGAGCTACGTGTACTCGGTGGCAAAATTGTCGTCGCGCCGAATCCTCACTACCGAAATCAAGATCGCGCCCGTAAAATACTAGAGTCGATTGCAACTGACCCTGTACGGTGGGCTGGACAAAAAATCGGTCCGGACAAAGTACAGGTGTTTATGAATCTGTTGCATACGCAGTATAGTGGCTCGTACTTGCGTGTTACTAAGCCGGAGATTGACAGCCTGAAGAAGTGGGATGAAGCTGACCATCCGCGCGTGGGCTCTGGCGAACACGGTGGCGAGTTCACGTCTGGTGGTGGCGGTGGAGCGGGAGCGGCTGACGACACGAAATCCTGGACGAAGGACAAGGCCCCGGCAGACCAGGAGCGCGCTGCGAAGTTGGAAACGGAGCGACAGACGGCGGTCGGCAACGTCGAGAAGCTGGTGTCAGGCGTAACCGGCTCCGACGAGAGTGGTCAGGCGTTGACGAGTCCGTCCCAAGTCAAGACGTGGGCGAACATGCCGCAAGAGTGGCAGGGGCACGCGGCGAACGGATTCATCAGTGACTACGTCAATGGCAACATGCCCGCCAGTGAAGAGTGGCAATCCAAACCCCACACGTGGGACCAGGTGCCGCAAGATTGGAAGGACAAGGGCAAAGCGGACTATCTGACCGGGTACGCTGTTGGTGATAGCCCTACGCCCGCTGCTCTTGCCGAGGGCGTGGCGAATTGGGAGAAGATGCCCGATCAGGAAAAGCTGGAATACTCACAGCAGATGTACAACCAAAATGCTGCAAAGGAACGGCAGAGACTCACTGACGAGGCGGGCAGCCTGTGGGGTGACATGGGCGACGAGGGTAAGCTAAACTTCGCGCAAACCGAGGCGAAGGACTTCCCTGAGTTAGCGGTCGAGGAAGATGACCCTGACTCCGACGAGCCGCCGAGTGAAATGTCTGTTGATGATTTCGGTGATTGGGACGGGCTTCCGAGCGACTGGCAGGAGAAGACAAAAGAGAAGTGGATGGAGGACTCCTACGCCGAGTTCGAGCAGAGCGAGAAGGAATCATTCGAGCCCGACCGCGACTACCACGAAGAGCGCGTCTCCGAGGACGAGGATGCGGTGCACGCCCTGATCAAGGAAATTCCCGAGGAAAACTACATCTACCCTGGCATGGGCGAGTACGAGACACCGGAGGATGCGGAGGAAGGTGGAGCCGAGGACAAACGCCGCGAGAAAGAGTGGCAGGAAAACTTCGACCTGAAGGCGTCGGTCGATGACGGCGCGTTCACCTGGGACAAAAATGGCGAACTGACTGTGGATACTGACAGGTTGGTCTTCCACAAAAATCCTCACGAGGATGACGCGCAGCAGATGATCCCTGGCGTTGATCGCGCGGAGTTGTCGAACGCGTACAAGAAAAGCCAGTGGGAAGGCGTTGCTCGGGACTACGAAAAAGAGTTCAAGGCGAAGTTCGAGAAGGCCGTCGAGAAGAGCATGGAGGAAGAGTCCGAGAACTACGAACCGGACAAATCCTCTGTCGAAGAGTACATGGAGCAGCAGTGGGATGACGGCTTTAGCGACAAGCAGAAGTTCAAGCACGCGCAGAACTACCTGTCTGACGAGACGGTCGAGAGTGATCAAGAATCGACAGCAGGCAGTGGTGGACCAATCCGCATACCGAAAGCCTTCGAGTTGTTCAGCGGCGAAGACGAAAAGAACCCTGGCGACTACAAGATGACCGGGCGCCTGGGTCGTGCGCTCACCATCGCCCGTGCCGAGCAGATTGCGAAAGAACGCGGCATCGAGGATTTTGGTGGTGTCAGTTCGATGGAGAGTTTGGGCAACACGCTGTGGGAGGGCTGGAAAGGTTCGTCCACAAACAGCCACGGTAAGTTGCTTCAGGTTGCGTCGGCGGACGAGTTGGGCGGCAATTTGCAACCGTGGCTCGCTGAGGAAGCAGACGCGATTCGCAAGAACAGAGGATACCCGGCCGCAAAGGCATACGTGCGCGGGCTGTGGGAAACTTCACAGTACCTCATGCACAAGGCGGGCATGAAGGAACTGGACATATACCGGGGCATCATGGTGGACGGCGACAAGTTGGCAGCAGAAAAAACCGAGCGCGTCGTGGTACACGGCAACGATATGGAGCGTATTGCAGAAAAGCACTTCGACCAGAACGGAGCCGCGTCGTTCACAATGAAGCGCGACGTGGCAAACGGCTGGAACGGCATCGGGCACAACATGCCGCCGAACCCGAAGCGGGTCGTGCTTCGCGCTCGTGTCCCTTTAACGGCTGTGCTTGCGCTGCCCGCGTATGGCAAGAACTACCACGAGGAAAAGGAAGTCGTCGTGGTTGGCACCCCGTGGAAGAAGTGGGACGCCTGGAAGCACAAGGCCCCGACGATTGGGGAGACGGAATCAGACGTAGCGCTCAAATGGAGGACGGCTCGTGCTTGAGATAGAACTGGACAAACCTGGCGACCCTCACTGGCTGTCCAAGCCGAAGAAGCTGCGCAAGTTCGACCCGAGTCAGCAGCGTGACGAGGACGGCAAATGGTCGGAGACGGGTGCGGGAGGTGGCGCGACCACCGAACCGAAGGGCAGCGCAGGTCACGGATACGAGGCCCCGAAGGGGCAGGCTAGCTTACCGGCCGAAGCCAAGGACATCGCGGACGAATACGATTCCGCCCCCGAGATCGGACCAGGCGCAAAGGAAGCGTGGGCGAAGCTGTCGGCTGACATTGACCGGGACTTCGCCGAGATCACCAAGACGGTTGCAGTCGAGAAGGTCACAGGTCAGCCGTACTCGTCGATCGACGAGATGTTCGCCGACATCGACGCTGGCCGCTTCAAGGTGACGACCGACTACTCGCAGCATCCGCTGTGGTCGGAGGATCAGAACTGGAAGTTTCGTGTGGTGCATGACTACTACGGACACTACAAGACGGGCGACAAGAGCGTGGACTTCTCGCTGGAAGGCGAACGTAGCGCGTTCTTGAGCCAGGCGCAACGGTCAAGCGACCTGGACGCGCGTCGGGCGTTGCAGACCGAAGTATACGGGCAAGCATCCGCGTTCTACAAGAACGGTGCATTTGGCAAGCAGAAGGTGTATCTGCCGGGAGCGGACGTTGCGGAGCGGTGGACCGCGCCGGCAGCGCAGGACTTCATCACGGCGCGTGACCGGAACCCTCGGGGGGACTTCTTCTCGCACCTGGAGCCGGGCGACCTGAAAGGCTACAAGCTGATCATGAATGAGTCGCACTCGGCGGGAGCGGCCGTTGCGCCCGATGGCGACATTCAGAACGTGTTCCGCAACCCCAACTCGCCGAAGGGTGCCGGGACAGCCGCATTGCACGAGGCTGTACGGCAGGGCGGGCTGATGCTCGACGCGTACGAATACGAGACTCCGGGTCAGCCGGGCCTGCCAGACGTGTACCGCAAGGCGGGGTTCGTCGAGACGGGCCGCATGAAGTTCAACCCGGCGTACCGTCCAGCCTGGGGACCAGAGCGGCGGCCAGATGTTGTGTTCATGGCTTACGTGGGTGGCGATCAATCGAAGTCGCCGAAGTCAGACCACTACTACCAGCCGCACGAATGGGATCGTGCTAAGAAGGAATCCCTGGCCTCGGCCGATGCGCCAGGCGAGAGCGAAATAGCACGGCAACTGCGTGAGCAGCGCTCCCGTCGCGCATATCAGGATGTGAACAGGCCGAAGCTGCCGCCAGAGGTAGATCAGGCACTGAGAGGGCTCGGCAAGTCAGTGCTCTCGTCCAAGGACCGTGAGGACCTGAAAATCAAAACGAACAAAAAGAAGTGGGGTGGTCGGCCACATGTCTTCACTGCCGCCGAGTGGACGCACCCGAACGGACATCCGCGCTGCGTTCGTTGCGGCGACGAGGAACCGAGTGACGGGCTGTGTATGCCGGAGTTGCTGAAGTGGGCAACCATGCTCGATGTTGCCATGTCTGGCACTCATCAGGTGGATAGTGGTAAAATAAAAGAGAAGGGAACCTTCATGTCGAAGAGTTGGATCGCAGAGTTTCATGCCGATTGCATCACAAAGGGAGCCGCCTGCTCCGTGAAGTGGCCAGTGTGCCCCGAGAAGAAAGCTGCCGTCGAGAAGTACATCCGCGAAGAGGGTGGGAAGTTCAACGTCTACTCCGAGGACGGCAAGAAACTCGGCACGCATTCGACCCGAGCCGAGGCCGCCGCGCAGCTTCGCGCAATCGAGGCGAACAAGGACGCGACGCGCGGATATCCCGAGTTGGGTGTACCTCCGGCTCCAGTCGCGATGAAGGCATTGCAGGGTGCATGGAACGCGTACGCGAAGTCGGTCGGGATCGTGTTCAAATCTGAGGAAGTTCAAGCTGAGCCGGTCGAAAAGGGCGTGTACCGAGTCGCGGCTCCGGGCGGGAAGTGGGTATACTTCGCGGTCGAGGGTGACCAAGCGGGGCGGGTCGAGTATCAGCGGAAGAACGGTATGCTGGCCCCGGTGGTGAAGGCCGAGAAGCAGCGCTATACCCTCGGCGCCGTGTACGCGCCGGGTGAGACGGATTTTCATGGCGACACCATGACCGAAGTCGAATTGGAAAAGGCGGCGTGGGCGTTCGCACAGAAGGACGGGCTCACGGGCCGCGTCGGGCTCATGCACCAATCAGGCACGGAAAAAGCGGGCAAGGTAGTCGAGTCATACGTCTACCGTGGTCCGGTGTGGAAGTTCAAGGACACCTCGGGTGTGACTCAGACGATCACACCGGGCACGTGGATGCTCGGTGTCGTGTGGGAACCGGAGGGCTGGAATCAAATCGAACGTGGCAGCGTGCGGGGTTATTCACTCCAAGGGGTTGCCCGCAAGTTCGCCAATGGGGAGGAAGTATAATGGCACACACATGGTACAGAGAAGACGCATTCCTGAACACGAAGAAGCCGGCCAGTTTCGACCCTGTCCAGCCGGGCAACATCGGCGGCATCGAGCCGAAGCCGAAGACGATGGCCGGTCCGCCCGAACCGTACGTGTGTGAGATCGCGAACACGGACGAGACAGCGAAGGTTCGCACCGAGACGGCGAAGGTTGGTGACGCAGTGAATCCGGTGGCGACCGACGCGGCGATGGGCAAGGACACGTCTTTCAGTCCTGGTCGTCAGGAAGACGGCAAGTACGAGGGCTCACCCGAGTTGTACCAGCCCGGCGACGAAGACGCGAACCTGTACAGTCCTCGGGACTGGACCGCGACGAACGAGAGGAACTGACATGTTCAAGCACGACGCGTTCTTGGGAAAGGTCGAGAAGCAGGCCGATACACCAGACCCGCTTTGCAATACTTCGGTAGTCGAGAAGTCCGGGTTCGCTGGCAGTGATCCGTTCCTTCGCGATCATGGTTTCGAGACGGTCGAAAAGTGTGGTGAGTGTTCCGCGTGCAAGGGCTTGAAGAAAGGCAGTGGAGACTTCACCGATTGCATGACCCGGATCGTTCCGGCTGCGAAGCCCGACGATCCAGAGGCGTTCTGCGCTGACTACGAACATCGGCAGACCGGCCACTGGCCGGGCGAGAAGCGCGCGTCGGAGTCGTTGCAGAAGGTGTGGAGTGACGAGGCGCGAGCGGCTGCTGCTGAGGCACGGGAAAACAATGCTAGGGCGCGGTCAAGAGACGAGGGCGGTCCACCTGATGTTCTTCCAGAGAAGCCGAAAGGTAGACGGCCACCGCCTGTAGGTTCGCCGGGACGTAGAGATTGGGCGCAAAGCGCTACGATTCGTCCTGGATCATAAAAATGGGCGAATGCGCTCCGATCTTGTACAACTGTACGGGCATCAACGAACACGGCACACGCTGTGGCAAGTTGCTGTTTGTGTTTCAATCCCCGAGCACCATGCCGATTGCAGGCGGCGGTATGAAGCAGCCTGACCTGGGCATGATCGAGATGAAGTGCCGACGCTGCAAGACGCTGAACAAGTTCCGGTTGGCCGACTTCGACACCGCGATCCAGACCCTACAGGTGGGCTAAACACATGGGTGCCCTTCAAGTGGGGGTCGAGAATTAAGGCTTGCACTATATCTTGTAGAACGGTAAAATAAAAGAGTAGAGTTGTAGACAGGAACCGCCCCCTACCAGAAGTGCCATCGAGCACCAGTGCTGAGGGCCAACAACGGGAAAGGCACATGGCGCGCAAAAGCGAATTGGCAACCGAGTTGAAAGACCTGGACGTGGATCGAGTGGACGGAGTAGACCGTCCTGCCACGGGTCGAGCCTTTGCACTGTTCAAATCCGAAACCCTCACCAAGCAGGAGACGACTACAATGGCGACGGAAATCACGAAGGCGCAACTGGACGAAATCCTCAAGAACTATGCGTCCGTCGCGACTGCGGCCGACATGCTCCTGAAGGCTCTCCGCAAGGATGCGGCCGGCAAGGTGAGCAAGAACACCGCCGTTGCAGTCAACGGACTGGCGCAGATCATGGGCGCCGAGCCTGTGTTCGTCGCGAAAGCCGTTCCCACGCAGCCGTACGAGATCAGCGAGAACGTGGACGGTGACAAGCGCGGCCCGGCCGACGAGAACATCGGTCCCAACTTCACTCCTCGCAGCATGCCCGGTTCGATGGTCGGCAAGGTTCAGTTCTCGGTGAAGGCTGCCGATGCTTCCTTGACCAAGGCCGGCGCACCGATGGTGGCTCCGGACGAAGAGAAGCCAGTCGAGCCCGAGAAGCCGAAGATGCCGTGGGACGACATGAAGATGGCGAAATCCATCGAAGATGCTGTCGCCAAGGGTATCGCCGAGGGGCTGAAGAAAGCCGCTCCGGTCGCGAAGGCTGAGAATGTCGAGAAAGCCGAGGGCAAAGCTGCCCCCGAGAGCAAGCAGGTTCAGACCGACGAGCAGCGCGCGGTTCGCAAGAGCGCGGGCTACCGTTTCGGCGAGTCGTTCGAGAACGTGGTTTTCGCGCGGCAAAGCGCGTAACGGACATCTGAAAGGACAAGAGGACAACGACAATGCAGATTCAACGGTGGCTCGAAAAGGCAACCTGGACGACTCCCGACATCACGTCTCCGGCTGGTGGCGGGTTGCTCTCCCCGCAACAGGCGCGTGAGTTCCTTCGCGTCCTGATCGACGAGAGTGTACTGCTTCGAGAGGCGAATAACCAGACTTCGCTCTCGCCGAAGTTCGAGGTTCCCCGGATCAGCTTCGGAGCCCGCATCCTCCATGCCGGTGTCGAGGCGACTCGTTCGACTTCCGCTCAGCGTGTGAAGCCGGCAACGGGGCTCGTGACGCTTTCGACCAACCTCTTCAAGGGTGAAATCGAAGTGTCGGACGAGATGTTCGAGGACAACATCGAGCGCGACGCGCTCGCGGACACGATCATGGTCATGCTGGCCGAGGCTGTCGGGCGTGACATCGAGGAGTACGTGATCAAGTCGGACACGGCCCGTACGGCTGCGGACGGCGCGGACTTCCCGGTCCTGGACCAGTTCGATGGGATGGTCAAACAGCTTCAGACCAACCTGCCGGCTGCTCAGAAGGTGGACGCTGCTGCGATCGGTTCGTACGACGAGTTGTACCGGAAGATGATCAATCGTCTGCCAGCGCGGTATCGCCGCGACATGACGGCTCTTCGCCTGTACGTTCCCGTGAAGCACGGTGACGGCTACCAGACGGAGTTGGCTGGACGCGGCACTCCGCTAGGTGACACGAACGTCATCGAGAACCTTCGGCTCAAGCTGGCTTTCCGAGGCGTGCCGGTCGTTCCGGTTCCGCTGATGACGGGTCAGTCCACGGTCGCTGGTGCTGCGATCGACTACGACAACTTCGCGATCCTGACGCACCCGCTGAACCTGTACATCGGTTGGCATCGGCGCATTCGGGTCGAGCGGTGGCGCGATCCTCGGGACGGCGCGACCAGTTTCCTTCCGAGCATGCGCGTGGACGCGAAGTACGCGGACCCCGACTTCGGCGTGCTCGCGTTCAACATCGGCTTGGGTGTCTAATCCAAGCTGATCCAGAGTGACTGAACACCCCCGGGGCTTCACGGCCTCGGGGGTCGAAACCAAAACGATCGAAACGTAGGCCGAGGAGACGACAATGGCTCTGAACAAGAATCGGGCGTACACGCAAGGCATCGGGCGCAGCACGGTCATCATTCCGACCGGAGCGGGTGTGGACAACGACCCGGATGTCGGGACTCGAACTCCTGTTGCCGGGCTTCGCGAAGACGACATCATCACGAACGTGACACACGTCACGGCTGCCGGTGTCGAGTCCGACAAAACGTCTCTGCTCCGCACCTTCCGTGGCGCGAAGACGGCCATCAGCAACATGGGCGGCGCGAACACGTCGCTCGACTATAGTGCGAAGACTCCGCAGGTGACCACGATCCAGTACGTTGTGACGGCCGGCACCGTGGGTGTTGTGGTGACCGCTAGCGGAGCCGCCATCACGGCGACCTTCGCCTCTGGTGCTCTGACCCGCGACATCGCGTCAGCGATTCGGAATCACTTCAGCGCTGGCCGAATCGTGTCGGTCAACAACACAACGGGCCACGACGGTTCGGCTGCTGCGATCGCGCTCGGTCCGTACACGCTCGGTCTGGACCCGGACGGCAATACGGCAGCGGCCGTGTTGGGCTACAATAACAACCAGGGTGGCACGCGGCCTTTCCACGTGATCGCTCAGGGCGTTCCGGACTCGGACATGATCATCGAACACACCGAAGTAGGTGTGACTGCATCGTACACAACGACGTTCGCGGACACCGACCAGGCAGTCACGACAGTCGCGTACGCTGCCCCGGCCATCACGGTGGACCTGCGGACGGTTGCGACTGTTCCAGTGGCAACCTTCGCCGAGATTGTCGCGGCCATCAACGCGAAGCACACGGCTGAGGGTTCGGCCTTCCCGTTCACGGCGAAATTGCTTCCGAATCCCCGAGGCAACGACGGGACCGGCGTGGCGGTGGCTGCTGTCTCGGCAGCGTTCACCGATGTTGGGTTGGCGGCTGGTGTCATTCTCTTCGCTGACCTTGACGAAGTTGCTTCGCAGACGATCTTCACGGTCGATCGGCGCGACAACACGCCGACCGAGTCGAACGCGTAACGAGTGACTTTCGCCCCGGGGGTCAGCTAATCTCCTGACCCCCGGGTGTTGCAGTACCCAGGCGAGTCCCGAGGAGGACCACATGACACGAACGTACCTGTTGCTCGAAGCGGAAGTGAACATCAGCGGCGTGAAGTTCCCCGCTGGCCCGCGAGAGTGCACGGACGATAGTTGGACGAAAATGCTCCGGGAAGCCGGGGCGACTGTCCTGACCGAGACGCAGTACAACGAAATGGTCGCGGCTGCCGCCGCAACGGCGGGCGAACCTGACGCCGCGACGGCCTCAGCCGGTGACGGAGAGGCGAATGGCACGCACGACACTAACGACGGTCGAGGAGATCAAGGAACGGCTCTCGATTCCATCCGATCAAACCGACCGCGACGCAATCATCGACGTATATCGCGAAGCCGTTGAAGAGTCCATTCTTGCCCTGACGGGTTTTACGTTCGTCGGTGGGCAGAAGATAGACACTCTCAATGACTGGCAGCGTGGCACAGTGCGGTTTTCCAAATACCGCCCGGTCCTAACGCTCGACAACGTCGAGGGGCGTGTGCTCGGCACGACGGCCACGTTCAATCAACTGCTCGGAGACGTGAAGGACTCCTTCAAGGGGCGTGTTCTCCTGGTAGGCTACTTGAATGCGTTCTATGATCCTCGCGCCGGCTATGGTGCGGCGTACGGTGGCGGCACCTGGGAGAATTGGTTCAAGTGGCGTGAGTACACCTGGCCGTTCATCCGGATAACCTACACCGTTGACCCTCTTGGCTCGGACACGAACCCTATCCCGAGGGCACTGATCGTAGCGGCTCTTGAGTCCGTGGCAGCTATCATGATCCGTCCGGCTGGCTCGGGTTCTCTCACGAGCGTATCCATCGAGAGTGTGTCGGAGAGTTACGGCCAGGGCATAAAGCCCGGGGCTTTGCTTGCACCCGCTGCGCACGCGCTGCTCGCGCGATACTTGCGCGGCTCAGTCATCATGCAGACGTAATAGGAGAGACGACGATGATTCTGTACCAAAAGACAAAACTGGTTCCGGCTGCGGGCAACGTGGACTTCATCGTGGCCGTTGACGGTAAGGCCCCGCTCACGTTGATGTTGGCGAACGTGGACATGAAGGCCGCGCTCGTGATGCGGGAGGGCGGCACGGACGTGGGCGACAACACTGTCGCTACGCGAGCCGTGTCGTACGTCACGCAACGTGCTGGCAAGAATGCGTGCTTGCTGTTCGAGAACGTGCCGGGTGGCGCGGCGGCTGCTGTAAAGACGCTCGCGATTACCTTGGCGGCGAACCAGGCGTTCAGCATCGTGGACCTGACAAGCGATGACTGGAAAATCAACCTGGCGTGTGGTGCGGACGGTCAAACGACACAGACGGCCTCGCAAGTTCTGAAGGCGATCGAGAACGATGTGACCGTGGATGGCCTGGCGTTCAAAGCGGCGATCAACACGACGCTGGCTCCTGGCTCAGATGGTTCGGCTCAGATGCTCTCACTCGACGGCTCGACGACTCGGGTCATTGCGGATGCTACGGCCCTTCTCGGCGGGTCTGACTCGACGACGACTGGCACTACGACTATCTCGGTTGGCCCCGGCACGGACGGACCGTGGGTTGCGATCACCAACACGGACCTGAACGCGGTGGCAAACGATACGATGAAGACAACCACGCTGACGACTCCTAATCCGGCGATCAAGGTGAACGCCGCCATCGCGGCCACGGGCACCTGGGTGACGCTGACTGTCGCAGGGTAACATGGCTCCGATCGTTGAGAACATGGTAAACCGCCCGACTCGGGCGGTGGCAAGTGCGTTCAAGACGACATGGATCGACCACGACACGGGACAGTTCTCGCTCCTGCGGTTCATTCCTGTCGTGACGTGTGCGTTCCTGTCGTATGCGTTCGCGAAGAACAGTCTGAAGTTCGATCTGGCGTGGGACGACTACATGGGCTACGCGCTGTCGATGGCGTCAGCGTCGAGCCCGGCACTTATGGGCAAGTGGCTGGCACTGAAGTTTGGGAAACCGGCCGAAGAGGCGAAGTAAGCCAGAAAAAGGAGAATGACAATGAGTTACGCGTGGGCTGTGTGGGCTTGGGTTCTTTCCGGTGGTCTGCATCTCTTCGTTGGCGGCTACCTCGGATATCGGTTCGGACCGACCATCGAGCCGTACATCATGAAAGCACTCGGCTGGCTGAAGGCACGGGCGTGAGCCTTCGCCGTATCCTGGGCGACGAGCGGGGCTTCTTCCCGCTCGTCATGCCTGCTGTAAGCCTGCTCTCGAAGCCGATTGTGTGGGTGTCGATTGCCCTCGTCGTCTCCGTGGGGGCAAACTACATTCTGTACAAGTCTTGGCAGGGTGAGGTTCGCCGCTCGGGCGCCTACGTCGAGCAGAGGGACCAAGCCATCGAAGCAGGGAAGCTGTGCTCGGAGGGAGTCGAGAGGTTGCGCAAAGCGGGGGATGCTCGTGCCAAAGAGGCCGCACGAGAGCTAGCGCGGGCGCGCGATGCTGCTCGACGCGCCGAGGCACGAGCCCTCGAAACGCTCGGGACCGCGCCTACGGTTCCGGGCGACCTTTGCGCCAGTGCTGCTGTGCTAAATCAGCGCAAGCTGAAAGAGCGCGCGGCAGTACGGGAAGGGGTGCCTCGGTGATCTCGAAGCCTCTCGTGTGGTTGTATGTGTTCGTGCTGCTCAGCCTATCGGGCTGTGCGATGTTTGCTCGCACGAACATCGTTGAAGTTCCGGTGCCGGTGCCGTGCATCGTGCCAGACATACCACGCCCGGCATTCGCCATTGACGGCGTATCGCCAGAGGCGGACTTGTTCGTAGTGGCGCGGGCGTTGTGGGCAACGGTCGAGCAATGGGAAGCGTACGAGATTCAACTACAGGCGGCCATCGCTGCCTGCAAGTGAGGCGGCATGATCGGCGAGGCGTATCGGCGGTTTCTCTGGCATCGAGTCACGGTCAAGCGCAACACGACCGTGCAGTCTGACACTGGCGTCTCGAAGTACGTCTACTCCGATCTGTACACGAATGTCCCTTGCAATGTCCAAGACGGCGGTGGACGCCTGAAGGTGGACGAGCAGGGCAATACGACGGGCAAGAAGGTGTCGGTCCTCTTCGCCCGCGAGTGGTCGAGCAAGCTGCAACACAACGATCTTCTTGTGATCAACGGCGAAACCTACCGAATCACGCACGCACACGACAGTTGGTACTATGGACAGCACCATGTCGAAGTGCTCGTCGAAGTCTACACGCCAGCCGGAGACATGGGGAGCGCAGCCTGATGGCAACCGAGGGCATGAAGGTCGTGTGGAACGGCCAGCTAGTGAAGCAGATCGTCGAGAAGAAGATGCCCCGTTTCATGACGGCGATCGGCACGACGTACACGAACATGGTCAAGCAGGATATACGAAATTCTCCACGTGGCGGTCAGAATGAGAACGTGCGGGGACAGAAGCGATCCGCACCAGGCGAACCACCAGCCCCCGAATTCGGTGACTTGATCAAGAGTGTGCGCTTCCAGGTGCGCCACACAACTAGCGGTTGGATTGTCGAGTGCGGCTCGACACTGCGCAAGGCGGTGTATCTTGAGTTTGGTGCCGCCCGTGGGCGTGTCATGCAAGCACGCGATGTATCCGGGAAGTTCATCAAGGCGAAGACGATGTCCTGGATTCTATACCCGCGTCCGGTGTGGGGGCCGGCAATGATGCGGCTTCGCTCGAAGATGCCCGAGATCGTCAAGCGGTACATCGGTGGGAGGAACTGATGGCGGACCTTAGATCGGCACTGCGCAAAGCGATCATGACGAAGCTGACGGCGGATGCTACACTGAAGGCATTCTTCCCGTCAGGGACAGTGAACATCAGCTATCGGCCGACCCGCATGCCGCTCACGCTGCCTCGGATCACGATGTTTGACTTTGGCGACCGAGGCGACGAAACCACTCCTCTGTGGGACCGAAATCATCAACTGGACGTGTGGGATGCGGACCTGGACAAGTGCGAAGCGATGGGGCAACGGATTGTGGAGTTGCTCGATCATCAGGGCTTGACCTTGGCCGAGGACGAGGGGCTGGCGGCCCGTGTGCATGTGATCAGCGATCTGGACGCCACACAAGAGGACGCCGACCTGGCGCGCAAGACGCTTCGGGTGCGCATCCTTGCGTACGACTACGTGACCCCGTATGCGAACAACTGACCCCTACAGTGCGCCGCTCAAGGGGCTAGTGTAAGTGCTGGTCTAGTGGTAAAATAAAAGAGTAGCGAACTGAACGTAACCTGCCCGGACAAGTAGTGCCGCGCGAGCACCAGTGCCAGGCCAACAGGGAGAAACAAGGCAATGGCGAAGAACGCGAGACTCTTGGAACTTGGGCCGGCGAACATCTACCTCTACCTCCGGCCGCGAGCCTTCCTTCTGATCCGCAATGCGGCTCCCGCTGCGAACAGCGACGTATACGTGCAGGCGTACAAGGGCGGCAACCTCTTGCCTGATCGGCCAGGCAACAGCATCCGCGTTGCGTTCACGAATGACGGTGTGAACATCCCACTCTCTGTCAGCGTGGCGACGTTCGACATCACTGTTCACCTGGCGACGAATGGCGGCGGTACGATCACTTCGACGGCCGACAATGTCATCGCGGCTCTGACCAATTCCGGACAAGCGCGTGGCCTAATTACGGCGGCACGAGGTGTTGGCGGCTCCGGCTCGGCGGTGGTCGAGGCGCATGCTCTCACCAATCTCGCAGGCGGTAGTGAGACTGGCGTGGCGACGGACGTAGGTTTCCTCGGTGACGCCGTGGCCTACCAAGTGACAACGGAAGCTGCGAACCTCACGGGTGCTCAGGCAGGCAACGTGCCACTGAACAAGGTCATCATCGGTGGTATGTGCAAGGTAGTCATCCCGTTCAAGGAAATCTCCCTCGACAACCTTCGGCTCGGTGTGCCGAGTGCACGAGTCGTCGAGAATGCGGACAAGTCCCTCCGGCGTGTTGATTTCGTAGTCGCGGTCGGTGCTGACTTGCGGTCGCTTGCTTTGAAGATGGAGATTCGGAAGATCAAGGGAGGCTTCGAGTCGTCCGAGCCGAAGGACATCATCATCATTCCCGAGATCAGCGCAGCCGAGGGTGAAGTCAACTTCCCCTTCGCCCCGACGACTCAGCGGGAGATTCTGACCAATTGGTACGCCTGGCCGGACGACGTTACAGGTCGGTGGGCCTTCCTTGGCGACGAGCAACCATAAGAGGGAATGACCAATGAATCGGACAATCGTGGTAACTTCGGCTCGTAACATCGTCGGTACACTCGTCGCACCCGGCACTTATGTGGTGGACCGGAAGTGGGGCGAGATTCTGTTGCAGCACGGTGGTGTCGAGGTTGTCGCGGCGGTCGCGGCCACCAAGACATCGTCTGAGGCGGCCGGCGTGAATGCGCGGGTTACATACACCGCTGACGCTGCGGGTAAGGCTGGCGACTCCATCTTCATCAAGGTGGTAGATGGCGTTGCGCTGTCGATTTTGGTGATCGGAAAATCCATTCAGGTTACTGTCAACGCTGGCGTGAGCACGGCGGCTCAAGTCGTCACCGCTGTGAACGCTGACGGCGGTGCGGCGGCTCTCGTCACGGCTGTGGCGGCAGGTGATGGTACGGGCTTCCCAACTGCTGCGGGACAGCCAGGGTTTCTGGCGGGTGGTTCGGATGCAACAGATGGACACCCTCCGGTTGAATACGTGGCCGGTTATGGTTGGCGTTTCACTGGCGATCCACTGGTTCCCTAATCCCATAAACCCCTAGCGAATTAGGGGAAAGGAAAAGACAATGGCTGAGACACAGGCAGGTTTCGGATATGCGGCGTCGCCAGCGGTGTACGAAGAGACGGCTCTTCTGAACGCGAAGCAGCAGGCGAAGAGCGGCGCATTCAAGCAGTACAACATCGACATCGACAACCAGTCGAACGCGATCGTGTACGTGAAAGCGTACTTCAAGTCGGCGGGCGATGTGATCGTGGGCACCACGGCTCCGGACGAGATTTACGCGGTGCCGACACTCACACGGATCAACGAAGTGTGCGTGGCGGCGGTTGACGTGGAATTGCCGACAGGGCTCACGCTCGCGGCGGTCACGACACCCGGCACGGCGGGCGTAACTTCACCTGCGGCCGGCAACGTGGCCGTTCGCGTGACCTTCGAGTAAAGGGGAAAAATCATGGCTCAGTCACTCATCAATCTTGCATTCAGTGCGTCGAAGGTGTGGGGCGAAACCGCTCTTGGCTCGACGGTCAAAGAAGTGAAGGCGACTTCCCCCACGGTGAAGGCGATCGAGGTTGTCAACACGGGAAACCAAGGCGTGTACGTGAAAGGATGGTTCGCTTTGGCGGTGAACGTCACCCTCGGGACGACGGCTCCCGACATCTCCAGGTTTGTGCCAGCGCTTAAGACGCGTCGCTTCCTGATCCCTGGTGCGGGTCTTGTGTGTCCTACGGCTCTTTCGGTCGCGTGCGTAACGGATGGCGGTGGTACGGCAGGTACCACGGTTCCGACCACGCCGCCTGCGGTGAAGGTCGTCTACTCGTAATCACAAGGTTCGGGCGGACCTACGAACCGCCCTCGGCTGTCAGCGGAGAAACCCTCCGCATCCGACAACACGACAGCCCCGAGACAGCGGGGCTGTAACCACCCAAGCGAGGCACAGGAGGCCCAACATGGCAAGCGACAAAAACGGCATCAGCAAACGAAACGACGGCGCGTGGGAGATGGACACGGCGGCGTTTATCCCCGAGCCACAAGGCTACATCAAGATCAGAAGCGAGGAGTACCCCATTTTCTCGTTTCTCGACATTCCTGTCGAGGACAGCCTGCGCGTAGTCAAACTGAGCGAGGAAGTCGAAGACGCACCCAACTACGACGCCCGAATGAAACGCTCAATCGAGCACCTGATCGCGTTGAATGCTGGACCGGACGTGGGCCGCGATAAGCGCAAGCTGCTCAAGACTGAAGACCTAAAGGGGCTCACGGCGCGGCAGATCATCGGACTGGTGGTTATGGCGAGCACCATCGCGGCGGTCCCTCAGAAGGCCGACGAGAGCGGGAGCGAGACAGCGTCTCCCTCCTCTGTGCCCGCGTCGGCCGTTTCTACGGTTGGGACCCCCGTGTAATACTGCGGATGACGCTCAGACAACTTAGCGTGTGGTTGAATCACATTCCCGTGATCATGGCGAGGGAGGCTATTTCGGCGTCGTTGGTCGCGTCCATGCCGTACATGGACGAAGATATGCGTGGTGAAGTGATGCGCTCGTGGCAGGGCACTGCCGGGCAGGACGTGACGGCGGGTGTACCGGAGCGGCAGTCGTTCGAGGATTTCGTGCGAAGTGACATGAGAGAAAGGATCGTGTAAGTGGCCGGCGAAAACGACGTGTTCACAGTCCTTGGAAAAGTAGGAGTCGATCAGAAAGCGCTCGACGCTGAACTGGCGACGACTGAAGCCAAGGTCCGTGCGTCTGCCAATCGGCAAGGGGCGACCTGGAAGCAGGCGAGCGAGCAAGCTGTCAAGATATTCACGAAGCCTGGTAGTGTGCAAGGACTCGCCAGTTCCAAGGAAGGTCAATGGTGGTCTGATCCCAACATGGCAGGCTTCGCCGACAAGGCGGCGGGGAGCCTCGACAAGCTGAGCAAGGCGTCGGGGGGGAGTCTTCAGAGTCTACGTTTGATGGGGAACGTCGTCAGTGCCCTAATTCCAGGCATGGGCGGCGTAGCTGTTCAGGCGACGCAGATGGCACTGCGATTCGGCGTCATGGCGGCGGCGGGATTCGCAGCCATTCAAGTGTTCCAAATGATCACGGAATCTGCCGAGAAGCTGGCCGAGGAACAGGCCGAGCTAAACAGGATGATCGAATCGGCCGACCTGGAAGGACTCAGTGCGAAGTTCGTGCAAGCGTCGGCTGCTGCGGACAGAGCGAAAACCAGTTGGAGTGGCGCGTTCATCAATTTGATCGGCGGCATCGACTCCGCGACGGTCAAGGCAAACATCCTGGCTGAGGAGATGCGCAAAGCGTTTGAAGGTCCGATTCCTGCGATGAACCGGCAGCAAGATATTTTCAAGATCACGAACGCTGCCGCGCAGGATGCTGCTCGTTACAATCTGTCGCTCGCACAATCGGTGAGGGAGGTTGACAAGGCTCAGCAAGACCTGAACAAGGCGCGGCGGGATGGCTTGGCTCAGGACATTGCAATCGAAAAGGTGAACCTGATCGCAAGTAAACAGTACCAGTTCAATGCAGCTTCCGTTGCTGGTCGTATAGTGAACGAGAGACTGCTACAGCAGGTCGAGGCGAAAGGGGCAGCACAACGGAAGGTTCTGGCTGAACAGGAAAATCGTGATGATGCGGCGAACGATCAGAAAAAGGCGCAGATGCGGGCTCGGCGGCTCGACGCGGAAATCGCCCGCATCGGGTTCGAGAAGGCCGCCATTACCGCATCGAACGCAACGGCAACGGCAGAGATCGAAAGCAAACGCGCTCTGGCCGTAGCCGAAGCGAGATTCAACGGTGAAAGGATTCAGGGCACCGAAGAGTATCTGAAGGCGAAGAAGGAATCGGCGGACAAGGAAGTCGATCTTGAGAAACGTGCGGCCGAGCAGTCCTTCGCCATCAAGAAACAAAAGCTGCAAACGCTGATCGCAGGCGGGGTCAATGTCGCGCAGTATCGGGAGGAACTGGACACTCTGGCGAAAGAAGAGGAGTCGGTCTACGCGGGGCTCGCTGAGAAAAAGAAGCAAATCACCATTCGCTCGAATCAGGAGGAGATCGAAGCAGCGAGGGCCGCTACCGCTGAGAAGATCGCGCTCGCGGACAAGGCGTTCAACTTCAGTGTTGCGTTGGGGCAGAAGTCGTTCAACGCTGAAATTGCGCAGGCGCAGGATGCGGCAAGGGACATCGGACGCAGTGTTGACGATCGAAATGCTGCTGAACTTCGTGGCATCAGCCTAGCCAAAGAAGCAACCACTGCGTACTTCGGTTTGCGAAAGGCGATGGGGCAGGAGACGATTTACGGTGAAATAACCGCACAGAAAGAGCTAAACAAGACGTACGCAGAAGGTTCGCGTGTTTTGATCGAGGGGCAAACAAAAGTTCTGAACCTGCAAAAACAAGCACGCCAAGAAGCACAGTCGGCGTATCTTGGCATCGCAGGCGAGGCGGCTGCGGAACTGCAAAAGAAGAGTCCAGGCAAAAAGGAATTCACACAATCCGAGATTGAAAAACAGGCAGACGCGATCCGTGAACGACGTGAGAAAGCCCTCAGTAAGTTTCAAGCTGGCGGAAGTGCTGTATTTGAAGACGTGGCTGCTGGTCTCAGTCAGCGAGAGACATACAGGAACCTAGACCGAAAAGGCGGACTAAGTGGCGCGTTTGATAAAGCGACATTTGAGGGTTTCAAAGAAAGCACGGATCAGTTTGGTGATTCTGTAAGTGCGTTTCGCGAAGCGGCGGAGATGGCAGCCGGGGCGATTAGAGCGAGAGCGGCATCGGACTCGGCAAAGGAATCGCCGTATCTCAAGGACCCGGCGACGCACCAGGCGAGCGAGACAACTGGACGCATGTACGACCGTGAAAGCAAACGCGGTCCGCAATCTGGACAGTCAGTAGAATGATCAAGACAATCGGCCGTGTGTTCATTGGTGGCAAGCAATTCACGACCGATCCGCATATTCAGCGGAGTTGGCCGTCGCGGCAGACTGTTCTTACTGGCATTAGTGGTGCAAGCACCGTGCAAGACTTTAACCGCTACGCGAAGGACATGCGGCTCGCCCTCACGAGTAACGGACAGTTCATCAATCAGGCATTCAAGGCTGTGCTTGAGGGGCTGTGTGCGGTACGTGGCGCGGTGTACGTTTACGTGGATTACCAAGGCATTGAAGGAACAGTGAAGATTCTTAGCTTCGATGCACAACCGACGTTCATCCGTGACGGGGACGGTGTGTTGTTCGAGTACCAAATGGAATTGAAAATCATGACACTGACGAAGCTGGACTTCGCTTCATACTCGGGGAGTTGAACAATGGCAGAGATTCGACACCTTAATGCGAACGGCTTCACGACGCAAGCGCAGCAGACCTGGGGGCCGTTTGTCTCCGGTACGATTGAGGTTCGTTCAGGTAAGGTGAAGTTCGGTATCGAAAACACAGGTACCCGCGTACTCGGTGCAACGCCGTTTGCAGCAATTGCTCTTGAGATTCAGCAGACGGGTACGAACGATGGTTATACGTTCTACTACACGGCCGAAGATTCGGCCGGCACGCTTAGTCGTCCGTGGGGCAACACTGTGGATGGTGCGCCCACGTCTCTGTTGCTTGGTTCTGGCGGTGTGTTCGGCGCGATAGGCACATATGGCTACAAGGTGACGGCGACAAACGCGACGGGTGAGACCATCGGTTCCGTCGAGGCAATCGCAGTCGTTACGGTCACGACGCAACGGGTTCAACTCACGTGGGTGCAAACACCAGGTGCGACGGGTTACAAGGTATATCGGACAGCAACCGCTGGCACGTATGGGGCAACAACACTGCGGGCTACCATTGTGGGCGGTGCGACAGTATCGTACATTGACGATGGTTCGGCGACCGCAGCCGGAACACCGCCGAGCGAGAACACGACCGCTGGCGTTGGTCCGACATACGGTACGGCGCCTGTTGATGGCAGTTTCAATCAGACGGATAAGGTGATCGCCGTTACTCCGGCCGGATTGGCGATTGGGCAACAGTGGTTCTATTGGGCGCAGATTCGTGTGCCCGCTGCGACGAGTGAAATCGGCAATCGGCGGACGTTGAACGTCACGCCCGTGGAGTCGTAAAATGGAAAGGCTGAGGTAACATCATGGCACTGCTAGTTCCGGACGTTGGCGAAGTTCAACTGCTCAGCTATGCGCTGAACAAGTTGACGCCTGAAAATCAAATCATGCGTCTGTTCAAGAACGATTACACACCAGTCGAGGGCTCGGTGCTCGGCGACTTCACTGAAGCGACATGGACCGGATACGCGCAGAAGTCATTGACTGGCTCAAGCTGGACAGTTGCCACAGTAGCGGGAGTGACGACAGGGACGTTCGCGGTGCAGACGTTTACGTCCACGGCGAATCAAGCGGCAGAGTTGTCCTACGGATATTATGTCCTGGGCGCGACGAGCGGTATTTTGCTGTGGGCCGAACGGTTCACGGACGGACCGTACGCTATCGCTGTGCTCGGCGACAACATCGCAATCACTCCAAAGATTACAGGAGCGTAAGATGGCCAGGATCAAGGCCGAGTACGATTCAGAAGCCCAAGCGATCACGTGCACCCTCGCGTCGCTGGCGAACAACGCGGCGCGGGAGTCCACGGCGATCCTCAATACATCCGTGCTGCATCTCGATGATTTGGTACAGGTGCGAATCGACCTAGCAGACGGTGGTACGATCGCTTCAGACAAGAAGGTGTACGTGTACGCGTACGGTACCGTGGATTTGACTACCCCGATCTACCCGGACCGTGTGACCGGCACGGACGCGGCAATCGTGCTCGACGCCCCGACGCAGTTGAAACTGATCGGCGTCATTGAGTGCGCCGCATATGTCACCGTCACGAAGACGATTTTTACGTCTGAGCCGCTATCGGTGGCAAAGGCGTTCGATGGTATCATGCCGCAGAAGTGGGGCATTGTCGTCGAGAACAAGACGAGCATTGCGTTTCGGGCTTCTGAAACGAACCAGAAAAAAATCTTTCAGGGCGTGTGGGCGCAGTCATAAAATGGCGATTAACGTTTGGCCGAAACATTGGGGTAGTAGTCCGGTATTGGGGATTCCCATGCAGGGGCATCCTCTGACACCGCGCTACGGCTTCATCATGGACGGCTCCGTGGCAGATATCGTACGAAACGTTCGTGGCATTTTAATTGCAGGAACGTGGGCGCCGAATAGTGCTCGTGGTTACTCGGGGACGGCGCGGAAGCACACAGCGACGACGGACCGTGTAGACATTGGGCTCGATTCTGAACTTCTGACGACAGGGCCGTGTTCTATCGTCCTGGGATATCAGAAAACAGACGCGGTTGCACGAGGCTCGGTGGCGTTTGGAACCACAACAGGCACCACGAGCACATGCGACGCATATGTTCCGTTTTCGGACAACGTGGTCTATTGGGACTATGGTGGAACTGCCGGCGGTAGCACCAGACTTACTGCTAGCGGACTCACGTTCGGGGATGATATTTGGGCGTTCACGCAAGGTCTGCGTGGCGCGGAGATTTGGCAAAACGGCATTCTGCGTGCAGCGAACGGTAGTAACAATGTAAGAGTCAATGCCGGCACCCAATTCATGCTAGGGAAAAACAACGCGGGGAGTGGACAGCTTTCTGACCTGGCATTGTGGAAATTCTTTTATATCTACCATCGTCAGATTCTTCGAAGTGAGATCAGTGATCTGGTACGGACGCCGTATTCGTGGGTTGAACGATGAGACCACTGAGGATTTTTTTCACTCCTAGCAGCAGTTTTACTTATGTGGCGTCGGGCGGTGTTGTCTTCGGTGGTGCCGCTGACACAGAGAATAACCGTGATCCGATTACCTACTCGTACACACCTACAGGCGGGCTCGCCTTTGGTGGCTCTGCGCAGGTCCAAATCTCGAAGAACTACAACGCATCGGGCGGGTTCGTTTTCGGCGGCACAGCCGATATTGTGGCCGATGTCACGCAGATTGCCTTCGACATCTTTCAAGCGTTGAATTCACCACGAACAATATTCTTTGACATCATCTCGTCGTTGGAACCGTTGAATGGGATCGAGGCGTCGTTCGACATATACGAAGGTGTTGCGGGTGCGATGATTTCGTTTGACATCTATTCCGAGCGTCTGCGGACGGCTCGATTCTCAGAGGACGTTCAAATGCCTGTGGCCGAAGTGGAGATTTCATAATGGCTGAAGTTCTCATAAATCACGTCTTCAACAATCCGCAGCCGGACGATGTGGGGCCGCACACGTATGTGAAACCGACTGATTGGAATGCCTCTGAAGTGTTCGGTGGCGGCGGTACAGACGGTGACCTTGTCACGTGGAACCCGGCGTCTTCGACGAAAGCATCATTCCGTACAATCGTCGCGGGCACGGGTATTTCGGTCAGCATCACGGCTGGACAGATTCAAATTTCGACGACGGTCTCTGGGGTTGGTGGGACAGGTACGGCCGGGAAGTTGTCGAAGTGGACGGGTGTATCCTCACTCGGTGACTCTATGGTCATCGAAAGTGCAACCGGTCTCACGATCGGGGGTGTCGGACCGCACGCTTGGGGCGCAAGTACGAATGCTAACGTACAGTTCTTGATTGCAGGGACATTCTCGCCTGCTGGCACAGGCAGAGCCTTCGAGGTTGGTTCGACTCTCAGCGGCGCCTCGGGGCAGGACGAATATCTCGTCAACATCAACGGATCGGTTGTGGCTTTTGGCTCGCCCTCTCTCCTGGCGGGTTTGCGGGTCGCTCCGACCTTTAGTGGCGGTACCCCTGTCGATACGGTCGGTATTCGAGTCGCATCCTTTACGGCGATCGGCACGGTGGCTTCGGGCATCAAACTAGACGCTCCGACTGGTGCTACTACTAACTACGCTCTGTGGGCGCCCACAGGAAACGTGCAGTTCGATGGTTCGATCGTTGCGGCCGGGAACGCGGCGAAGACTGTACGGACTGACTTCCAGATAGAGTCAAACTCCGGGCGCGGGAACTTCTTTGTTCAGGGTTCGGCGGACGGCGGCACCCACGCAGGCATTGGTCGAGCAGTGAAATTCATTGCGGCTGCTACGACCGCGTTCCCGTTTGTCATCTCTCACAGCGCGGCGCAGCCGGTCGTGTTCGGGACAAGCGACACAGAGAGAATGCGGATTGACAGCGCAGGGTCTTGGACCCTCAGCATTGCCGGGCCGCACGCCATCGGTGGCACTGTCGTTACTGGCACGCAGCTAACCTTGAAGGGTACATTTAGCCCGGGTGTCTTCGAGGTACGCGGACTAGAAGTAGCAATGTCACTCCAAGCAGCGTCAAATCTTGACGTATACGGATTGGTGCTGAGTCCTACCCTGATCGAATCGGGAGCAGGTACACACCCCAACCTTGCGGCTCTTAAAGTCGCTCCTTCTGTAACTGGCAATATTGCAAACGTCACCGATCTTTCTGGTATTTTGGTCAACACTTTCGTCGCCGGTTCAATCGGCACCACCACCAACGCGTCTGGCATCAAGATCAACGCTGCTCCTACAGGCGCGACAAACAACCGCTCATTGTGGGTAGCGGCAGGTAGTGTTGAAATCACTTCAGCCGGATCGCACGCTATTGGTGGTGTGATTAACGATGGGGTTGGATTCTATATCAGAGGCACATTCGCGTCGGCGCAGTCCTTCGCGCGGGCTTTGCAAGTAGATCAAACCCTAACCGCTACCGGGGACAACGGCAGCCTGGTTGGCCTCTATATAAATCCAGTGCTGACAGAACGAGCAGCCGGTACGCACCCAATTCTGGCGGGTATCTTCGTTCAACCGACCGTTATAGCCGGTGCCGCAGCAACAACTCTATTCGCGGGCATTCATGTCGCCGCCCTGGTAGCTCAAAGCGGGACGAGTGCCGCAGCCTCTCTGAATATCGACAGTGAACCGACCGGAGCTACTACCAACTATGCATTACGTGTCCAGTCCGGTAAGACTCTCCTAGTAGGTCAGACCGCCGTAGGGTCTCTTGGTGGTGGCGACGCGCAGTTTACACTCGCTGGTGCGTGGACCGGAACAACCCAAACAGAAATGATGCGAGCGTCTACAACGCTGACTGCTGTAGTGGGGGCGGGGGCTTTCGGACTTATCTTCGTCCCAACATTCGTCGAGGCAGGCTCAGGCACACACAGTCAGCTTACCGGCATCTATGTGGCCCCGACGTTCACGAACGGTGCCGGAGCGACCACGAATATTTTCGGTATCAATATCGACATGGGCGCAGTCGGAGCGATTGCCCCGACTACCGCCGCTGCGCTGCGCATTGCGGCCCCGACCGGCGCGACGAACAACTATGCGATCCTGGTAGCATCGGGCCTCACCTTGCTTGGCGGCGACCTGACTATCACTAAGACTGCCCCGGTCCTGACGATCGAGGGCTCGGGCGTCACTTCGGCCTTCGAAGTTTGGCGGACGAACGGCACCGACCGCTGGTCTGTAGGAGTGGCTTCGGGAGCCACCGACTTGTTATTTCAAGCGGGCAGCCCTGGCGCGACCGCCTTTCTGACATTGACGAATGCCGGTAACATCGCACTCTTCGCGGCCGGTTCGTTCGGTAGCGGCACCCTGGTGCTGTTTGTCGGCAACGCGACGACTGCACCGACGACAAATCCGACTAGCGGCGGCATCCTATACTCGGAGGCGGGCGCAGGGAAGTGGCGCGGTAGCGGCGGCACAGTGACAACCTTCGGCCCTGCCGAACCGCATTGTCCGACGTGCGGTAACGACTTTATGCATGAGTGGGAGAATGAGCGGACCGGCTACTTGGCGGTCTGCATGTCATGCTTGACTGACGAGATTGGCGCGCGGTCGTGGATCATCAAGCGCGCGGGAAGGGCATAAAAAGCCATGGCTTCTCTGGATAGGAAAGTTGCAGCGCTTCAAACGACCGATGCCGTGCAGGTGAGTGCGTTCACGTTCGCGGTGGCTGATGACACTGTCGTTTCGATCACGGCCAAGGTGACAGCCCTGCAATCGGGACAGGGAACCGGAAAGTCCTTCTGGCTATTCGGCTCAGCCAGGAAGGCGGGGGCGGCGGCAGCGGTCTTGCTAGGAGCCGCCTTGGCTATCGTCACTGCGCAGGGAGACGCAGGGGCGGTGTTGTGGGATGCAGTCATCGACCTGAGTTCTCCTAACCTTAGGATTAGAGTCACAGGCGTAGCCGCGACCACGATCAATTGGTTGGTCAGCGTTGACATTCACGTCGCACCCTAAAAAGTGAGGCCCTAGAGGCTCCATGGCGACCGCATTTCAGTTAAACGCATTCCAGAACCCGGAGACGTACGACCACTTTGGGTTTCAGGTTTCAGTCACGCCCATTGTAGGGCCTGATGGAATCGCCAGCGCGTTCACTATTGACCAATCAGTACAGATGGCGTCTGACCAGTGGGAGTTGGCACTCACTTCTTCGGAGCAGTGGCGTGCCCGTTCACGAACGAATTCGGTTGATTTGTCCACCGGTCTGATCAACGCACTCGGCGACCCTGATCTAGTCAAGCACGTCAAGGAGGGCAAGACGGACGAGTGGGAGTTAGAGTTCTTGCCGGACAAGCTGATTGGTCGCATGCGTGGGCGCGATGCGATGGCGTTTGCACTCGACACCGCACTCTTCATCTCATACGTGAGCGGCGGTGTGGCTCCTCCGGCTATCGACCCTGCGCTTCTGCCGCCCGGTCTACAGCCTATATTGGGAGTGACAGAGCGGCTCTACCTGCCGGGTCATTGGCTTGCATCCACCATCTGCCGTGACCTGGCAACGCGAGTCGGACTCGACATAAGCTATCAGGCGCCGGAGTATGTGTTGCGGGAAGACGTGGAAGTCAACGGACCAGCCCTTGGGGCGATTCAGCAAATCATTGAGCCCTTTACCCACTTCGAGCCGTTCAAGGTTGACGTGTGGGTTGAAGGTAAGACGCTGATGATTCGTCAGCGGCAGGGACTCGTCGAGAGTCCTGGGCCGCTCGGTCCGCTGCCGGGCACGTTGAACACGGTTTCCATCGGTGATTTGCGGGCGAACAGTCTAACGATTCGTGCACACTTTCTCGACTACATCCGTATCTTTCGGGCACTTGGTGCCGTGTTGGATTGTAGTGCGAGTAGCGCGAACAGGACGATAGGCATAAGAGATCAATTCACGGCTGGTGACTTCCGCACTACCATCGCCAAGGAAGTTCGTGTTCTTGACAAAGCGGACATGGGCTCGCAGACCGATGTTGTAGACCTGCGAAACGCCCACATGGTGTCCCGTGAAACTGTAGTGCATCTTCAGGACCCTTTGATTCTCGACGCGAATTGCCGCATCATAAACAGTCCACTAGACCGGGGCTCCCAAACACTGCTCGAAGAGGAAATCCAAGAGACGTTTGAAGGGCTGACTACTACTGCCTTTCGACAGACGAAACGCATTACGGTGACTAACGTGTACGACAACAACAACTTCATGACCGGGCAGGACACCGTCACTGAGGAACGAGATGCGACCGATCCCGCGTCGCAGCTTCAGGTAACTAAGCGCGAAAGCCAAGTCTTCAGCGACAACGGTCCTAAAATGTGGGGGGCGCGTGCGACGAAATGGTCAATCGACAGCGACGGTACATCATCTGTTGATTCTGTGCAGTCGGCTCCTGGTAGCGGTGTTCGTCCTGGTGGTCCCGGTCGTGCACCCGTAGAGACAGCGACAGATTCACAGCGAGCGTTCAAGGCGGCGATCATTGACAATTTACCAGGGGCTAAGGATTTTTCCCTGAAGAACGACAACCTGAAGCAGGACCAAATCGACATGATCTATAATCAGGCGGTCGCGTCATCGGGGGCGCAGGAGTACGAAGTCCAGTTCGTCGCCGCGCAGATTCCCTGGATCAAGAAAGGGCAGATGCTCAAGATCACCGGCCTGGTGTACGAAGACGGAGTGACGCCTGTGGATTTGCCTAACATGCTCGTTCTCGACACCAGAATTGTCCACACAGAAGAGTCGTCGAATCCGACTTCGCTTGTGCAAATAAAAGCGGTCTTTTGGTCGAAGACGTGGGGGCAGGGATAATGCCAGTCCCACGAGCTACGACAGCAGTTACGAAAGCCGGGGCAATAGGGACCACCACGTTTTCCTCCGGTGGAGCGGGCTGGATACTGAAGGCTGTGATCGTGGGCAAAGTCAGCGACCAGAACAACACGTACTATCTAAATCTGAACGGGTCCATCGTGCGCGCGGAAGCCTCGATCGACGCCCCCCTTGATGTCGGGCACACAGTATGGGTAGGACCAGGACCTACCAAAGGCACGTATGTGATTCAAGGAACGGGTGCGTAATGCCCGCGCCGAGAGCGATCACTCAGATACAGGAAGCCAGAGTTGGCACAAAGATCACGAAGGAAGTGGTCGAAGGAGTGCAGGGCAACCGCTACCGCATACACGGTGTGTGGGTGCCTGGCGCAGATACGCAGGCAAAAGTAGGGGATGTTGTGCACGTGCAGTGGTTGACTCATACGCGTGAGCTGGATACCCCACTCAGGATCGTCAGCTACAATGTCAGACGCGGCAGTGTGTTCTTACCTTCGGAGGAGGGACTAGCACTCGTCGAAGAGTTGTTCGTGGACGTACCTACTGGAGAGGTTTACTTCAGGAACAGCAAACAAATCACAAAACTCAAAGTTCGTGAGTTGCTCCCGCGCGATCCCGACTACGTGCAGTTCGGAATTGACGGCGTGTATTTTGTTGTCAGAACTTCAACACCGTTTACGCCCGGCAGCTACACAATCGGGCAGACGCCTCTCTATCATATCTTCAAACTGAACCGAACAAGCGGTACAAAACACCTGTCTGCCACGGCCGTCGCGACGTTCGTGCGCACGGAGAGTCCCGTCGCGAGTAATCTGGCCTTAGTTGACGTACGTCTCGTCGGGGCAATGACCGGGTCGTCGAAATGGGCTCAGGGAACCACAGTCCATCCAGGCGGAATCGGGGATTCAACAGGGACCAGCATCAGCGATATATCCGCTTCGGCTTCGCAGGACATCACTCGAACCATCCATTTGAATGTAGCCAATCACGACGGAACCAGTCCGTTCTTCTTCAAAAGTCAAACTATTGACGAAGTGCATGTAAACGAGGCGGGGGATCTGCTCATTGTCTTGAGTGTTCAAGTAGACCTCTGCATGAACAAAGAACACGGCATTGGTATCATCAACCCGCTGACCGGCCTCGTCGGCACCCAAAAACTTTATGTAGAAGGCGCAGAGTGCGTCTTCACCCCAACACTAGAAGACTTCGGTGTCGCTGATTCTGATTTCTCGTACCCGATCGCCAGGTCTCATGTCTTCGTAATCAATAACACGCTTGGGGTCATTCTCTTCCGTTCCTGTCCGCCGATAATCACGAAAACCGTCACCTCAGAATACCACCAGTTTCGCGGAGCACAAACCCACCTTTTTGATTCACTAGGCGCGGAGTTGTGCGGAATAGCTCGTTTCGATCCGGAAGTTTGGACTGGAAGTGATGCAGGAGCACCCACAGTCGCTTTTGGAAACATTGGGGTTCACGGTCATCTTGGCAAGTCTATTGATGGTTGGGATACGCGCTTAACCTTCATCGGAAACCCGGCGACCTTTTTCACCACGGTAGACATTGCTGACAGTAAATCTTTAGAAATGGCATACGGGCCAAGTGGCGCATTTCCTCAGGGAGGACTCAAAGTCACTTACAACCGCACTCTTCGACAAATCAATCACATTATCCAGTGGGAGATCGCCGGGAGGTTTATCCCTCGGCTCGTCAAGGACAAGGCGGGTGTCGGAACTGTCTTTCTCCGCGCGAGAAAGGTGATACAAGGGGTTGGAATCGCCTATGAGGTGGGCGCCTTTATGTTGGACCTAGAGACCAGTGTGCTCACCACCATCCACCCGATGACCGCCAGCCCGGTCGGAGGCCAGTTCATCGGCAGCGACATCAAAGTCGGGTTCGATGACATAACATTCCCTTGGCTGGACTATGTTTCAGCACAGAACGCGACGGCGCACGAAATCCTGATGCGTGTACGGTACGCGCCGGACGCGACAAATGTGACAGACGCGATCGAAGTATACAATCGCGACACAGAAGTTCTTCGAGTGTTGGACACGGTCACAACAGTGCAAGGAGACGAGACGCATCTACCACCAGACCCCGCGCTCGCTCCGATTCTGGCGTGGACCAAACGACAATTCGCGCTTCTACGTCCTGACTTTACGTTTTGGGCCGCTGACGCGGATATGGACCCGACTGAACAAATCTTTCCTGCACCAGCCATAGATGCGGAGAAAGACGCGGACATTTTCCTGGACATCAAAAAAGCAAACGTACCAGGCTCGACTCTTACGATGGGAGTACGACCGAAAGAGTTTCGTGATGGTTCAGTTCCTAGAACCGCTGGAAAGAGAAAAAAGCTACCGACGACAACGCCGCCTCCTCTTCTCGTACCGAAGAGGCAGAACGTCGTCAGAGACTCTAACGAGCAGCAGGAAATTTATCCTGGGCCGTCGTTCAGAACAACCAAAGCAGGGAGCTAAATATGGTCATCACAGCGCAAATTCCAAAGGACCGCATCGGACACGGCACGATCACCTGGGAAGGTGGCTTCGGCCGCTGTCGCGGCAAGGCCGACAATCAGAAAGCCTCCGAGCACGGCAACCCAACCCGTGACCCCCGACGCCCGTGGGGCGATCACCCTGCCGGCCACTATGTCGTGACTGGTGTTCGCACAGTCATCGTCGGACAGGATCACAGTTACGGCCCGGTGAAGATCGACATTCAGCCTGCCGATCTGTCGAGTGACGACGAGTGCGCGACGCGCGAGAATGCCGAGGGCGGCGACGATGGTATTTTGATTCACGGGGGCGACCCACAAGCTGATGGGGTTTCTCTCCGAGCGACCTACGGCTGCTTGCGTGTCTCGAATGAGACAGCCCGCGCGCTTGCTCTGGTGATCAAGGCCGCGATGGCAGCCGGCGAGCACGTCGAGTACAACTGCGAGGCAGCCTGACCACAAAAGCGAAGCAGCCCGTTGATCCTACTAAGTAGGAGGGCACTACCCTGGACTCTTCTACTATTGAAGTCGGACCTGTGTGGGCTCGGTTGCGTGGACCTGTCGGACAGGTGAACTACGTCCGCGAGTCTCTGACGCTCGACACGCCCGGTGTCGAGTACATGCGATGGAAGGTCGGTGACGGCAAGACGCGCTTCCTGCGTCGCGGTGATGTTTTTCTGTCTGGCCTCACGTGGCGCGTGGCGCAGATTCTTGTCGGGGGCGGCTACCCGATGCCCACCGTGAAGTGGCCGCTTGTCATGGAGCGCAAACCGTGGACGCCAACACCGCTCGACACGCGCGGGTACCAGGAGCCCGCTGTCGTGAAGATGGTGCGAGCGCGTCGTATGGGTGTGCAATCACCAACTGGTTCGGGCAAGACGATGATTGGCGTCGAGGCTGCGCGTCGCATCGGGCACCGCACGCTGTGGCTCACACACCGAAAGGAACTGTTGGCGCAGACAGCCGACGTATTCCGTGACAGCCTCGGCATCGTGCCAGGTATAGTTGGGGCGGGCAAGGATTTCGAAGGCGACGGCCGTCTCGTGATCGCATCGGTGCAGACGCTCGCGCGCATGCTCGATAAGAAGCGTGGGGCTCCTGACACAGTAAAGCCGTGGCTCGCTGACTTCGGCTGCGTCATCGGAGACGAAGGGCACCACGCATCGGCGCCGACGTGGCAGGACATCTTCGAAGCATGCACGAACGCCAACTACCGTTTCGTTCTCTCCGCGACACTCGACACCGGCAATGAAGTGAGCAACTGGAAGATCGAGGGTGCGACCGGACCGACATACATCGTCGCCGAGACAGCGGACCTGGCAAGGCAAGGCTTCCTCGCCATGCCCCACGTGATCGTTCTTCGAGTGCCCACTGACACTTACCCGTCATACGAAGAGATCAGGGATGTTGTCTGCCCTGGCTGGCAAGCCAACCCTCGCGCCTTGCGCTCCCTTGGGGCCAGGCTATTCACCGAGACGTACGAACGTGGCATCATGAACAATGGAGCCCGCAACAGCATGGTCGTTCTAACGGCTGTTCAGCACGCGACTAGACAGGAAAAAGTTCTCGTGCTATGCTCAAGGGTTCCCCATGCGGCGGCTCTCATGGACGATGCACGACGCCTGAACCCCTGCCCCGTGTATGTACTCGACGGCGGGTGTAACGACCTGACACGACAGGCGACCCTGAACCTGTTCAAGCGTGGAGCCGGCGCAATCCTGTTCGCCACACCGTTTTTCCGAGAGGGAGTTGACATACCACAGATCGACGTGGGGGTACTGGCAGGTGGTGGGCTCTCCGACGTGGCCGTGACTCAGGGGCTCGGGCGGGTGCTTCGACCACGACCCGACAAGGCTGAGGTTCTCTGGTACGACTTCATGGACGGCGGGGCTCTGACCGACCGCCCCGAGAAGGACTACCTTCGGGTACACTCCGAGTCGCGCCTGGCACTCTACACAACTTCAGGCTTCAAGGTGGAGACTCGCTAATGATCGGAAGAGCATGACCCGCTACTTCTGCAAGGACTGCGGTGCACGTCAGGGAAGCAAGCGCGAGTTGAATGAGCACGTGTGTCGAAAGCGGGTCAGGAATGAGATACCCGAGGGTCAGGAACTACCGCCAGTTGGGGTCAGGAATTTGACCCAACCACTACAGGAGGGGGTCAGGAACCTGACCCTTGGTGGGTCAGGAATCGGGTCAGGAAATGAAATCCTGACCCGAGAATTATCTAATGAAGACGATACGTTGTCTAATGGCGCGGGGGTCAGGAATGATGAAAGTCGTTGTCCTCCTCTTCTTGATCTCTCTAAAGAGAGAGGAACGCACACGGGTCAGGAGTGGTGTGCGATCTCTGATCCTGAGCCGATCAAAAGTGCCCACGCCCGAGAGCAGGAAGCCATCGCATACGTCTCGTCTCGGACGGAGTACCTGACAGCGTGGGAGAGATCATTCTTTATTGGGGTTCAATTCACAAACCAGACTCTATCGAGCAAGCAGAAGTTGACCCTGTTCGAGATCGAAGCCAAGATCAAGAGTCATGAGCATGGACTCGAAGAGTGGCGTGAGGCTGACGCACGGGCTCAGCACCCTCTGAAGAAGCTACAGCCCGATCACCCGAAGGCTGACTGCAAGTATTGCCAGGCCGAGGCTGAATCAGCCGTTCAGGCCAAAGCCGATTTCGAGGAAGACATGGCCGAGTTGCTTGTGCTCGGGGAAGAGATCAAGGTCCGTCGTGCCCGTGAGGCCCTACAAGCCTCTAGGACGCGTCCAGGACACCGACCCGCTGGTAGGACCCTCCTGGACTCCTCAAAGCGGCGCATTACCCCCAATCCGCCCCGATTTGCCCCCAAGGAAGAGGGACCCGCCAATGCCTGATCGACAGTTCACGGACGGAATCGCCCGGCTGGTCCTGGTCGCAGCGGTCTATGGCGACCTGTTGACTGCCCTGCCAGGAGCCTTCGCCCCGGACCTGTTCGGGGAGTCGAGTGCCCGCCAGAGGATCGCGGAAGCCGTCGCGCGGTACGCTGAGCAGTACCCTGGCACCCGGCCGGCGCCGGAGTTCATCGACGACCTGATCAGTAAGGATATGGCGAACCGGAGCGAAGCCGAGCAGGATGCCGTCGCTGACGAGTGGGGCTTTGTCCAGGCGGCAGACCTGCCCGAAGACACGGGCTACCTGTATCAGCAAGTCAGGGAGTGGATCGAGTTTAGGCGGACCCGAGACGCTCTTATAGCCGCCCGGGAAGTGATGGACAAGGACGGTGGGCTCGAAGAAGCCCGGGAGATTCTAGCGAAGGTCGAGCCGCTGAAGCCGCGTATCGAGATCAAGCAGGAGATTTTCTGGCTCCGCGACGCCGAGGAACGGCTGACCCTGTGGCGCGAGGGTATCACGATGGGGGAGCGCATCCCGACCCGAATGTCAGCGTTCGATGCAGCGGTGAGCGGTGGACCGACGAAGAAAGAGGCGTGGTATTTCCTGGCCCCGCCGAAGGGGGGCAAGACGACGTTCCTGCTGAACGTCGCACGCGGTGCTGCGCGTGGTGGTTACGGGGTGTACTACAACACGTTCGAGATGCAGGGCATGCGCACCGCGCTCCGCTTCGATCAGATGATGGCGAAGTCAAGACGCGAAGAATTGGCAGGCAAGGATGGTGAGATTGGGAACATCGCCCCCCTCGAAGCGGCGATCAAGGGCATGACGGCAATCGGGAGCGGAGAGATCGTGTTCACTCGCCGCGCAACGCAGGCGAAGAGCAGCGTGCGGCAGACGGCGCAGGACATCAAGCGGCTACGGAACGATGGCGTGCAAATCGACGTGGTCGTCTTCGACTATCTGAACATCATGGGTGGCTCGAAGAACGAGTCGGAGCTACGACGCGAGTTGTTCGGCATCTCGTATGAGATCGCGGACCTGGCGCAAGAACTGGACGTGCTTGTGTGGTCGGCGGCCCTCGTGACCCGGCAAGCCGTGGACAAGTATCCTATCCGCAAGACAGACATCGCCGAGGCGTTCGGTGTGATCGCAGCACTCGATGGTGCCGTCGCCATTTGCTCCCCGCCTATCCTCGTGGCGAACAACTTCCGCCGACTGTACATCGCAGCAGCGCGTGAAGAGCGTGACGAAGTGATGGCGGGTGACTATCTGGTCGAGTTCGATCGAATGCGTATTCGACCCGCCGACTCGCAGCGCGTGGATCAGCTACTCGAATCGACACGCAAGCGGAAGAACGGGGAGGAAACGGAATGACCGACGACCGCCGACGTATCGACCTGGATAAGTGGCTTCGCACTCGCGTCAAGATTTTGAATGATTCTGGTGGGCGCGGCTTCGACACAGGAGTGCGCACGTACAATTGCCCGCTGTGCCGTGACACGAAAGGACGCGGCTGGTCGAACGTCGCGTACTGGACGACGGGCTGTTTCAACATCGGATGCGTGGCGTGCGAGCGGCTGGAGGGTGGCGCCCTGGAATTGGCGCGACGGCTCGAAGGCATCCGTATGCGCGCCGACACGTTCATCTTGCTCAAGAACAAATTCGGTGTCGCGCGCCCGATCGAGTACAAGCCGCTCCCGCGACAGGGTGACGATTTCGTGCGCTGGCCCGAAGGCATGAAGCCGCTGGCCGGCCCTGCTGATCCGTGGCGACGAACCTATCTGAAGTTTATCGAGAAGCAGTGGGGTATCAGTGAGGCTGACGCGGAGACGTGGGGCCTGGGCTACTGCCTGACGGGTTACTACGCGAACCGCGTCATCATCCCGATTGTGATGGACGGCGAGCCCGTCGCATTTCAGGCGCGGGCAATTGTGGACGTGAAGCCAAAGCCAAAGTACCTCACGAGCCGGCACGGCGCACAGGACGACCCGAAAGCTGAGTGCTTCAGGAGCGCGAGCGCAATCCTGTTCAACTACGATCGCGTGAACGAAGGCGATGAAGTCCTGCTAGTCGAGGGGGTGGGCGACGTGATGGGCTGGCATCGGGGCAAGCCTGATCGTAAGCCCGTGGCCGTCGCGATGCTCGGTATCAGCCTGACTCCCGAGAAGCTGAGCCTGCTCGCGGCGAAAAGCCCGAGCCGCATCATTCTCGCGGTGGACGCCGAGCCTGCCGCGCAGAAGCAAGCTGACGAGATGTTCTCGACGCTTCTCGATAATGACTTGCCCGTGGTGCTCGCGACCTGGCAGGGCGGGAAAGACGCGGGCTCAGGTGCCCTGCCAGTCGAGCGCGCGGCAACACTTCGAGACGCGGACTTGAACCGACTGCGGTAGAAGTGCCTGTTAAATAAGCGAAATCCCCTTCCGGAAACCCTAAAGATTTTTCTTGTTCCCCGCCCCCACTATGCTATTATGAGTGTGTAGTCAGAGCAGCAAGACGCCAAGTAGGTGGCAGAGGCGATCGAAAGTACGAAGCAAGCCACCGAGTAGCGTAGAGCGCAGAGGGCGCGGCACAGATCCCCTCAGACGCGGCTCTGGCTAAAGTCACGCGGCCAACCTCTAGGGCACCGGGCGTGACAGCGCATGCCGCCACGAGATGCGCAACCGGGGGCGATAACAGGGACCCAAACCCTGCTAACCGCGAGGGGTCTTAACCCGGACGATCTAACAAAATTGAAATTAAGGGGGAGCAACCCATGAGATGCGACGATGGCAAAGCAACGGCGATCAAAGACACGTTCGTGGTCGAAGGCAAGCGGGACGAGCGCGGCGAGAGTTTCATCTCTATCGCAATCGACCCGGCTGATCCTTACGGTTCGTTCAAGCGTCTGCCTGCGGGCGTAGAGTTTGAGGGCAAGACGTACGGCAAGACAGGCTACGACAGCGACAAGAACCTGGCCTACTACGCGACGAGCGCCCCAATAGCGCGCGGGAGAAAGTAATGCTGATCAACGGGAACGACCTGAACCAAACGCAGCGAGCGCAGGTGCTTGCCGTATTCATCTATCGGCACCACGCAATCGGCGCGGGCCTGTACTACGCCACTGAGCGGGCGTGGCTGACCGACCATGCGTTTCACTTCATTAAGAGTGGTGCGCGCCTGGCGTTGAATAAGCGGTATGCCGAGTGCCCGACGACAACCGCCGCATCGCGGCGAAAGGGGAACTGACATGGACAACATGCACCCGGTGGTGATGATCAAAACAAGGGGAAATGACATGGACAATATGCTCACGGTCGAAGAGGTTGGTCTGATCATGCAGGGTAAGCCGATCCTGGCGATCAAGTCTGTGCGCACCAGGCTCGCCCTGGACCTTCGTGACGCGAAATACCTGGTCGATTCGTACGCAATCGCGATGGGCAAGCGGGTCGAAGACGTTTGCCACTATTGCGGCGGCGCAGGCAAGGTCGGTCGTTACATCTGATGCGAGTGAACATCAAGGCGATCCTGGCCGACCCGGCGAAGCGGCGTGAGTTGATGGTCAGAGCGATCATCTCGACGCAGGCGGTAGAGGGCATCGTCACAACGCGAGAGCAAGCCGAGCACGCGTACGATACGGTGCAGGCTGAGAGAAAGGCAAAACGATGAACTGCCCAACAGTCGGTTGTCCTAAAACGCTTCCTTATGGGGAGCCCGGTCACACGATATGCTGGACTCCAGTGCTCGACGTAGAGGCAACCTACGCGGTTGTGCCGTGCCCTGACTACGGCAGACCGTTTGCGGTAGTGGACCTGAATCGCGACCTGGTCATCAGCAAGCACAGTGATCAGTTGACCGCGATTCGAGCAGCGAACATCCTTAACAGGAAGGGGAACCTACTCTTCCCCGAGAGAGGAATCTAACCCATGCACTCACTCGAAACGATCATTGCCCGCAACGCCAAAGCGGCTGGACGCGAGGGCGCCCACGCTGACAGCGACGGCGACGACAGGTTAGCGTCGGCGATTCATGCCGCCGCGACCGAGCACGGCGCGTCCGCGTTCTGCGGCGTGTGCGTGTATCCTATGATTGACCACGCGGGAGCCGACCACGATTTTGTGGTTGTCGCCCACGACCCAACAGTAGACAAGCCGGACCTGAATGACGAGAGCTACCCTTGGTTCGCCACTGGCTACCTCGACGGTCGCAAAGACGGCTGAGCCGAGCGAGCAGTGAACCTTAAACGAGCGGACGGTCAAAGGCGAGTAAGTGCTGGCTCGCCCCGCTCACAAAGGAAACAACAATGCCACGTATCGCGTACGCGAACATTCTCAGAGAGTGCCAGTGCGGTGCCCCCGCCACGGCGGGTCGCTACTGCCACGAGTGCAGAGACAACGTGAGAGAGCAGGACACCTACAACGGCCGCGTGGTTGCCACGCTGGTCGAGCAAGGTGGAGGGCAAGCGTGAGCAAACATGTTCAGGATGTGATGGACGCATTGAAGCTAGCGCTCGAAGCCAAGCCGTTTCCAGACAGCGCGGCGTTGTCTGCTGAGCGGACGTTAGAAGCCAGGTGGTGTGGTCGCTGGCGGCTGGTGCAGGCGGGCATCACGTTCAAGGTTACAGCGGTGCGCACTGGCAATGTGCACTGTCACTCGCGTGTCGGTGGACCGGCGACGATCAAGGTTGCTGACATGGAGTTTCTGACAGCGAGCGGCGAGTTGCAGTTCATCGGGAAATAACCCTAGTAGGCTGTTGATCCTACTAAGTAGCGGGAGGGACTATGGCTGAACTGAAGCATTGCGAGAAGTGCCGCATGAGCACCGCGCACGTTGACGGTGCCTGTCAGCGTTGTGTCTTCCAAAAGACAAAGGGCAAGAAAAAGCCGATGTCGGCTGAGGCAAAGTCGAAGCTGAAAGCATTGCGGGAGTGGCGCGCGGGGAAGCGTGACACGGACCCGAGACTTGAACCCAACAACGGAGGGAGCTAGACCATGGAACTGCTGAAAGCATTCAAGGCCGCCCGCGTGGCGGCGGTGCCGATTGTCGCCGTGTCGTGCTTCGACCCGGCCGACGTGATCAAGAAGATTCGCGCGTCGAACGAAGAGGGCGCGAAGACGCCGATCCCGCTTGTGCAGTGGGATGCAATGGACGGAATGAAGGGCCTGAACACGGCGGGCAAGGCGGCGGTAGCTGCCGTGCTGAAGGGTGACGAGAAAGACTGGCCGGGCATGACGAGCAACCCAGGTGCCGCGCTCGGGTTCATGAGCGAGCTACCCGGCGAGCAACGCGAGGGCGGTCGGCCGGACGGTGCCATTCAAATGCGCGGTACGATCGTGTTCGCCCTGAACCTGCACAACTACTTCGAGGATCGGCCGAGCAAGGAAAACGCGCCGATCGTGCAGGGCGTGTGGAATCTGCGGGACCGGTTCAAGGCCAACCGGCGCACGCTCGTGGTGCTCGGGCCTGGCTTCAAATTTCCGGCTGAGATCGCGAATGACGTGATCAGCCTGGACGTGCCGATGCCGACCGACGAGGAACTGACCGCGATCATCGCCAAGGAAGTTTCGGGTGTCGCGGGCCTCGCTGCGCTGGACGAGAAGACGATGCAGTCCGCCGTTGATGCGGTGCGCGGGCTGCCGAGCGCGTTCACGGTCGAGCAGGTATCGCGGATGTCCATGACGAAAGAGGGCATCGCGATCGACGAGTTGTGGGAGCGGAAGATCAGTACGATGGAGATGACTTCGGGCCTGAGCGTGGACCGGGGAACCGAGACGTTCGATGATGCAGGCGGGCTGGACCAGTTTAAGACGTTCGGTCTGCGGCTGGTCAAGAGCGAGAAGTCGCCGCTTCTGTACGTGCGCATTGACGAGATCGAGAAGTTTCTCGGTGGACTCGGTGGTGGCGGTAACGCGGGCGACAACACGGGCGTGTCTCAGGATGCGCTCGGGGTGTTCCTGCGCGAGATGGAAGACAACGGCTGGAATGGCCTGATCGCACTCGGCCATGCCGGCGCGGGAAAGTCGCTGATCACGAAGGGCCTCGCGAATACCGCCTCGAAGCTGACCGGGCGGCGGGTCCTGAGTGTGGCTCTGGACCTGGGTGCGACGAAGAACAGCCTGCTCGGTAAGAGTGAAGAGAGGTTGCGCACTCTATTCAAGGTGCTCAAGGCGGTCGGGGGTAAGCGCGTGTGCTTCATCGCCACGTGTAACGACCTGGACGTGATGCCGCCTGCTCTGCGTCGGCGGTTCAAACTCGGTATGTGGATGTTCGACTTGCCGACCCGCCCGCAGAAAGACGCAATCTGGAAGATCAACCTGACGAAGTTTGGTCTGAAGAAGCCGGCACGGCTGCCGGACGATACGGACTGGACTGGCGCAGACATTCGTAACGTGTGTGAGCAGGCCGATCTGCTTGGTTGCTCGCTGGACGAGGCGTGCAACTACGTCGTATTCGTCGCGAAGAACGACCCGGACAGCATCTCGCGTCTTCGGGCCAAGGCGGACGGGAAGTACCTGGACGCCAACCGGCCTGGTGTGTATCGGGCCGCGCGACAGGAAGAGCTAGTGCCGAGCCTGGACGCTCCAACGCAGGGGCGAGCCAAGGTGAGCACGGACGAGGAAGTCTAACCGAGTGGAGGGTGCCCGGGCGCAAGGCAGGTAACGCGGACACCGCTGAAGGCCGAAAGCCTGAAGGCGACTAGGTGCCGCCCCGTAAACTCACAACGGAGGGAAACATGGCAGACAGTTTCGAGATTCAGATTCTCGATGACGGCACGATCAAGAGCACGACGGGTAAGGTTGGCGCGCAGAACCACCAGAGTGCCGAGGGCTTCTTCGGGATGCTGGCCCGCGTGATGGGCGGCAAGACGACCCGTAACCGTCGCGGCGAACACGCTCACGTGCACTCGCACGGTGAGGGCGAGCAACACGAGCACGCGTAACCTTTAACCGGGCGAGAGCCTGAGACAGGAGCCACATATGAGCACGATCCCAACAACGGCAACGGTCATGGAGCAGAGCGTCGCGTTTGTCCTGGCCTTCTCACGCCCCGGCGTCAAGCGGGTCGTGCGGAAGTCGCAGGTGTCCGAGAAGAGCGAGGGCACCGACAACGCGGTTGTCGTGGATGCCGACAAGAGCATGATCAACGTCGGCAAGGAAATCATTGACTCCCCGCAACTGCGGGCGATCATCTCGCGCGATGGCGCGGTCCGCCAGTGGGTGAAGGCGCGCAGTCTGCCGAGTCCGCTGTTCAAGTCGGGTACGACGATCGTGCCGACTGTGCTCGTCGAGGCGGTGTACGAGTACCTCGAAAAGTCGAAGGCTGATCGGGACGCCGACATCGCGACGTTCCTTGAAGCCTACCCTGGCCTGGTCGAGGAAGCGAAGACGAAACTAGGGCCGCTGTTCGACGCTCGTCAATACCCCGCCGCGACGGCACTCAAAGGCGCGTTCGAGATGCGGTGGAACATCATCGAATTCGGGACGCCCGGCAAGCTGAAGACTATCAGCAAGGCTCTGTACGATAAAGAGCGCGCCAAGGCCGAGGCCGAGTGGGCGGACGCCACGTCGCAGATTCGCAACGCGCTTCGCGTGGCGATGGCGGAACTGGTCGAGCACATGATCGAGAAGCTGTCGTCGGACAACGACGGCAAGGCGAAGACGTTCCGCGATAGCATGGTCAAGAACCTGACCGAGTTTTCCGATTTGTTCAACGCACGCAACCTGACGGGCGACTCGGAGTTGGCAGCACTCGTCGAGAAGGCGCAGAAGGTCATGAGCGGCGTGGACGCGAAGTCACTGCGGACTGACGCCGACATCAAGCAGCGTGTGGCTGATGGTTTCGCGGAGATCAAGGCGAACCTCGACACGATGGTGATTGACCGCCCGACGCGGGCGTTGACGATCGCTGACGAGGAAGTCTAACAGCGGGACGGGCGGGGGTTCCTGGGCACCAGGTTCAGAGACGGGCACCGTCTCGCCCCCGCCCGGTACTCATGGAGGGAACAATGGCAGCGAAAGATCGGACGCGAGCAGGCGCGTACATGATCGCAACACCTTCGGTGCGAATTGCGCATCGACACTACACGCATCTGTGTCCTGCAACGGGGAGGCCGTTGACGTTGTCGTGGTTTGATTCGCCGTGGTTTGAGATGATGCGGCGCATGGTGAAGGGTCTGAGACGATCTAACTGAGAACGAAAACGAGACGGGCAGCATGGCGTTGCCCGTTCACAAATGGAGATGACCTATGGCAGTGAGTGACAAGACAGTCCGGGGCGCGTACGAGATACCGGCCGCGCAGGTTGCGCTACAGCATTACGCGCCGTGGTTCGAGTTGCTGCGAGCGGGCGAGGCTTTGGTTCAAGGGGGTAAACATTTACTCCGGGCGTTGCGCGCCTGGCGAAAGAGGGAGGGTGTCTGATGCCGTGTGATAGCGTCGTCCTGAACACAGTCGAATTGGACAAGGTCGGTGACCACGATCTACTCGAAAAGGCTCTGGCTGGAGAATTCGGCACCGTGCGCCGCAACGGTACGACGATGACGTTCACGTACCAGGGACGCACAGTCACGATCCGCAACGGCCGCGCCGAGTCGAGCCTGAGCGAGAGCACGCTGCAACAATTGGTCGGCCAGGTGAAGCAGGCGTACAGCCGCGAGGCCGTGCACATGGCGGCGAAGCGGTTCGGGTGGATGATCAAACCCGGCAGGGACAAGAACAACTTCACGGTTGTGAAGAACTAGCATGTGGCCGGGCGAGTTTCCTGACGATGCGGGTAGTGCCAGTGGTGACTGGACTGTCCGCCTGGTTGGCCGTGCGCTGATTGAAGCCACGGCGGCGAGCACGGGTAAACCGTTCATGGCGCGGATTGTAGGACGTGACAATACGTACACGTGGCAGCGTCAGTGGCTCAAGCCGAAGTGGGAGTTTCCCGCGCGCAACGCGAACCCCGCCGCGATCGTGCGGCTGGTCCTGCCTGTGTCTGCTGTCGGCAAGTTGCCGGCTGCTCTGGACATACGGTGGGGGCCAGCGACGGGCGGCACGGGTATCGACGTGAAGAACGGACAGGCGTTTCGCTACTGCGGGTATCGTAGTCTGTTTATCCTGGACGCGGCTGGCTTGCGGCAGGCGACTGAGCAGCACGTGACGTGGCTGCTCGACGAGGGCATCGTGGTTTCCGGACCACCACGTCGTGAGCCGGGCTCGCGCCCGGTGCTGAGGTTCGATGAAGAAGTTTGACGGGCCAGCGGCCTGAGAAAGGGACGGCAATGGCGACAACGGTAGAAAAACGACAATTCAAAAGCAGCCGCCCCGGATCGGCGGCACTGTATACCGCCGTCGTGTACGACGACGGCACCGCGTCCTGCGACTGCCCTGGCTGGCGGTTCCAGCGTTCAGGCCAGCCGCGAGGCTGCAAGCACACCGCCACCATGTTGACCGGCACAACGGTCAAGGTGGTGACGAACGCCGAGATGGCGCGCATGGCGTTGCGTGGTGAGCAGTTCAACGTGATCAAGCGGTGGACGATTGCGCAGAGCGGCGCACAGATGGTGAGCCTGCGTATGGGGGAGAGCGCGTCTGCCGAGCAGACGGTGCGTCGGATCATGAAAGAGGATAACGCACCGCAGTCTTACCCGGCGCGACGGGATCGCTGGTCGCAGGCTGAGGGGAAGTGGGTGTCGGTGCCGAAGAAGATGACGCCCGAGATGCGCACGCCTGATCCACTGGCGGCGCGGGACTTCTTTCCGTCGAAACCGAAGCCGCAGACGACGCGGCGTGCAGAGCAGATCGAACAACCAACACGAGCACGCCTAGCGTTCGATGAAGAGGTATAGTCATGATAGTTCTGAAAGAGATGGACCCGTTCAAGCTGAAAGAGTACGTGCACGCTATTCAGCGGTGCGGTGATCACCCGTTGCCGGGTCTGACCGACAGTGACGTGCTCGACAAGGTTGTTGAAATTCTCGACTGCTACATCGAATCGGCCGAGACGTACGAAGACACGTCGTCGAAGATCATCTTCCTGCTCGACGATGGGCGGGTCGGTGTGTTCGAAGAGTGGTCCGACTCGTCGGGTCACGGCTGACAGTGCGGCGCATCGTGGGGGCTGTATGCTTCCAAAGACGCAGCATGCACTGAGGGCAAGCTGGTATGGGATGAAACCGCGACGCTAATCGAGCGGCTGCAACGGGCGCCGATTGCGTTCGATGAAGAGGTATGATACAGCGGGAGCCGTGGGTGTACGGCTTGGCGGGAGCCTGGCTGTCAGGCAAACCTTAACCCTGCCCGCACCGCTGGTTTTCGGGGAATCGTCTAGCGGCCAAGGATGCCGGTCCTTCAAACCGGAAGACGCGGGTTCGAATCCCGCTTCCCCGACCACGTAAGCGATGGGCGAATTGGCTGAGCCCGCCTGTCTGTAAAACAGGCGCAGTGACCCTGCATGGAGGTTCGATTCCTCCCGCTTGCACCATTCGGACGGGCGTCGTGTGAACGTCGGCTAGCAGGAGTACAGGCCGAGCAGCCGCGATGAAAAGATCGTGAGGCAGTAGGGAGCAGCGTTGCCGATAACGACCCGTTAGACACTCGTTCGTCGGTCGGCGAGTGGTTGTACAACATAGTACGGCGTGCAAGGCCGACTCCAAAAAAAGGGAGGATCAACAATGGACATTGAACTGGACAAACCTGGCGACCCTCACTGGCTCTCAAAGCCAAAACCACCCGTGTGCTCGTGCGAGTTGGACCGCGCACCGACGTGGCGTGACGGCAAGCGGCTGGACCGTACACCGATCGCGAAGTTGTGCCCGATGCACGCGGCGGCACCGCGAGCGCTCAAGCTGCTCGCTGAGGTTCCAGCACTGGAGTCTGATTTGTCAGGGTGCGATGTTGCCTGGCAGAAGAAGGTGCGGGACCTGTGGCGCGACTTGGGGGTGACACAATGAAAATCCTCAAGGGGTCGATCACGACGCTGATGTCCGAGGGTTACATGACGTTGCAGGTGCCAACTATCGCGCTGTCGCTCGACGGCATCAAGGCAGAGATGGCTGAGGCACCGGACGATTGGTTCATGTTCGTGACGCGCGAGCGACTGGCCGTGGGCAGAGAGCAGGGCTTCCTGCATCTGTCGCCGAAGGGTTACCGCGCCAATCTCGACGCCATCAAGGCGGCGTGGGAAGCCTGCCCACTGGATCGGCGCCGCTCTGGTCGCTACACGTCGGGCCGGGAGTGGGATGGTAACGCGAAGGGCTGGCAAGTCGTGTCGTGGGCTGCGTTCCAAGCCGAAGCTGAGATGTTCTTCGCCGTTATCCAGAAGGGCACCGAGGCCGAAGAGATCAAGACGCGCGTGCGGACGCAAAAGCTGTATACGGCCGTCGCGACGATCCGCGATCAACGGAGAGGAAAATGACACGAACAATTCCGACGCACGTTCAGGTCAGTCAGTGTGACCACCGGACTCTTGGGGTGTGCTGCTCCGCGTGTCGTGCAGGCTACGTTCAGTACATGGACACAGCCTTGTGGGACCCGGAGCTAATCGAGCGGTACATCATCTGGCCCGCGCTCTATGACGAGCGCGGAGGGGAGGCTTAATACATGGAACTAGGAAAGCGTCAAGCCTGGGAGATCGTGATTCTCATTCTGCTCGGTATCGTGTGGGCCTCGCTCTGAGGGAGGAAACCTTAACCGGGGCGGGATCGCCAACCCTCCGTTTTATCAGGAGAGAGAGCCATGAACAACATAGACCTGATTTTCGTGGATGATTTCGAGATTGTGGAACGGCGGGAGGTAATCGAGGCTCTGGACTTCAACGGTGATGACGACAGTGAGGGTGCTTTGCGTGAGGTAGCGGAGAGGATCAAAAATCCTGGTAGGGGGCTAGTCGGGGGTCGTGCGCGGGTGGTAAAATAAAAGAGTAGACAATCAACCTTTAACAGGCCGCTAGGCGCAAGCCGTATAGGCCAGGGAGAATGAATAATGGCTCAGCTATCCCCCGAGCAAGAAGTCCGTTTCGAGCAGTTTCTCATGTCTTACGAGTTGCAGATGCGACTGCGCCGCATCGTCAAGGCGCGGACTTACCGTCACGGTCAGGGACCACGCCGCAATCGGCACGTCTACCTGGACCCCGATGATCTTCAGGCTGTTGCGCACGCCGCCGCGTACGAGATTTTCTCGAAGTATGATGGTCAGGTTCCCGAGGCTGAGTTGCTGCCGCTCACGGTCACCGCTGTAGTTCGTCGTCTAACTAACGAGTCAATTCGGGCGCAACGTCACGGTGACGCGGATGGCATTGTGTATGCGTTCATCGACGCCTTGTACGGTGGTGCGGGTACCTATACCGGGGATGAAATGTCGATCAGCGGGCGGGTGAACGCCGGACGCGATGACGAGCAGGACACGGAAACGCTAGCCGGTGACATTGCTCAAGCTGTTGGCGAGCCTGACGCGTTGACTAGACTTGTCGTGCGAGAGCGCATTGACGCGGCTGTCGCCGCGATGACGCCGTCAGAGCAGACCTTCTTCAAGAAGGCGGTTAAGGCGGGCGGAATCGGCGGACGTGGACGCCCGACCACGGTTGAAAGGAAAATGCGGTCAATCCGCTGATCCTACTAAGTAGGAGATAGTATCAGTGCCCCGCCACGGCGCAACCGGAGCGGGCGCGTGCAGCCAGTAAGGTTGCTCAAGGGCGGCAAGTCTGGCCGGGGCATCGCGTACTAAAATTCAAAACAGGAGGATTCTATGACTACACGGACTAAGATCATCGCGGTTGTTGGTGCGGTTGTGCTTCTGGCTGTATCAGTAGCAAGTGCTTACCTCAAGGGTCAGACAGTTGGTGTCGAGCAGGGTCAGGCGTCCGCTGTTGCGCAGGTGAAGCAAGCGGACGCACTCGAAACCCGTATCATGGATTATGTGCTGAAGCGGAACCCGGACGCGACGATTCGGGACTTCTCTGACTTCCCGCGTATTCTGCTCGCGGAGAGCGCGGCGGCAGGCTTCGACTTTCGCATCGTCATGGCACTGATCGACAAGGAAAGCCAATTCAATCCGCGCGCCATTGGCAAGGCGGGGGAGATCGGTTTGATGCAGGTGCTACCCGCGACTGGTGCGCTTGTGGCGAAGAGCGTCGGGCTGTCGTATGAGCCCGCGAAGGGCACCAATCTTGGAACGCTCGGGGTGCCGCGCTACAATCTGCGCATCGGGGTCAAGTTCCTGAAGGATCGTGTGGACGAGTTTGGCGGTGTGAACGCGACTGCTCTGCGCGCGTACAACCGTGGTAGCATGACGGCGCGCGAGCATCGACCGCTGGATCGCTACGCTGAAGACATTGCGATCACGCACCTGATGATAACGCAGAAGATACCGCAGGCTTCGGCACCCGCGCCCGTAACGGCTCCGGCTCCGGTGCTTCCAGCACCGGCACCCGTACCTATCGCGCCGACATCGCCGTCTGTGGCTGCGGAGTCACAATACACTCTCGTCGCTCGGACGAGTGAGAAGACCTGGATGCGCGTCCAGACCAGCGGTAAGATCACGGATGAAATCGTTCCGGCCAATGCAATCAGGGAGTGGAAGTCGAACAACCCGATCGTCGTCTCGGTTGGCAACGCTGGCGGTGTCAGCTTGGAGTTGAACGGTAAAACACTTCCGCGTCTTGGTGAGCGGGGGCAGGTTGTATCGAAACTAACTCTGCCCGAGATGGCCCGGTGAGAAAGGTGAGCGGTGGCGTCAACGGTCCGGTGCGACCACCACAGCCGCCGACTATCGTCACGGTCAACCGTGGCGTGATCGACAGCAACCGCAAGCGCGGCAAGAACGAGCCGCCTGTACGCGCGGCTCGGGGTAAGTATGGCCGCGTGGTCTACGGGCACGTCATCAAGCTGAACACCCACGGGGCGCGGGTATGGGTCGAAACTACTGCGCGGGCCGAAGTGGTCCGTTGAAGGGAGGAAGTCAATGAAACAGTTAGACAGATTGGCTATTGCCTGGATTAGAAGCAACCCCGGTCAAGAAGTCAAGGACGGAGATAGAGAGAGGATTGAATCTTTTGGTGTAGAGCGCGGTATTCTGTCGCCGGATTTCCTTCCATTGACGATGACATCGTTCACTGCAAACCTGACTGCGTTGAGAAGCAAGGGTGTTATCAAGCATCCTTTTGGTAGTAGTCGTGGGTGGTACATGGCCGATGCGTCGGATGCTGCAATCGAGGATGCTTTGTTACCAACAAAGCAAAAACGAGCGAAGACGTTGGGAGCGTTCAGTCCTGCCCTTCTTGAACTGTTCGAGGAGTCTGAAAAGAACAGAAGACTCTTTGCCAATCCTACTACCCCACGTCCAGACACTACAAAAGAGCGTGAGGATATTTTCAAACAGTACGGCGGTGTGTCCGCCATTGGCGACTACAGCGGCAACACGCTGCGTTACGCGGAGCGTTCTCATTTAGCAGCCGTGGGAGACTACAACCTGACGGGACTGCCAGTGAACAACAGTCCTGCTAACGTGTTGCCTGAACCAACCGAAGTGAATCAAGCCCGCTATTATGGGGGTATCGTCCTTGAAGAAACAGAAAATGGTGGTTTGATTTATAGGGTGCTTGACGCTGCGGCCCCGGAGCATATTCGGGCTTATTATGACGGCGAGCGACCTCGACTGCCCAAATTTTTCATCACTAAAAAGGATGAAAGAGTTCCAGCTTTGCCGTTGGTTCTAGTTCAAGTACGGTTTGCGGCTGCGCTGCGTAATTTCATTAAAGGCCCCCGATGAAGTTGAAGGCGAAGACGCCAGCGCTACCGTGCGAGGGCTGCCCGTACGAGTCGAGGCGGTGCAAGATTACGCCCGTGATCCCCTCTGCTCCTCGTCTGCTAGTGGTCGGTGACGCGCCTGACGAGGGCTCGGAATTCACCATGACCCCCTTTTCCGGACCTGAACAGGAATTGATCACTTCTGCCCTGGCTGCCGTGGGGTACGGTGAGGCGGATGTGGCCTACCTGAACCTGACGCGCTGTAGGGCGGCAGGTGATGACTTGACCGGGCCGGTGCACCTGAAGGCCGAGAAGCGTTGCCGGAAATTCCTGGAGCCTGACCTGACCCGCACAGAGGTTTCCGGAATACCCCTACTTTTGCTCGGGGAACGTGCCCTACACCGTTTCTGGAAAGAGGAGGGCCGCAAGCCGACCGTGGGCGCCTACCGTGGACTGTGGATCGAGGCCAAGCAAATCACGCCTGGGCGTAAGGCGTTCGTGGCGCGGCATCCGCGCGAGGTTCTGCGCGACCGCGCAATCGACGCACGTTCTGCGGAGTTTAAGGCTGATATTCGCCGCATGGCTGTCAGCCTGACTGACGCACCGCTGGCCCTGATCAAGCGTGAAGTCTATGCGACCGTCCGCGAAGCGCGTGAGGCTGGTTTCTTCGAGCGTCTTGCTGCTTTGACTACACCGTGGGCGTTCGACATCGAGGCGTACGACGCCGTCGAGTTCCCGTCCCGCAAATTCGTGTCCACCGATCCCTGTCACCCGGACTTTCGTTTGCGTGGTATCGCGTTCGCGTGGGCGACCGACGAGGGCGCGTATGTGGACCTGAAGGAAGCCTCTGAGAGCGGCGATCTGCTCGAAGCATCTGAGGCACTGACACCGTGCTTCGCTAGCGATGCCGATAAGTGGGCGTTCTCCGGGCACTACGATGAAGAGGGTGTGGTCTACACGAAGGTCGCGGCGGACGGTGTGCACAACCGGGCTGGCGATGGCATGCTCGCCATGATCGCGCTCGGCGACGGTACGCACGATTCTCTACGCCTAGAGAAAGCCGTGGTAGACGTGCTTGGGAAGCCTCAGTATTGGCAGGGCTTCGATAAGTCCATGATGCGTGATGTATCGCTGGCAGACGTGGCTGATGGAGCGATCGGCGACGCCTGCTACACGTTCGAGTTGTGCACTGATCTTCACGACCGCATCCGTCGCGAAGACTATCTGCTATGGGGGAACTGACTGTGGCTGACACGACAAATCCGAAGGACTTGCTCGGCGTGAAGAAGACACCGCTCCGTCTCGTACCGCCCGCGCTGAGCATCTGGACTGCGGGTGTGATGGCGACCGGCAAATCGAAGTACGGGGAACTGTACGACGTGTGGGGCTATGACGGCATGAACTGGCGCATGAAGGCCGTTCGCCTGTCGGTGTACCTCGAAGCGATCGAGCGACACCTGAACGCCACGAAAGACGGGCAGTGGTTCGACGAGGAAGACGGCATGCCGCACGTGGCGCATATCTCGGCGTGCGTGTGCATCATCCTTGACGCCTGGGCATGCGAGCAATTGATCGTTGACCTACCGCCGCGTGGCACAGCAGCCGAGCAGATGAAGCTGGTCGAGAAGATTCTCGCCGAGCATGCGGACATCCTGACTGCGCACGAGACGAAGCAACGGGAGCGTAAGAAGAACGAACCGAAGCCTGACATCGAACACGAAGAGCACGACGGCGTCGAGCAGAACGCATGAAAAAGAAAACGCATCGGAAGGTGCGCTGCTGGACCTGTCGTCGCATGATCCGACGCTATAATGGAAACTGGTGCTACGGGTGTTTGCATTATCAGTGTGTGACGTGTGCAGGTGCGGGACGCGGGCACGCTCGGGGGCTTATGCAGTGAAGCTGGACACGTACTATCGCCAAATCCTAGTGCCGGCGAACGTCGCCATCTCGGCGATCCGGCGCGCAGGTCTGCCGATTGACGTGGAGCGCACACGTGAGCTACGCGCCACGTGGACGAAAGAGTTGGAGATCGAGAAACGGTTCGTCGAGGGCGAGGCTGCGAAGCGTGGCGTTGTGTTGAAGTACAGCGACGACAAGCACGGCATCGCAGCGAAAAAACTCTCGGACTTCCTGTTCAAGAAGCCGGGGCTCGGGCTCGACTTCCCGGAGCAGATGAAATCTTGGGAGATGCGGCAGATGTTGATGGAGGGCCAGAAGTACGACTTCTCGACGGGCGCGGAAGTGCTCGCGTGGTTCGCGTCGCTGTCGGTGCCGAAGCCGGATGACAACCCGGTGGTGCGCTCGGTCCTTCGTGTGCGCTCGCTGGCGGGCTCCATCTCGAAGTATATGGACAAGTTCGAGCGGATGCAGCGCGCGGACGGTGCCGTGCATGCGTCGTTCAATTGGGCACTCCGCACGTCGCGCATCTCGGCGTCGAATCCTCCGATCCACGGCATCACAGAGCGGTCGGATGCGTACGTCGCGGCAGGTATCAAGTCGTGCATTGTGCCGCGCGTCGCACCGTACCGCGTCCGTGAGTGGGACCCGAAGAAAGGCAACTTCGGTGGATGGGACCCGCGCAAGCACGGGTGGTGCGGTCGGTGGGACATCAGCGGAGCCGAGGCGGCGATCCGTGCCGGCGTGCTCACGTTCCGATACTGTGAGCAGCCGGAGCCGATCGCGTGGGAGTACATTCGCCTGGGTAAGGACATTCACGGCAAGACGGCGAGCCTGATCTATAACGTACCGGACGGGACGTATGCGAAGGGCTCGTACGAACGCGATGCGGTTGGCAAGCAGACGTTCTTTGCTAAAATCTTCGGGGCCAACTGGCGCACTGTGCAGGGCACCATCTGGAAGAAGGCTCGGCTGTGGCTCCCTGACGATCAGGCGCAGAAGACAGACACCAACTTCGATAAGGGCTACCCTGGCCTGGTCGAGCTATACAACTACGACAAGATCACCCTTGGGCAACGGGCTGCTGACTCGCCTAACAATGTCGGCTGGTGCGTGGACGCATACGGTCGTCGTCGCTCAATCCCCCTTCCGGAGGGGGTTTCGTTCGACGAAGCCTACGCGGGTGCGTGGGGTGCGGACCCGAAGTTCCCTGGCTATTCGTTTGATACGGGGAACGAGCGGACCGAGAAAGAGATGAAGCGGCAACTGAACCACGCCTTTCACGTCATGGCGAATACGCCGACACAATCAATGAATGCCACGGACAATTTTTGGATGTTGGCTTTGGCGTACCACGGTGAGGGCCTGGTCGAGGAGATGGGCGGGCTACAGGTGCCGTCTATGTGGGCCGCCGAGGGTGTGCAGTTCCCCGAGGCTGCCGGCTGGCAGATGCACGAGGGGGCCGGTCCTGGCGGGCGCCCGCTCATGGCGTGGCACAACAACACGGTGCATGACTCGGGCTGGTTCGACGGGGCTCCGGGGCATATTGAGCCGACTATGATGCTCCTGTGGCGTCGTTGCCACGCGTTGCCGCTCGACTGGCGGCTCGAAGCTGATGTGCCCTACCGGATCGACCTGAGCGTCGGACCGGACATGGCGAACCTCTGTGACTACAATCTCGTGGCGAAAGAATTTGGTCTGACGCCCATGCCGAAAAGGTGAAGTATCATTGATCCTACTAAGTAGGGGGACGAACGTGTCTGACATCAAGCCAGTACCAGTGACCGTGAACACGAAAGGGTTCGACTACGACCTGTCCAAGCAGGCCGAGATCGCAACCAACTACGACGCCTTGAATGAGGCCCTGGCGACCAACCCCGGCCGCTACGCCGTGTGGGGTGTGCTCGAAGCGAGTGCCCGCAAGGTGCACGAGGCCCTGGAAAGCAAGCTGGACATCCTCGAAGCGGAACTGTTCGAGGAGTATCGCGCGTCGATCGGCTCACCTGTGGACGCCATCAAAGCGAACGTCAAGAAGGACCCACGCCGGGTGAAGCTGCAAGAAGATGTCCTCGAAGCCAAAGCCAATGTGGAACTACTTCTCGTCGGTCGCAAGACAATCGGCGAGCAGAAGAAGGATTCATTGCTCGCTCTAGCCTCGAATATCCGCGCGGAGATGCAAAGCCGCATCGGGAACATAGGCTACGTGAGCGAGCGACAGAAGCGCGACCTGGAAGAGCGCGCACGGGGAAGTCGTGGACCCGCAAGCCCACGGCGCAGCGGTAACTAAAGCCCGATAGGCCGCAAGGCATAGGGGCAGAGGGGAAACGAGTCATGGCAGGTTTGAGTGCGGCAGTCAAAGCGGAGATGCAGAAGCGGGCGCAGGAAGTGAAGGACCGCCAAGCGGCGGGTACATTCACGAAGAACTTCTCACTCACCGGCAAGAACGCGATCGTCGAGCCGGGCGGGGAAGTGATTGTTCGGTTCGGTCCACGGTGGACCATCGCACTCCTGGTCAACGGAAAGCTGGCGATGAACCCGGAGTACAAGTCCGGCGAAGAGCCGATCTTTGTCGGGGCGTGGGAACACTGGTGGGACACGGCGGATGGCAAGACCACGCACGAGTGGTGCCCGAAGACGATCAACCGTGAGGCCGAGTGCCCGGTGTGCATCGCGGCGTCGATCCTCATGAAGAGTGCCGAGGAGAGCGAGCGCAAGTATGGCAAGCGCATCGCGGCGAAGGAAGTGTTCATCTTCAACGCGGTGGTTGGTGTGCCCCGCAAGCTGGCGGACGGCAAGGCCGACCTTCGCACCATCTCGGTGCCTGGCACCGTCTATACTCAAGTGTCGGACATCATGACAGGTGGCGAGACGGAGTCGTTCGCTCGCGGCAACGTGGGCGATCACGCCGAGGGTTACGACCTGAAGTTCACGCGTCCCCGCAAGGACGGCAACGACAGATGGGCTGTCACGTGCGCGCCGAATCCGTCGCCGCTGTACGACGCGAAGCAGGCGCAAGCGTTCGCGGGCTGGCCGGGCATGCTGGTCAACCTCGAAGAGATGCTGACGAAGGAAACGAAGACGGGCCTGGAACTGTTCAAGGCGTACTACGGCCGGGACCCCGAGGGCGACGAAGTAACCCCGGGCCTGGCGTCCGGTGCTCCTGCTCCCGAAGTCGAGCCCGAAGCAGAGGCTCAGCAGGAAGCCGCGCCCGAGCCAATTCTCGACGAGTTCATGCCGAAGCCGGCAGGGATTCAGACTCCCCGTAGCACACCGCCCGTGCCGACGCCACCGAAGGCGACGCCACCGGCTCGGTCGGCTTCGCGTACAGGAGGTAGACGGTAACAGTCGCCAGCCGTGGGGCCACGGGGCGTCTGCGATAGCCCCGTGAAAAATACCACGGCCCGGTTCAAATGCGTGACCTGACTGATACGTCAGCCAGCCGGGTTTTCCCCGGGGTCCGGTTGACGTAGTGACCGAAGCGCAGAGGCAAGACATCATCCGGGGCGGGAGTGGGGTCAGGCGCCCTTGCGGTGGTGCTGTTCACGAAACGTGAAAAAGGGAGAAAGCTGAACATGAGCGCAGACGAGAGAAAAGCACTGATCAAACTCGGCGTCGCTGCCGTGAAGAGATCGTACAAGGGTTCCACCATCGACATCGCCACGCGAGCGCTCGAATACCCGAGCGTGTTCGTGAGTACGGGTGCGTTATCGCTGGACCGTCTGTTCTCGGGGCGCAACCCTGGCGGTGTGCCGATCGGCCCACGGTTCGGGCGCACGGTGCACATTGCGGGTGAGTGGTCCACCGCGAAGTCACTGATTCTTGACCATCTGTTCCGCTCTGTCATTGTGGACCTGAAAGGGCTCGCGGTGTGCACGGAGACGGAAGGCACACGCGACCCGCACTTCGCCGACGCGATCAAGTTGCCGCTCGACTTGCTGACGATGCAGCGGCCGAAGTCGTTCGAGGAGGGCTTCGACATCTTCGAGGCTTGGCACGACGCGATTCGTAAGGAAGACGAGGGCATTCCGATCCTGTGGGGTTGGGACTCACTGGACTCGACGGAGTCCGAGAAGAGTGCGGGCAAAGCGTTCACCGATAGTGGCGGCTGGCACTACGGTGGCGGACGTGCGGAGATGTTGGGTGCTGGCCTGCGACGGTTCTCGGGCATCTCGTCGAAGTACCCGACGACTCTGGTCATGCTCAATCAGACGCGTGACAACGTCGGCGTGATGTTCGGACCGAAGAAGCGAACCCCGGGCGGCAACCCGCCGCACTTCTATGCGACGCTGGAAATCATGCTCAAGGGCTCGCCCCGTCCAGACGGCGGTTTCGTCCGTGACGCGGTGAAAGAGATGGGTCTGACGAAGGAAGCCGAGAAGCGCTTGGGCTTGGCGTATATCAAGGACGCGGGGCGGGTACGTGGTCGGTACATTCAGGCGAAGGTCACGAAGACGAAGATGGCGTTGACGTTCGACACGACGGCGGACTTCTACGTGGACTTTCAGAAGGGCATGAATCCGTGGGAGGGCCTGCAAGAGCGGCTGATGTTCGAGGGTCTGCTCGGCACTGGATCGGACGGTATGTCGGACTTCGATATGGCCGGCAAGAAGTTCTCCAACAAGACGGATTGGCTGAAGTGGCTTTCCGAGCGACTGAACAAAGGTGAGTACGAGGAAGTGGGCCTCGGGGTCCGTGAAGAGGAGAAGCCAGATGCAGCGGTGCTCGAAGCGTAGTCTGACGTTCTGCCGCAATCGTGTGGGCCAGAACCGCTACTGTGTGTGCGGGAAGCCTGAAGGTCATGGTCTATCGCGCGACGAGCGTGATCCTCAATTGCACGCGTGTGCGTGGTGTGAGGGTGACTTCGTTCAGGCACAGACGAGCGAGGGCGGCGCATGAAGGTGCCACGCCGGGGTAGTGTAAGAGCACGCGCCCGTTCCACGGGTGTAGAGACGGTTTCGCCCGTTCCCCCGGCTCCAATTTCAACTCCGCTGTTTGAAATAGACCCAATGAAAATTCGTATTGTGGCTGCGCCAACTTCTGAAGTAGCAAAGCTCCAGCCGCTTATGTCGAAGGCGATCTGGCGTCCGTACGGGAGAAGGCTTGCTTTCAAGGTCGTCTATGACGATGCGCTTTTGGGTATAGTGTTTCTTACGTGTCCAGTTATTCAATTGACAGCTCGTGACCAAGCATTTGCATTTGCTACTAACGGGATGCTTCCGCTCCCCGGAAAAGGACAGCGAGATTCTAAAGGCCGAAAGCGCACAGATATTCTGAAGCACTATGCAGAAATGTCGATCTGTGTAGGAGCGCAGCCGATCGGGTGGTATTGGAATTTGGGGAAGTTATGCGCCATGCTTGCGACCACTTTATCGGATGAATGGCGAGAACATCTGTGGGCAAACGCCCCGCATCATGTTGATCTATACGGAATCACGACTACATCTCTGAATGGAGGAAAGTGGAGCGGACGCGGGACTCAGTACAGTAGGATTTATAAATACCTCGGAGAAACCAAAGGCTTCGGCCATGAACACATTTCGGAGGAACGCTATCAAGGCATGCTCCAGTGGATGCGCGATAATCGCGTAGAAATTCCTAGTTCAAAATTCGGTGCTGGTAGTAACCCTCGGATGCGGCGTATTCTAGCGTACCGCAGGGCGAGTGGGGATAACGAGGTTACTCTGAAGCATGGTAAGAAGCGTGGTGTTTATTATGCTCAAGCGCGTCCTACGTCGGAGCGTCCACTGGTCATTAAGGAGTGGTACGAACGTTGGGGAAAGCCGCGCTATGATCGGACCAAGAATCTTACGGCTCCGTATCAAGATGGAAAAAGTACCCGACAATCTACTGGAGACAAAGTATGAAGATCGTCGTTACGGCAGACGTGCATGTGCATCCCTACCCTATCTGTTCCCGTGACCACGGCGCGGATCGTTTGCGTGATGGGCTTGCGACGCTTCGACAGTCGCTTGATTTAGCGATGAAGCACGACGCGCTCTGGATCATGGCGGGCGACTTCAAGATGCCGAAGACAAACTGGCCGCAAGAGGCCCTGACGGGGGCGCACGAAATCCTTCGCGAGTATCACCTGGTCGCAAAGTACATGATCGCAGGGAATCACGACGCACTCGGGCTCGGTGGTTCGGGTCTGTCGCCGTTCATGGACTGTGTGACGGTTATTGAGCGGGAGGCTGAGGAACATCGCGGCATTTTGTTCGTGCCATACGGTGCGGACCTGACTCCGGTGAAGAAGAACAAGCACCTGCCAATCGTGTCGCACGGGTTCATCAAGGGCGTGTTCCTGGGTCCGGAAGACGTGAGGAAGCCAGACAAGGGTGTGGACATCGAAGACTACGGTCCATTCCCGGTAGCGTTCTTCGGTGACATTCACAAGGCGCAGTACCGTGTGCCTGCTGATCCGACAATCGGTCGCAACGCGGCGTGGTTGCCGATCAGCAAAGCCGGGCTCGTGCGTGGTAAGGGCCTGGGCGGTCCAGGATGGAAGGGTGAAGTGTTCTACCCTGGCTCGCCCTACATGCAAAATTGGGGTGAACGCAACGACGGTGTGAAGGGTTTCCTGGTCGCAGACCTGAAGACGGGCCAGGTGGACATGGTCGAGTCCAACGCGCCGCGCTTTCTGCACGTCGAGCTAGTTGACTGCGAGATGCTGCCGAATGACCTGATCAACGCTGGTACGGAGAACTTCGTGCGCATCATCACTGATTCCGCGAAGTGGACACAGCAGGCTCTCGAAGCAAAGGGTCTGACGTTCCGCTCGCTGCAAGTCATCGAGCGTCCACGCGCCGAGAAGCGGACAACACGGCCAGTGATTCACGCGGGCATGGACTTCGACGAGATGATGTCCGGTTACATGAAGGCGCACCCGGTGCCGGCTGGTGTGGACGAGGCGCAAGTGGTGAACGCGATGCGCAATCTCTACAGGGGCGAAGCATGATTCGACGCGTGATCGGGAAGAATTTCCTCCCGTTTCGGAACCAATTCGAGTTCCCACTCGACAACCTTGGGCTCGTCGTGGTGCGCGGTGACAATCGCATAAGTGCCGCCGCGAACGACAACGGCTCTGGCAAGACGAGCATCCTGCACGCAATCGCCTGGGCAACCTGGGGCGAAGACTTGCTCGGGCGCAAGGCGGATGCCGTCGCGAATCGCTTCACCGACGACCTATGCTACGTGACGGTCGAGCATGTGGACTCGTTCGGTGAGTGGGGGTATACACGGACCCGGCGACCTGGCGGGCTCGAAGCCTACGGGCTCAATCTGCCCGAGGGTTCGGACATGCCCGTCGTCCAGGCGGCAATCGACTCTCGCCTGGGCTTCGGGTTTCGCACGTTCTGCAATGCGGTCGTGTTTGGCCAGGGCGCGTTCGAGCGCTTCGCTCACGCGGATCAGGCTGAGCAGATTCGGATGCTCGACGAGATTCAGGGGATCGACTTCAGTGACGCTCGCAAGCGCACAAAAGCATGGCGTGACAAGATTGTCGTGCAGATGGGCGAGATCGAGAACGGTCTGCGGATGGACTCAGAGGCTCTTATCGGGGCGCGCAGCAACGTCACAACACTGAGCATGCTTCGTGATTCGTACGAAAACACGAAGTGGCTGGCGGTTAGTGGTCTGAAGGTGAGGATGCTCACCGCCGTGGACGCGACGGCTCGGGCTGAAGCCGACGCGAAGGCGATTGACGAGAGCGGGCGTCTTCTGGCAAAACTGCGGATCGCGGATGCGAAGTGCACGGAACTGGAAACTGTGTTGACGCAGGCGCACAATGACGAGAATTTCAAGGGTGCGATGCAGGACGAGGCCGGTCGGGACCTGCGGAAATTCGATGATGCCCTAGAAGTTCTGTTCGGTAACGCCGTGTGCCCGGTATGTCGTGCCAAGGTGGACAACGCGCCGAAGATCAAAGAACGGTTTGCCAAGGATCGTGCTGCTCTGAGCCGCGCCGCTGAGCGTACAGCGAAGGACTATAAGGCAGCACTCGGGGTGACCGCCAAGGCACTTGAGGCACTTGAAGCGGAGCAGGCGGTACGGGCGCGGGTAGCCGGCATTGAGCCTAACCCGTTTGGTGCGGACGTGGACGTGTCGAGGCTGATCATGCGGCTGGAAGTCGAGACGACTCCGATCGCCCGCAAGAGGCTGGTGGGTGTGGCTGAGCAAGCCCGCCGCGATGTGCTTACCCTGGGCGAGAACATCAGGAAAGCCGAGGCTGAGAAGTGGGACGGTGCTGACAAGTTGCAAAAGGTCGAGGAGTCTGTCGTTGCCCTGACGGTGCGAATCGCACGGGAGCAGAGCCGCATGGACCGGGCCGGTGTGGCGGTCGATATAGCCGAATATGCGACTGAGGCGTTCTCCGATCGGGGCATCCGTTCGATGCTGGCAGACGGTGTAGCCGACTACCTGAACGAGCGCATGGCCGAGCACCTGGGGGTGCTGACAGCCGGCGAGGCGAAGAATGTCATGTCGTCACAGACGGCTCTGAAGAAGGGCGGCGCCCGTGAGCGCATTTCGTTCACGCCGACCTGGGCGTGGGGCGGTGATGGGGTGGACACTGGCTCGTCAGGGCAGGACCGCCGTGTGGACTTGGCGACGTTTGCGGCTGTCCAGGACTTGTCTGAGAGCCGGAGTGCCCGACCGTTCCCGTTCAAGGCGTACGACGAGCCGTTTGACGCGCTCGACAGTCGGGGCAAGGAAATGGCGTGTGCCTGGCTGAGGGCTCAGGCAAAAGAGCGGACGGTGTTCCTTATCACGCACTCTGAAGAGTTGGCAACGCTAGCCGAGCCGGATCAGGTGTGGACGATCGTGCACGATGACAATGGCGCAAAAATCGAAACAACCGTTGATCCTACTAAGTAGGAGCAGTTAATCACTGCACGGGGCCGCGCCGATCAGCGGTAATGGTCAAAAAATGGAGGGGTGAACATGGCGAAGACGGGCAGAGGCAAGAAGGCTGCGAAGCGTGGCGCGAAGGCGAGCCGCAAGATCGGACGGGGCGGCAAGCTGGTCAAGGCTCCGAGAACGGGGCCTGGTGTCGGCATCGAAATCGTCGGTGTCGAGCGAATCGAGAGCTAGCCAGAACGCCGACTGGAGAAGCCCCGGCCTGACCTGGGCCGGGGCAACTATATCATGAAACCGTGGCGAATCCTGCGAGAGCAGATGGAAGCGCGGAGACGCGCGGAGGGGAAAACTGTGACACTGTACCTGGACCTACCGTACCGGACGAAGAAGGGCGAAGAGCAAAACTTCCTGGAGCCGTTCGAGATCGAGGAAGTGAACGACAAGATCAAGGCGATGGCGACGCTGGTCGGCCCGGACCAACTGGACGAGGCCAAGCGCAGAGCGCGGGAGATCAAAGACGAGTACATCGCGGCCATCGGTTCATTCGCGCCGCGTATCACGTCTTACCTGCTCCGCACGGCGGTCGAGCTACGCTACCGCAAGGATACGCAACAGGGACCACGTGTCGAGGTTCCGCGCAAGGGACCCGAGAAGACGAAGCCTGGTGTGTGGTGGGGAGAGTTACAGGTGCAACTAGAAGATTACCCCGCCGAGATCGACGTGCCTGTCGTAGTCGCGCAGTGGCTTGTGGCGACCTGGCAGGACGACAAGGTGCAGAACGGTCTGAACGAGAAGGTGCAGGCGTGGGCGAACGTGTTCGACGCCGAGATCGAGCGGCTGAGCACGGAACTGACGGCGAAGAAGCCGGAGCCGGCGAAGGCCGAGTAGCGTGTCACGCACCAACTGGAAGCAGATCGAGCGGGATGCGGCGAGTCTATTCGGGCTCGCCCGCTTCCCCGCGAACATGGGTGGGCGGATTGATTTCGGTCCGCGTCACCCACAGCATGCGCCGTTTATCGGCCAGGTGAAGAATCCGAAGGTGCAATCGTTGAATGTGCTGACGAAGCTGGTCGAGGAGATGGATGCCATTGCGGCGAAGGAAGCCTACTCGTACTCGGCGAGCGATCTGGACGGGCGTGAGCATTTCGGTGTGGTCGTGGTAAAGTTGTCGAATAAGCGGCCGACGCCGAAACTGGTCGTGTTCAGCGAAGATACGTGGCTGCGAATTCGTGCGATGCTTCCGTTCGATTGGGAGATCGGACTGCCGAGAAAGGTGGAGGGCGATGGGCAAGAATCCCGGATCGAAGCAGAGCAGCAAGCCGGTTAGTCGAGCGGGTTTCAGCAAGCCCGCATGTCCGGTGTGTGGGGCGGACACGCGCCGTCTGCGTAAGCCGAAATGGTCGGTCTGCGAGACGGGGCACCGGCTCTACAAACTCAAGGGGAGATAGTTATGAGCGAGCAAGTGCTGAGCATGTACCTGGCCGGCGCGATCCGTGACGGGCGCAAGGAAGACATCGAGTGGCGTGAGCAGGTGATCGACGCTCTCAAGGGTCTGCCTGTCCGCATCATAAACCCGATCGCTGGCAAGACGTACGAAGACGGGAAGTGGACCGTGTCGGGTGTGTCGTCCGGGGCGAAGTTCATCACGAAGCACGATCAGTTCTATGTCCGCCAAGCGGACATCGGGCTGTTCAACTTCCGTGCGCTCAGTCAGGGCTACCCTAACATTGGCACCCTGGTCGAGTTCGGGTGGGCCTCGAACAACGTCAAGCCGACTCTGATCTACGCTATCGTGGACCCCGACTATGCGGGGCACGACAGCAAGAAGATGTACAACCTGCACCCGTTCATCGAGCAGTTCGCGGCACAGGTATTCGACACGACGGAGCAGGCGATCGAATTCCTGAAGCGGCACGTGCCAGTGATGACCGGGCTCGCGCCTTCCTTCCCGGCGTATCGGGCGTGAACTGGTTCATGGTAACGTCGGGGTTGTTGAACCTCGGCGCGGGTGTGTGGGCGGTGCTTCAGAGTCACGACTGGAAGCTAGCGGCGGTCTATACAATGTGGGGCGTGGGCAACATCATCATGGCGAGCAAGGGTTGACATGCGCTACGAATTGCACATGGCGACGGGTGATCATCGGAGCAATGTCGCACTGCACAAGTACGCGCACCCGTGCGTGTGCATCGCGGCCCGGAACGAAGACGGCACGAAGGCTTTCGATCGCAAAGTGTTCGAGGCTAGGTGGTGCGGGCGCAATGGCTCGGCAGTGTATGACTTGAATGCAGGCGGGCGGGCCATGTGGGTAGTCATCGAGGGACCAATCGAAGTGCGAACCGAGAAAGGATGGGAGGAGCTACCGTGACCGACAATCAAGCTGCAATCGACATGGTACAGCGCATTCCAGCGTTCGAGCAGGATTTCACGCTGAACCACTACCAGGACATCATCAAGGCGACCGATCGTCCGGGCTTGGAAAGTTTCGGCGCAGACGGCACCACGCCGCTGTGGTACTACGCGCTCGGGCTCGGTGGTGAGTCGGGGGAGTTCGTGGACAAGGTCAAGAAGGTCTACCGCAACAGCCAAGGTGAGTTGGACTCTTCTGCGACCTTGGCCCTGGCGTATGAGCTAGGCGACGTGCTGTGGTATCTCAGTCGTGCTGCTGCGAAGCTGAATCTGACGCTGGCACAGGTGGCGAAGCTGAACATCTTTAAGCTGTCCGACCGTGCTAAACGTGATGTGATCCGGGGCGAGGGAGACAACCGATGAACAAGTGGGACGCGCGCTTCATGGACATGGCGAAGCTGGTGTCTTCGTTCTCTAAGGACCCAAGCACACAAACGGGCGCGGTCATCGTGGACCCGCGCAATCGGGTTGTGTCGGTGGGCTTCAACGGTTTCCCGCAAGGTATCGCGGATACGCCCGAGCGGCTGAATGATCGTGAGACGAAGTACGCTCTGATCCTGCATTGTGAGCATAACGCTGTCCTGCTCGCGGGCAAGTCGGTCGAGGGGTGCACGCTGTACACGTATCCCTTCGGCTCCTGCACGCGGTGCGCGGTGACAATGATCCAGGCTGGCATCAAGCGTGTAGTCTTCCCGCCATGCCCGGCTGATAAGATGGATCGGTGGGGACCAGACCTGATCAGGGCCGAGAACCTGTACCGTGAGGCTGGCATCGAGGTAGTGCCGCTGTCATGAAGGTCATCTACCTTGTCGGTTCACTTCGCAATCCCAAGGTGCCAGAGCTAGCAGCCGCTCTGCGTGCTGAGGGGTACGACGTGTTCGACGATTGGTTTGCCGCTGGATTTGAGGCAGATTTGTGGTGGCAGAGGTACGAGAAGGCACGCGGTAAGACGTACTCCGAGGCACTCGACGGCTACCCCGCGTGGCACGTGTTCAACTACGACAAGACGCACCTGGACCGTTGCGACGCCACTGTTCTGCTCATGCCAGCGGGGAAGTCGGGACACATGGAGTTTGGTTACGTGATCGGTCAAGGTAAGCCGGGGTTCATTCTATTGCCCGAAGAGCCAGGAGCAGACGCGTCATGGGATGTAATGTATCGGTTTGCGACGAGGGTTGTGTATGACGTGCCGACGCTCGTTATGGAATTGAAGCGTGCCATCGGGTGATCATCGCCGCTGCTACAAGTGCGGCGATGAATTCTTGCTGTTAGACATAGTTCTTGAAGCGGCAGACGGACGCACGTCGCACTGGTGCTACTGTCCGAAAGAGCATTGGGCGTGGTGGGCGAAGTTTCAACAAAAGTACATGGGGAGAAACATGTGACACTTGGCAATATCCTCTCGCACGCTCGTGGCATCGTGACGGCTCGCACTGGCACGCCGATTGTCCATGAAAACGGTTTTATTCAGTTGCCGCTCGACGCTCGGACGCGCCTGCATGTGTGGCCGGACGGCCCGCTGAACCATCAGAAGACAAGCAGTCCGATTCACGACCACCGCTTCGCATTCGAGAGCTACGTGATCAGGGGCATGCTGCAACACATCGAGTATGAGTGGTGGCAGGACAAGACGAAGCCGACGCACCGTCTGCATCAGGTGGTGCAGAAGGTGAACGCCGAAGGTCGAATGGGTTGGGGCATACTAACTGCAACGGACGAGACAGGCTTTGTGAAGATTCACAGTCAGTACAAGCTGGTCGAAGGGGGGAGTGCCTATACGTTCGGGTCGCGGCGTTTTCATGAGAGCATCGGTATCGGGCTGACTGCCACGGTGATGTTCAAGACGAAGAACTACCCGGAGTATACGCCGCGCGTGTTGGCGCCGCTCGGGCAGGTGCCCGACAACGATTTCAGCCGCGAGAGTATGAACGATCCTAAACTGTTGTGGGACTACCTGGAAAGGGCGGTGCGGTGAACACCGCAGTAGGACGCTGGCGGCTGATCGTCCGCGACGCCGGCACGGCCGCCAGCGCGATCGAGAACCTACACCGTTGCCTCGCCAAGATCGAGGAGCGGGCAGAGAAGCTGCCGTTCGTTGACGACGTATGGTTTAATGAAGTGCGCACCGAGTGCTGCCGTGAGCTAGAGCAGGCGAAGCTGAGTCTCGGCAAGGCCCTGGCCTCACTTGATATTGTCGGAAGCCGTGAGCGTCAGTGGTGGGCTCGTGTCCGGAAACGTGTGGAGGCAAAGGATCGCGAGCGACGGCTCAAGCTGGACGCGCCAAATATCTAAAAAAGGCGAAGGCTCGTTGATCCTACTAAGTAGGGGGAGGGACAACGCCATGCAAGTCTTCGCTGAGCAGGGACGCGCACCGATCAAATCCTGGACGGATGGGGTAGAGTTGGACCCTAACGCGCTCGGGCAGCTTCGCAATACGGCCAGCCTACCGTTCATTTTCAAGCACGTAGCCGTTATGCCCGACGTGCACCTGGGTATCGGTGCCACGGTGGGCAGTGTCATACCCACAAAGGGTGCGATCATACCCGCTGCGGTGGGTGTGGACATTGGCTGCGGTATGATCGCGGCCCGGACCCCACTGACGGCGAGCGACCTACCCGACAGCCTCGCGGCACTTCGGACCAACATCGAATGGGCGGTGCCGCACGGGCAGAACCAATACAAGCACGCGGTGGCCCCGATTGGCGAGCAGAACGCAATCATGGATGCGTACAAGATCATCTATGACAGACACAAGGGCTTGCCGAATCCGGGGACCGATTGGGCCGGGAAGATCGTGCGGCAACTAGGGACACTCGGCGGCGGAAACCACTTCATCGAAGTGTGCCTCGACGAAGAGCAGCGTGTGTGGGTGATGTTGCACTCGGGCTCGCGCGGTATCGGCAACAAGATCGGCAGCTACTTCATTGAGCTAGCCCGCAAAGACATGCGACTGCATTTCATCAACCTGCCCGACCGCGACCTAGCGTACCTGAGCGAGGGCACGCAGTATTTCCTCGACTACTGGAACGCGGTGAAGTGGGCGCAGAACTACGCGCTCGTGAACCGTCGCATCATGCTCGAACGTACGCTGGATCAGGTGCAGCGGGCACTGTGGAAGACGTGGGAGACGGAGCCGATGCCGGTAGAGATCGCGGCTAACTGTCACCACAACTACGTGGAGCGCGAGAACCACTTTGGCGAGAACATCCTCGTCACGCGCAAGGGTGCGGTACGCGCCCGCCTGGGTGACATGGGCATCATTCCCGGTAGCATGGGCGTGCGTTCGTACATCGTGCGCGGCCTGGGTAACGCCGAGTCGTTTCAGTCCTGCTCGCACGGAGCGGGACGCCGTATGTCGAGAACCGCCGCACGGAACACATTCAGCGTCGAAGATCACGTGCAGGCGACGGCCGGCGTCGAATGCCGTAAGGACGTGGGTGTGATCGACGAAACGCCGGGGGCCTACAAGGACATCGAAGCGGTCATGGCAGCGCAGACGGACCTGGTCGAGATCGTGCACACGCTCAAAGGTGTGCTGTGTGTGAAGGGTTGATGCTCGGCTGGTATTTCGCGTGGATTGCGCTCATGTCAGTGGTAGGCACGGACGTGATGGGGCCGTACCCGACGCAGGCCGTGTGCATCGCAGCGCGTGATGGCGCGAAGGACTTCGGTGGTGTGACGACGACGCAGTGCACGAACGACGCGCGGTTGTACGATGACATGCTGTTTTGGGAGTTGGAACTGGAAGAGATGATTGCTAACAGTGGAGGGCCGACATGAGCGTAGAGATCAACGAATACACGTCCTGGCACAGCTATCCGGACTCGAACGCACTCGGGCACAAGTATCTGACCGAGCTATTCTTCGATGCCGTGACGGTCGAGGAAAAGGTGGATGGCTCACAGTTCTCGTTCGGCGTGTTCGGTGACTTGCCGAGCGATATGCGTTTCCGCTCAAAGGGCGCGCAGATTTTCGTCACCGATGATGGGCACTCGTCCGAGAAGATGTTCGATAAGGCGGTGCAGTCGGTCATCAAGCGGCAGTACCTTTTGCACGAGGGCTGGACCTACCGTGCCGAGTACCTGCCGAAGCCGAAGGCCGTGACGCTAACGTACGATCGGGTGCCGCGTGACCTGTTCGACAATACGGACGCGTACCTGATCGGTTACGACGTGGAGATTGCCGACGAAGTGTTTCTTAGCCCGGACGAGAAGCGCGAAGAATTTGCGCGTATCGGCCTGGAGTGCGTGCCGTGCTTCATGAACGAAGAGACGATAACGGACATCGAAGCGATCAAGGCACTGCTCGCGGAGACGAGCATCCTGGGCGGGCAATTGATCGAGGGCGTGTGCATCAAGAACTATCACCGCTGTACGCCAGACAAGAAAATCCTGATCGGCAAGTACGTGTCCAAGACGTTCAAGGAATTGCACGGGCGGGATTGGGCAAAGGGAAACCCGAAGTCGGGAGACATCGTGCAGACGATCATAGAAGACATCCGGACTCCGGCTCGGTGGGCGAAGGGGGTTCAGCACCTTCGCGAGGCGGGGAAGTTGACTGACAGCAACCAGGACATCGCGCTTCTGTTTCAGGAGATACCCGCTGACATCAAGAAGGAACTGGAAGGCAGGATCAAGGACGAGTTGTTCAAGTGGGCGTGGCCGAAGATCAGTCGAGGCGCGATGGCTGGTATGCCCGAGTGGTACAAGGAACTGCTCGCGGCGGGCCAGCCGATGCCAGAGGGCCACGAGCCAAAGGGACCGGATTATCAGCCGCAAGGTATGAATCCATATGACCACGCCGAAGAGGGAGGGCAAAGCTGATGGCAAGACACGCGCATCAAGATTGGGGTCTGAACGTCGCGTACACGTACAACGACATACAGTGTGCGCTGCTCATGGACATCCGTGAGATTCTGAACAAGATCGCGGCGAACACGTCGCCGCTGATCTGTTACAACGCTCGGCGCATTCCGACGTTGCTCACGAAGATCGCGAGCAACACGGATCGGTTCAAGTGCCACCATCATCCGCGCTACAAGGCGATACTGCCGCCACGCACGGATTGCAAGGATTGTCGGAGAATGTTTCGAAGGCGCCACGCCTAGAAAGGGGCACTCTATGGCTGAAAGACAGCGCGCAGTGGACAAACTGAAAGAAGGCGAGGGTGACTATCAGTCCGAAGCTAACCTCGAACATCTCGCAACGGGGCAAGGACTCGGCGACCTGGGTGAAGGCTCGGGCGACAACCGCAGGGCTGCGGCGTTCAGCGAGATCAAGGGCCTGTGCCGTACGTGCGTGCACGCGCATATCACGAAGCGCGGGTCGGTCGAGCACACCGAGACGACGATCCGATGCGGCGAGATTGGCAAGGTGATGCCGCCCGACATCATGGAGTGTTCGGCGTACTGGAAGATCGGGCAGATGTCCCTGCGCGACATGCACGAGATCGCGTGGTACGTGGACAACCGCGAGCCGACTGGCGGCGGAGGGTACAGATGAAACGCGGCGATCGTGTGATCCTGACCGACGAGGCAATCAAGTGGGTTGACCTGAAGCACGCGCCCACGGTGAAATCGCGGGTGATCACAGGCACGGTTGTGCGTGTGCTGCATCCCGAGGGGCACCCGAAGAAACCATACTGCATCGTTGTGCTCCGTGACGAGCACAGGATGCCTGAGTCGTGGGCGTATCACTTCTGGCGCCCAACGCGCGGTAAGCTGGTCCGGACATGTGGCCGATCGTGAGATGGCTCGTGTTCGTGTTCGGCGGTATGTGTCTCTTGGGTCTGCTCTTCGGTTGCTCGACGGTCGAACAGATACACGACGTAGACTCCCCGCTCGACGAAGCACATCGGTTCTGATGGACCTGTCGTCTATCGAGGCCGTGAAGGCGAAGGCGGCTCGGGCCAAGGCGCGTCGAGCGCGCACGAGGAGGGAGCAATTTTCAAGCTGTAGCGGCTGCGGACGGTTCGGCCTGGTCCTCAAGAAGAGTTTGTGCTCGGAGTGCATTCGCGTAAATGAAATCATGGAGAGAGACATGGCACAGAAGAAGCTGAGTGGAGGATCATCGCGCGGAGACAAGCTGCCGACCGTGGGCAAGTTGTTCCTGCTCCCGAAGCGCGAAGCGAAGACTCCCGATAAGCCAATCGAGTCACCTAAGCCACAACTCGAAGGCAGAGCACCGCGCCCGCAAGACGGGGAAGAAGTATAGTGCCTTCGCTCGGTGACGGATTCAGCATGGACACAGCGAATGTTTGCCTCTGTGGTCATTGGAGCGCGTCGCATCGTGGTGGTGGTAAGGCAACGTGCGAGGGTATGCGCTGTGGCTGTTACACGTTCAGGCAATTGACCACGGAGAACTGCGGGGTCGGGGTGAACCTGCCCAAGTGCCCGAAGTGCGGGTCAGTGCTCACGGGCCGGACCGTGACGCTCGGAGCGCGCGGTATGACACTGATCGTAGAATGGAAGCACCTGATGGGTAACTCGTGCAAGACGATCGAGCAAGTCAAGATGGACGAAGAAGCGGCAGAGCGGATCAAGGCTGAAGCACGTCAGCGCAACACATTTGGTGACGCCGGGGCGTTCGATGAAGACGAGTTCGAGTACGAGTACACACTGGACGATCCGGTAGGAGCGAAAGCCAAGGCGCGGGCCGTCCCGAAGCCTGAGCCGCCAAAGCCTGAACTGACTGGACGCGCCCCGCTGGCGTTGGAGGAAGAGGTATGACCGAATATGTGAAGATGTACGCGTGGCTCATGCGTCGGGTGTTCAAGACGAAGAATTTTTACGTCGCCTGGGATCGGTCGAAGAGCCCGGCCGGTGAGCATAGGCTGGACGAGTTCGACTTCTGGCTGACGTTCTATCAACTACTCGCATATGACATGGAGGGAGAAAATGGCTGAGCAAGAGATCAAGACTGTGACGTTCAGCGTGGACGTTACCGAGGCTCTGCTGGCGACGATGCAGGGCAGCGACATAGCCCGCGAGAACGTACGGAACATCCTGTACAAGCGGGTCGATGACTTCATCGCCGAGGCCCTGGCGCGGACCTACTCGTCATGATCACCTGGCGTAAGGGCTACAGATCGGTGGGCAACCCGCCACACAGCACGGTCGAAGTCGAGGAGGGGATCATCGAGCGGACTGAGTACGAGACACTGCTCCGCGCGATCGAGATACTAGCGAAGGGTTTGGGCATGAACCCCGAGCACTTGGCTGAAGTTCGAGCACTCGGCAAGGTGGAGCCGAAGCCGACCCCGAAGCGGTATCAGGATCGACCGCATCCGTCAGCCTGTGAGCGGTATGACCCGATCATGATGTGCGATTGCTGGCCGACTCGCATGGAAGCCGAGATTGCTGAGTGGAGGGTACGAGGCTGATGGACACCAACAAACGCCTGAAGCTGATAGACATAGGCTACCGTATCCTGAACACGTGCGGCTCGTGTGTGTCGTTCAGGACGAACGGTGTAATGGGCTCGGGGTTTGGGTCCTGCACGCGCTACCAGTACATGCACCTGAAGCAAGGCAGGAAAGACTTGAGCGTACATCGGTCGGGCACCTGCCCCGAGTTCGAGGCCAAAGCGAGCCTGGAAGGCTTCGAGGAGTTCAGGCGGTGATGGACAGCCGAGAGTGGCAGTTCAAGGACAGATTCATCGCAGCGTTCCTGGCGGGGATGGCGGCAAACCAGTTCGAGCAAGCGTGTCAGGACGGATGGTCAGCAGCCGCCTACAAGCGGATGTTCCCGATCGAGGACGCTGAGCAATTGGCGAATGAAGCCTGGCGACGCTACCGTGACGAGAGCTATCCGGCCCGTAACCTGGTGCCTCGATGATGGGCCGAGGGGTTGGGCGAACCTGTGCGCGCTGTGAGAAGTCGTGGGAAGGCTGAGCGGTCGAGACGACGTGCCCGCGTTGCGGGTACTGCAATGAGCCTGAGTCGCATAGCCCGAGCGACTGCCTGGCCGATCACAGTACCGGGCTGGCTCAAGGGGAGTGGTCGGACGACGGAGCCGAGTATTTCCCTACCCTGGCTGAAATCGAGGCGTCGGTGGGGTTTGCGAAGGGGGTAAATCGGGGCGATTTGGGGGTGCGCTGGCGATATCGGGGGCTCGGGAGTGGTAAGACAGCGGGAAGCCGACCCTCGCCGATCCTGGGGCATCGTAGGCGACGTAGGCACAACACGTGTGTGCTAATCACGTGTTAAGTAGTGTAGGTTCAACGCTGAACACTTACTCAACGTCTGTTGAGTGGTAAAATAAAATGGTAGGGGGGACAAGATGGCAGAGGGCGGCGCGACAGGTAAGGGCTTCAAGAAGGGCAAGAGCGGCAATCCAGGCGGCAAGTTTAAGGCTACGGGTTTGTCGTCACGCACGGAAGAGGCTGTACGCAAGGCTCAAGCCATCGAAGCGTTCGGCAATGCGCTGATGACCGAGACAGCGACTAGCCTGAGCCTGGCCCCGCTGCGCCCGCTGCGCAAGGGTGAGAAGTACACGATCGAAGAGTTGCTGATGTCTCGCCCGTACATGGAAGGTGTGGTCATGCGCATGCGCCTGGGCACGGCGCCTCACCTTGAGAAGTTCGTGTGGGAGCACGTGTTCGGCAAGGCGATTCAAACGCTGAGGATCGAGAAGCCGCCCGAGTCACCTATGGCGAAGGCCATGAAGGAACTGAAGCCCGAGGAAATCAGGGTGCTTGCGCAAGCCGCTGCCCGAGTGATCGAGCTACGCAAAGCAGCAGTGATCGAAGTGAAAGCCTTACCGTCTGCTGATCCTACTAAGTAGGGAGGGCCAAACCATGAGTGACCGACACCTGATCATGAGTGAGATCGAGAAGAGCGATGACGGTCGGCAGACGATTGATCAGACAGCCGACGCCATTGCCCGCATCCTGAGCTTGGGGCCGGAGGATCCGTGCCGAGGTTCGTATGCTCGTGGGTGAGTCGGGCCTGGACAACGCTGACCTGGCTGACGAAATCCTCGATACGTTCGACTTCGACGATGACTTCGAAGACGACGACTACGACGAAGAGGACGACCAGGATTGATGTTCGAGTGGCTGACGGGTGTCTGACCACATTGCTTGGTGACCTGGGCTCAGGTCGCATGGGAGTTCATCACAAGGGGAGGGTTTGATGGGAGTCAAAGGCGTTCTGACATCGAAAATGCGTGAAGCCGCTAAGGGCATCCGTGCCCCTGGACGTGAGAATGGGCCGACACTCGCCAACATGGGCGAGCCGCGTGCTCGCAAGGCGAAGCTGCGCGACGAGACACGCCAGTATACGGTCGAGGCGGTGGACCTGGCTGAGTGGGTGAGCGGTGAGAGCCGCTTCAACGTGGTCGAGATCGTGTACGACAACGCCGAGGATGCCTTCGTGGTGACGCTATCGTCGGCGAAGCAAGCCGAGCAGCCGAGGATAACGAAGCGCGACGCGTTTGTGGACAGAGACACCGAAGCACGGTTGACGAGTGGCCCACAGGTTTCGGATGACGATGCAGGCGACATGGGCACGGCTGACGCGGTGCCTGCTATCGCATCTCGGGGTGAGCGTGACAGATTGCGCAAGCACGTGCGCTCCCGGCGTGAAATCCTGATCGAAGCGCAGAAGCAGGGAAAGCCGGCACCGGCCGCGAGGATCACGCATCGGGAGACGGACGAAGACGATCCGGTTCCGAGCGCGCTTCCGGACCATATCAATCGGTGATGACTGGCCTCGAAGCGCAGATCGAGGTAGCGGTCGGCATCGGCATCAGTGCGCTGACCATTGGGGGTGTGTTTGGGTGGTGCTCGTTCAAGCACCGCATGCAGCCGAGTGGCACGCGCAAGTATGGCATCGTGTACACGTGCCTGAAGAATGCACCGACGTATGACATGGCGGGCAAGTTCCCGCCCGAGTCGCGCATGCCTGACCTGTACTGGCACACGCGTGCAGCGTGGGGTTGCAGAGAAACGTCGCTTGCATGGTGGGGTTGCAAGGAACCGACGCTCTTGCCGCATCCGCTCGTGTACGTGAATAAGGACGGCGAGAGCGTGACCTGTCACTGTGGCAGGCTCGTCGGTCAGTACGTGGTGACTCGCGACGCGCAGAACGTATGGTTCCGCGCCACGGGCGAGCTAAACTGGCTGACGAGTGCAGGGCGTTCGCTGAGCGATGACGAGGCGGCTCTGGTCACCCGCAGGCAGTACGAGGCTGAGTCGATCAGGCTCAGCGGTGGACGCTTTGTGGGACCGAATGAAGAGGGGGCTCGACGATGGGAGCCCACGCCGAAGTTTACAGTCGAGACGGCTGGAATGGCGATGGGAACACGGAAAGTGATACGTTCCGAGCAAGGTGACGTGTATACACAGATCACGTGCACACGGTGTGCGAGGCAGATGTCCGAAGATGAGTTCTATACTCAGCATTTCGTGGGTACGCCCGCGACGCTGAAGTGTGAGTCAGCACTCGGGGGAATGACTACGTGGGAGCGTCTTAACGGTGTGGACCGCAAACGGCCCAAGGCTCCCGATGCGCGCGTGGTCCTGGCTGAAGCGATCGAGGCCGGCGTGCGAGCACCGTTGTCCTTCGATGGGGAAGTGTGATGGGTCAAGGATGTGGCACCACGCGACGCGGACGAGCCTGGACCACGCTGCACGTGTAGGCATACGAAGGCGCGGCATGCGAGTCCGGGATGTCTCGTGTACCTGGAAGACGCGTCTGAGTTCTGTCCATGCGCCGTGTACACGAAGCCTGGCTCACCCAAGGCGAAGGCTAGGGCGAAGACACTAGCCGACTTCTTCCCGGTGCGGGCCAGGCTCGCGTTCGACGAGGAAGTGTGATGGGCAGCATCGAAATACCTTTGACCGCGCTCCGTGAATGGGTGGCTACGGGCAAGAAGATCAGAGAGGTTGCTCCTATGGCAGCGATGACGACGGCAGTGAAGCAAGCGCAGGACCGCGCTATCCGTGTGCGTCGCGTGCAGCAAGTGCAGACTCTTGACGGCCGCGTGATCATGCAGGACTTCGACTTCGAGTCGCCACGGATCATGACGACGAACGGCACCAACCTCGACGTGCCGGTGACGGCGCAGAAGCAGAAGCCGAGCGTGGCGACCGTGATGGCTGACGAGGACTTTAAGCTAGCGTGCCTGGCAGCAGGTGTCGAAATATCCAGGCGGCAGGCGTCGAAGTTCCGCAAGGGACACGGTGCAGCGTTCGCGGCACAGGAGAAGCGTAGGCTGGCAGCACTCGCATATGATCCGACACCTGTGCTCGAAGGACGCGCGCCGAGGCCCCGCGACGGCGAGGAAGTATGAAGTCTGTTGATCCTACTAAGTAGGAAGGGTAAAGCCTATGCCGGGATTTGCTGAGCAATTGGACGAATCGCGCCTGGACGACGTGCTGACCTTCGAGGGCCAGTCGGTGACTCGGCGTGACGCACAAGTGCTCCTGGCGCAGATGGTGCCGGGCTCCGACCTGGTGGACGCCGTCAAGCGGATCGCACGAGCGCGCAACATGGGGTTTTCGCAGTTCGGGAGTGAGTCTCCGATTGTACCCGTTCCGCCACTGTTCGAGCCGATGCCGCTGCCCTATCCTGATAAGCGGGCGCCGCTCGACTTCGACGAGGATGTGTGAACGGTTGAAGTGTCGTGGATACTGAGGGCGGTACGTCAGCGGCCAGACTTCTGGTGTCGGAAACCAGAGGACGGAGGTTCGACTCCTCCCCGCCCTACCATTTCGGTGAGATGTTAAAACGAAGACAGGAGGCGCATATGGGTATGTATGACGATGGTGGCAGTTCAGTGATTCTCGAAACTGCGCCGGACCGTGACGAGCGCAGACGGCGTGAGTACGAGGCGTGGATCGTGGCGAGCCGCAAGCAGGCACGACGCGAGCGCATCTACAAGCGTGTGACCTGGGGCGTAGCTATACTGATCACGCTCGGGTTACTGTTCGGCCTGATGGTCTACGTGAATCAGGCTACTGCGGCACCACCGCCACAGGAGCGCGAGCTACGGCCCAAACCCCGCGCGAGGCAGGGTGTGCCGGTCGAGCAGTCCCCGCGAAGCCTGAAGGCCGCAGAGGCGTACTGCGAGAAGGCGGGCGGATTCTGGTGGGTGGACATGGACCCCGATGGCTTGCCTGGCATGAAGGTCGTCGGGTGCCTCTGGCCTGTGCCAAAGGGGATGAAGTGATGCTGACGCCGGTCATGGAAGGTGGCACGCGGTACAAGGCCGAGCGTGATCTCCGTAAGGCAACGCTGGTCGAAGTGGACAAGCGTATGGCGATGGCGAAGAGTTCGAGCGGCGTTGACAGCGTGGGGCACAGTCTGTATGCGCTGCTCCTGATCGCGCGGCTGCACGAGAGTGTCTATGATGACTGATACCATTGACCTGAACGGTGCAGCCCTGAAACAGGTTGCGCTGGCGTGGTACGAGTACGTGGTGAATGTCGCCGGCTATACCGAAGCCAAGTGGAAGGCAGCCGAGTCGCGCTGTCTGGCCGAGTACCGTACGTTCACGCACAAGGAATGGAACGGTAAGCAGGCGAAGAACATCATTGTCGAGACACAGCGGTGGGTGCTGACCGACAACGGCATTGACCTTTACATCGAGGGACGCAAAAATAGCCTGGCAGGCTAACTTTTGCGTCCCTGAGATACGAGATAGTTCGAGCGGCGGCGTGGCCGAGAGGCATCCTCGCGGGATGGGCTGAGCCTGGCCCCCAAATCCTCGTCGCCGCCAGTTTTCTTTGCGGCTATAGCTCAAGGAAGAGCACGTCCCTCGTAAGGACGGAGATGGTGCCTCGAAACACCTGGCCGCGCCAGTTTGTAGAGGCCCGAGGAGAGACAAGTTCTTGGGAGCAATGGCAGGGCGTAATCTCCCCTGATCCCCTCACTGTTGAAAGGCGGTGCAACATGCGATGAAATAGGGAAAGGCCGAAAGGCTCCGGAAGAAAACTTTGTGAAATGTGGTTTTTATAAAGGTAATAGGCTGAACGAAGGGAGCCCTGCCCGGTGTTTGGGTTAGCGACAGGTGCGGGCGAGGCCGGGAAGATTCTGTGGTAAGCCTGGCGTCACGGCGGGGCATAAGAACGAGGCGACACCCAAGACGCGCCTACTCCCTTCTATTGATCGAGAGGCCGAGCGGGAACGCTGCTCGGGGAATACGGTCAGGCGGTTTGACCCTGACCCCTCGTGACTGTGACGCTGGCCGAGTGGCAAGGCAGCGGGTTGTGGACCCGCGCAGCGGGGTTCGACTCCCCGGCGTCACCCCAATGTGCCGCCTTAGCTCAGTTGGCAGAGCATCGGTTTTGTAAACCGAGGGTCCGTGGTTCGATCCCACGAGGCGGCTCCGTGCGCACGCCCTGCGAGCCGACCGGCAGGGGGAAGGAAGAGTCAGCGGGGAACTTGGTGCAAGCAGGGGAAACGCTGGCGAGGTTGGCGCGCTTCACGTCGGACTGCGACCGACGCTAAGACGACTATTTCGCGGTGGTACCCGTGTGAGCACGGCGCAACGCTGTGTGTCTCGAAGCTACGTGGACCGGGCTGGTCGGTCCCCTACCTCACTCCGGTGTCAGCCAATGGTAGGCTAACGGACTGTTAATCCGTCAATCGTGGTTCGAGTCCACGCACCGGAGCCAAATTCTCTACGTCTGTTGATCCTACTAAGTAGGGAGGACAGCCAAATGGAAAAGGACAGAGGCAGCATGCAGAAGCCGGTATGGGTAACGCTCGGCATGGCGACGCACTTCGGCGTCGGCATCGCGGCTGGCAAGGCGTTCGGATTCTGGTGGGGCGTGTTTTACGGTGCCTTTGCCGAGACGTGGCTGGTCTATCGGCTCGCCGCGTGGATACTCGCATGATCAACATTCTGTGCATGATGTTGGCCTTGCGGTATTCATGATCGCCATTTCGGTTGCGCCTGGTGAGTAAGCGTTTCCGTTGGCGCATGGACAAGCAGTGCGACAACTGCCCCTTCGCCTCGAAGGGTGCGGGGCTTGCGCTGCGCCGGTCACTCAAGCCTGGCCGATGGGCTGAGATCACACAGTCAATCAGAGACGGCGCACCGTTCCATTGTCACAAGACGACTCAGGACATGGTCGAGGATGACGACGGCGACGTGCTCGACGTGGGCGCGAAGGCACTCATGTGCGCCGGGGCACTCGCCTACGCTGAGAAGCGCGGCGTGTCGAGCCAACTGCAACGGGTGTGCGAGCGGCTGGACTCCATGAGGAAGAGAGTGTGATGGGCGCGGCCAAGCAGAAGGCACTCGCACTCGCGGAGGGCCGCACATACATCGAAGTCAAGGACATGCGCGGGCTGATGTTCCCGGTCACTGAGACTCCCGAGGGCGACTTGCTCGTGACGGACGGGCTGTACAAAGGCTTCAAAATTCGCACAAAGGGAGGCGCATCATGAAACTAGCAATCATCGCGGTGGGAACTGTGGTGGTATTCTTGGCGCAGCTTGCTCTGCTGGCCGGGGCAATATACGTTGTAGTTCACTTCGCCGTGAAGTTCTGGTGATGCAAGCCTTTGCCAAGCAAGTCAGTGTGTGGGGTGAGGAGTTCGAGGCGGTAGCAAAAGCCCTCAAGGACAAGGGCAAGCCGCAAGGTCGCATGCAGACCTGGTACTGCCACGAAGACAAGGGCTTTCATAACCTGCTCGGCAAGGTTGGTTGTGGCACATGCGCATTCTACGAAGAGCGGGTCGAATTGGACGAACCTAAACAGGAGGGAACATCATGAGAAATCTGTTGCTCGCGCTACTGTCGGTGGTTTTTCTGGTCGGATGTCAGAGCGATGCGGACATCGCGTCGTACAACACGTCCAAGGCTGCGGACATGTTCGAGGTTGAACGCCGCGTGATCTTCTACAACGGCATCACTGGCGAGTACATCCTCGTCATCGAGGGTCGGTGCTCGCTCGGCAACAACGACACGGCACTCCGTATGAGTGTCACGTGCAAGACCGGAGATGGTGCGTACAAGAAACATTTCCTCGGCCTGTCCGACAACGTGACGTTTTTCGTCGAGCAGGTGGAGTCGAAGAAGGTGGGCGCGTACCACTATCGGGTGATCTTCAAGCCACAGACCGTTATCCCGGACATCGACGTGCGGATTGAGAGATGATCAAGCGGTGGCGCGAGCGTGACGCATGGGCGCAGTGGCACTTTGGCCTGGTCGTATGGGCCAGTCCAGAGCGATCGTGGGGTATCCGTGCGTGGTTCGGTCCGTGGTCGTGGGTAGTGAAGCGGGTGCCCCGTGGTCGGTAAGACAGGCAAGGCACGACTCGAAGCCGCGATGAAACGGGTGTTCTCGGCTGTGCTCGACTACGACGGCGTTCGACCCGAGTTCGTCACGCTGCGGCAGGACGACATGGAGGCCCTGTTGATTGTGTTCAAAGAGAAGGCGATGGTCCTGGTCACTGCGCCCGATATGCACCCGGAGCAGCGGTGATGTCGGCGCCAGTGAACACGCCGAAGACGGGGCAGATAGTCTACAAGAACTACACGCCCGCTGTCGTGGGCACGATCATCGCGGTGCTGAGCGAAGGTGATGACGATGCCCGTTGGCCCCGCGTCCAGGTGAAGTGGGACAACAAGAAGCGCGGGACGACCGAGGAGACGACGCTCGGCCTGGCAGACTACGAAAGCCTGGTCGAGGAGCACGAGCGCAAGGCGAAGAATCATCGAGCGACCCTGGCCCGGATTCAGCGTGAGCGGGTGCGTGAGGTACTGGCGACAACGGATGGCCTGAGCCGGTTGGTTCAGGAGAAAATGGGGAGGGCATAATGCCAATGTATAGCATCGAGTTTGGGTTCGATGATGACATTTCGTTTGCCAAGGAGATCGTTGCTGACTCCTTCGAGGATGCGCTGAAGAAGGCGCGTGACATGTCCACCAGGAAGTTGCTGGCGAAGGACGTGGAGTGGTTCGACGGGCACGCGATTGTCAAGGGGGTGCACCTGCGATGATCACGTACAGAATCGTGTCTGGCGACATGGACGAGAAAGTGAAGGCAGAGAGTTACGAGGAGGCATTCGCCAAGGCACTCGACGCTGCTGAACGTAAAGGCAAGGCGAAGAATCTCGGGTTGCTGTTCGAGATAATCGTCAAGGGCGAGCCAACACGATACGCGGACACAAGCAAGCAACTGAAACAAATGGGGAGGATGGAATGATCTACACATTCAGCCGTGAGATGGTCGAGTTCGGGTTGGACCTGACTGAGCCGTACGCTCTGATCAGCATTTCGACTCCAGCCGTGTACGGGCCAAAGGGAAATGCACAAGGCTTCAACATGGACGATCATGCTGCCGCCCTGCCAGCAGACGAGTTCCGTCTGGACATTCTGCGGCTGGCGTTTTGGGACGTGGATGAAAGCGATCTCAGGAGCCTGGGGAGCGACAAGTGGCAGGCACAGGTGCGGCTGTACTCGCCCGAGGATGCGCGCAGGGTTGCGGCGTTTGTGCGGGCCTGGGCGGTCAACCTGGTCATTCACTGTGATGCCGGTATCAGCCGCTCGCAGGGTATGGCGGCTGCGATCAGTGATCATCTGGACGTGCCTGTGAAGCACTCGACGCCGGGTATGCCCAACCGTCACGTGTACCGCATAACCTGGGAAGCCCTGCGACCGCGTGTGCTGTCATCGAAGCTGGCTCCGAATTCGCCCGCGCTCGTGCCGTTCAAGTACGAAGACGCACCTGTCATCCCGCAGACGCGTCCGCTGAGAGAGTCAACTCGCCGAGACCCGTACAAGATCAGATTCACGAAGGACGGCGCGGTCGAGAGGTACGAGCGACAAGACAAGGGGGTAAAGGTGGTAAAATAAAAGAGACATGCGGCTGATCAATCAGCTTGACCCGATTCAATCTGTCGAGGAGAGCCCGGACGAAATCCTCACGCTCGGGTGTCAGAACGATCTTGAGACGTTTGTCGAATTCGCCTGGCCTACCGTCGTTCGTGCCGCGAAGTTTCAGAACAACTGGCATATCGGGGCAATCTGCGAACACTTGACCGCGCTCTACAAGTTGGATTTCAAGAACCTCCTGATCAACGTCCCGCCCCGGTTCGGCAAGTCGGTCATCTCGTCGGTGATGTTCCCTGCGTGGCTGTGGCTTCAGGACCCGAAGCTGCGCATGCTCTACTCGTCCTACTCACAACCGCTCGCGACGCGTGACTCGCTGTACACGCGGCAATTGATTCAGAGTCCGTGGTATCAGGGGCAGTGGGCAGATCGCTTTACGATTGCCGGCGATCAGAACGAGAAAATGCGCTTCGAGAACACCGACAAGGGCTATCGGCTCGCCACGTCGGTTGCGGGTGCCAACACTGGAGAGGGTGGCGACCTGATCGTCTGCGACGACCCACACAACGTGGCCGAGGCTGAGTCAGACCTGAAACGGGAAGAGGCCGTACGGTGGTGGAACGAAGTCATGAGCACCCGAGGCAACGACCCACGCACCGCTCGACGCGTGGTCATCGCGCAGCGCGCCCACTTCGCCGATCTGTCACAGGACATCCTGGACAAGGGCGAGTACGTGCACTTGAATCTGGCGATGGAGTTCGAGAAGGGTGCAAAGCTAATCAGCGTCCCCTCGGGGGTGCAATGGCTGCCAACCGAGGTAGACGAACGCGTAGAAGACGGCGAGTTACTGTGGCCGGCGCGCTACGATACTGCGTGGGTTGCAGCGCAGAAGATCGCGATGGGCAGCTACGCCTACGCTGCGCAGTTCCAACAGCGTCCGACCCCGCGTACGGGCGGCATGTTCAGCCGCGACAAGATCGTCATTGATACCCTGCCCCTGGAGCTACGCCTGGAAAAGGGATGGGACGACGCGGTGTGGTCCTGGGATATGTCGTTCAAAGACTTGGCGGACTCAGACTATGTGGTCGGTCAGTGCTGGATTCGAAAAGGCGGCATGTTCTACCTGATCCACCAGACACGAGCGCGTATGGCGTTCTCAGCCACGAAGGCGGCTGTGCGCACGACCCGAGCGAAGTTCACGAGGATCACCCGTATCCTCGTCGAGGACAAGGCGAACGGCACCGCCGTGATTGATGACCTGCGTACGACCATCCCTGGCCTGACCCCTGTCGAGCCGATGGGCGGCAAGGAAAGCCGAGCGTCCACGGTCGAGCCGCTGTGGGAGTCGGGCTGTATCGTCCTGCCGATGGGCGCCCCGTGGGTAGAGGACTTCATTCAGGAGTGCGCTGAGTTCCCTCGGGGAGCCTACGACGACCAGGTGGACGCTATGTCACAGGCCCTTGTGTGGCTCTTAAACCGATACAACATGCCGGGCGGGGCGTCGGTCGGTAGCTTCACGAAAAGCACGCTCCCCTGGCAGCGAGGCCCACAACAGGGGTACAAGGACCCCCGAGGCGAGTGATCGGCAGAATGTCACTGTTCTGTTGATCCTACTAAGTAGGGGGAGTCTTATGGGTGTAAGCGACGGCGGTGAGGGGTGGGTGTTTCAGGCTCCTTGGGCGCCTTGGGATGCCGCGCAGCCGAAGCCAACCACGCGCCAGCCGATCGACCAGGACATGTGCAAGTGCGGACACGCATACCCCGAGCACAAAGCCAACGGGTGCAGCTTCCGCGAGACGGTGTTTGCGGACATTGCGCGGAACGGTCCTTCGGGGCCGCAGTGCGAGTGCAAGAAGTTCGAGTTCCGGTACGGGACGGACATGGCCCGTCTGGAAAAGGTGATGAAGGACATCATGGCCTTGACGTTGGCGAAGCAGGACGTGACGTTGCAGGACATCGAGAACATTTTGCGCCCGGTGCTTGTGGGAGAGCCGAAGCCGATTTACGTGGATCGACCCGTGCCAGCGCCGGCTGAGCCAGTGCAGAAGGTGGTCGATCGGTTGTTCTCGGTCAAGCCGACACTCGAAGGACGCGCATCGTTTAACCTGGACGAAGAGGTATGAACGACACGACGCGGCAGCATCCGAAGCACAGGGTCCTGGCCGAGGTTCAAGGCTGTAGCAAGTGCATGGAGCGGTTTTGGACTGCGATAGAGAAACTAAAGAGGCTGGACGCAAAGGACAAGCAATGCTAACACTTCAGGTGTGGAACGTGAGTGATCTTGCCCCGGTGTCAGACTACCACTACGCGGTGTACATCGGACGCGAGCGCATCGCGACGGGCTCAGTCAACGGGCATCGACGCGATGATGGTTGGCCTGCACTCGTCAAGCAGATTGCCGAGGCGCACACCAAGGCGTGTCTGCCGAAGACACCTGCCGCTGAGTGGTTCGAGGCTTTCGTCAAGGCTGAGCCGCTCGCCTGCGGGCTTCTACGCGAGCGCGATGGTGCAATCTGCTGCAAGCCGAAGAGCATCTACCCGGACGGCACGCACCGGCACAAGTTCGTCAAGATCAGGCCGGCATGAGTACCTCACGCTGTCCGTGCAGAGAGACAGGGTGCACTCGGATTGTGAAGTTGTATCTCGAAGGTAGGCTGACTGACGATCAAGCAATCAATCTGCATCGTTTACCAGTGACCTTGCGAGAGATGATCACACCGGATGACGGCATGCGGGTACGCAACGTAGTGTTTGATGAAGACTTGGAGAAACAAGTCAAGGAATACGAGCAGGCGTTGCGCGAGCGCGTCGAGGAAGGCACGAAGTGATATTATATCATGATCATCGGCCGGGTGCCCGCGTGGCTCTGTCGGTGGCTTCATCGAAGGCACCGTGTCATGGAGCCGTTCGACGAATTTGGTGCAATGTGGTGCGAGCACTGTCGGGTGAGACGATGGCCGCGATCTGTGTCAACATCTTCGTCCTCTTGCTCGTCCTGCTACACACGATGCGCGCATTGCAACAAGCCACGTGCGTGATAGGAGGGGCGGACCTATTTCAATGTCTGAGATGAAACCGTTCTCCGTGTCCGTGACCATGCGACCCGAGTCACCGCTGAAGCAGATCATCCTGCACGGTGCGGTGATGGAAACAGGCTTTGCTGCGCAGGGGCTCATGTACTGGATCAGGACGGACGAGGGAAAGACGTACCGTTACCCGGTGGATCAAATCACGAGCATCATAGAGGATCGTTCGTGATGCCAAACGACCCAAACGACACCACGAGCGTGTTCATTCCACGGACGCCGTCCATTCCAGACTCGCCAGACTTGTCACGGACGCACTGCTATGGTTGTGACCCCGCGCCGGACCCGAAGCTGATTCTACGCCCGTTCCCGTGCATACTGCATAGCAAGAAAGTGGAGGGCACGGACGACGAGGCAGCTACGACAAGTGACGGGATACCGTCTGGCTCTGGAGCAGCAGACGGAAACGAATCCAACCGAGCAGCGTGTGAGATCGTTCACAGGGAGAGGAAAGCACATGACGACGAATAAGGACTACACTGAGCACACCTGTTACTTCAACACGGCGGGGTACTGCCCGACATGTGGGACACGTGTTGCCATTCCGCAACCGAGTACAACCGCGCCGGAGCCTGTGTTGATTCTCACACCATTCACCCTGCCAGTGCCGCCCGTCGTTGTGATTGATTTCCTGCCTGAGCCACCGAAGGCTGGTAAGGACCCGATCGAAGTAGTTCGCGAGTACCACATGGGCGAGAAGGGCCGCGACAAGATCAACGGCGGCTCGCCTGTGGGACCGGGCTTTGTAGTGTTCGAGCGCGCGGCTGGTGAGTACGGCTACGATGTGAAGATGGCGAAGGCATCTATTGGGCCAGGCTGGCAGCATCTCGTGCAAGCACTCTTCGACCACGTCGAGCACGACAAGAAGTGGAATCCAAAGTCGGGCTTTGCGCACCTGGTCGTCACTCAGGTGAAAGAGAAGTTCGGCGACCTACGCATCTACTTCCACACGAAAGGTGCAGGGCAAGGCGGGTACGACCGTGTCGAGGGCTTCGTGGACGCGCTCTGTGCCATCTCGCGGCGGACGTGCGAAGCGTGCGGGGCTCGGGGTCGGACTCGCAACGACCGAGGATGGATACTGACGCTCTGTGACGTGTGCGACGGCAAGGACCGGAACGAGCTACGCACCCTCTTCGAGACGGAGCAGACCGCGTGCTAGCCTGGTGGTGGGATTGCATCGACTACTGGTTTTACTCCCTCGGGCTCAAGCTGCGCGGCCGGTGGTGCTATGACTGCGAGGCTCCCGTTTTCTGCTGCGCGTGTTCGAAGGGGAATTAGTGCATTTCGTTGATCCTACTAAGTAGGGAGGGTGACAAATGGACACTTTGATACTGGTAATCGACAAGTCGTTGGCGTACCTGACGAAACCACGGCTACGTCCCGAGTGCATGATCGAAAGCCCCGATAAGTTCGAACGCGAGGCCGAGTTACGGGAGCAGCGGGAGCTGGTCAAAATCGTGACGCCGAGCGAGTCGGACTCGTCGTACTAACATGGACCCACACGACGGCAGCATGGCCGAGATTCCGGAATTGTACGCGGTGGCGGACCCGGATACGAACGTGACACAGCCAACCCGCGCCGAGCGCGAAGCAGCGTACAACCCTGGCCCGCCGAGCACGAGCCGCAAGGCACGCCGCAAGATCGGCGCTAGGGACGCTCGACCGATGGTCAACAAGACGATCAAGCCGAGCAAGCGGAAGTCTCGGCGCAAGGCTGACAACAAGCGACGCCGGGCAATCGGTGCACGTGGAGCGAAGACGAACAGCATTCGCTCAGGGAGGAACTGACATGACAATCGAGAAAGACACAGCACTAGGCGGCGGACTGTACGCGATCATGGTCGAGCAGGCGGCGCAACTGATCGAGCCCGACGACACGATCCACGACAACCCCGAGTACATCCGAGGCATGTGTGAGTTGATCGCGTCGGCGTTCCCGCGTCGCGGCATGTACACGGCCGAGACAGCGAAGATGGTCGCAGGCGACATGGGCATCAAGCAGGACATCTACGTGGCGTGCGACAAGTGGCGCGAAGACAACGTGCTAGACGAAGTCGAGCCCCGAGATGACTTGGCCTACGGGCCGGATGGTGGGCTGTGATGCGCTGGAGTGTGTTCCTGTGCGCGCTCTTGATGCTCGCGGTTTCTCCAGTGTTCGCAGCCTGTCCGATCTCGTGCGTAGCGTCGTGGAGTGAGCCGACGACCAACACAGACGGCTCGCCTCTGACTGACCTGGCAGGCTACCGTGTGTATGTGGATGGCATCGTGACGGTGGACACCCCTGCTCCGAGCGCGGCTCCGATCCCTGGGTCTAGGATCGACGCTATCCTGCCGTCGCTGGCAGTGGGTACTCATGGTGTTGATGTGACTGCGTACGATCTGACTTTTAACGAGTCAGTGCACAGTATGTCGGTGCTCGTTACCGTGGCCCCACCGTCATCGGACGTTACCGCTCCAACGGTGCAGATCGGTACAATCACGCCGAATCGCTCGAAGCGAACGGTTGTGGTATCGGCGACTGACGAAACGGCTCTGGCCCGAGTCGAGATTACTGTCAACGGAACCACGACAGTGTATCTCATGAACAGCATGACATGG